TTACTTCTGGAGTAACATCATTTGTAACTGGATTTAATTTATATGAGGGGTCAATAAGATCCCCTACACAAGCCATTAATTCCTTATCCATGATTAGCAAATTCTCCATGAAGTTGTTCTCTTAATTTTTTTACAGCAATTTCAGCTTCTTTAATATCTATAAAACACCCTAAATAAAGTTTTTTACCTTCAAATGTTAAACGTGCTTCCCATTTTTTATTTCCCTTATTCCAAGAAACTCCCTTAACCCCTGATGTATTAGATTTAGTAATTCCTTTATTACGTTGTTGTTGGTTTTGATCAGCCTCTCTAAGATTTTCTATTCTATTATCATTCTTATTTTTTATATGATCAACAGTCAGGGGAAATTTAGGAAGATATCCATTATGATACAAAAATATAATCCTATGTGCTCGCCAACTCTTACCTAAAATACTAACCCTAACATATCCAGAATAATTATCAACACAACCTGCAACTTTCCCAATTAAATTTTTATTTTTAGGATGGTATTTCCAAATAAGATTTCCATCTTCTCTATATTCAAACAATTCTCTTACTATTTTCTGTGTTAATTCGCCCATACGTCTTTCCACCCTCCAGATAATGCACCTTTAGCATATGCCGTTGCTCTATTTTCAAAAAAATTAGTATGCTGTGGTGCTGAAACCATTTCATCAACCCAAGTCAAAGGATTCTTCTTAACTTTATATATTCCCTTTAATCCCATAGAAATCAATCTACGATCACAAATATATCGAATATAGTTTTTAAGATCATTAATATCTAATCCTTCACACTCTCCCATTTTATAACAAACTTCAATAAAGGAATCTTCAAGTTCTACCATCTTTTCTGCAATAGTATACAATTCAGATTTAAGTTCGTCTTTCCAAATATCTCTATTCTCTTCAATAAACTTTCTAAATACTTTAATCATTGCTTCACAATGTAGTTGTTCATCAAGAATAGACCAAGAAATAATTTGTCCCATACCTTTCATCTTTCCTCTGCGTGGAAAGTTTAGAAGCATTACAAAAGAACTGAATAATTGCATTCCTTCTGTAAATGCTGAGAATAATGCCATCTGTTGAGCGATATGATTTTCATCTAGTTTTGAAAACTGTTCTATATACTCATGCTTATTCTTCATTTCCTCATATTCCATGAATTCAGCATATGTAGCTTCAGGCATTCCTAAAGTTTCAATTAGATGAGAATATGCAGCAATATGAACTGCTTCTCTAGCAGCAAAACCAAGAAGCATCATTCTTAATTCTGGTTGTTTCAAAACAGGGAGATAATTATTTACATATCCTCCAGCAACATCAATATCTGATTGAGTAAAGAAACGGAAGATATTAGTGAGAAAATACTTTTCTTCTTTAGTTAGTGCATTTTGCCAATCTTTAATATCTTGAACGAGTTCTACTTCTGTATGTAGCCAATGCATCTTTTCATGCATTAACCAATAATCATAAAACTCTGGATAACTAAAAGGTTTAAATGTAGTTCTAGAATCTGTTAGTTTTAATTTATTTTTAGCCATATCAATCCTTATTATTAGTATCTTTAAATTCTTCTTTCAGATCTTGAATCAAAGTTCTTATGTTTGTTCCAAGATACATATACGTCTTTCCATATTCTAATTCAAATTCAGTTAAACATCTTTTTAAGATAGATTTTAATCTTTGTTCTTCAGTTATCATATCACACATCCATATTTTTCATATTAATCTCTAATATATATTCATCAAAGAATATTTCCACAATTACGAATGACATGCAATGCAATCATCACCGTTAATAATATCATTAAGGTTAATTTCTTCAATTATTTGTCTTTCTATCTGTCTTGATACTTTATCTGCCTTCTTTAAACTATCTGATCTGCAATAATATAATGTAGGAAGTTTATGTTTCCAAGCCATAAAATGAATAGCATGTAAATATTTAATATGAGAATCCGGTCTAAAGAATAGATTTACTGATTGTGTTTGATCAATAAACTTTTGTCTATCAGAAGCAAGTTCTACTACCCATCTTTGATCAATTTCCATAGCAGTTTTAAATACTTCTTTTTCATCTTCTGAAAAGATGTCCATATGTTGGATTGAACCATCATTAGAAATAATATCCAACCATACATCATCATAACTTATTTTTGCATTTTTTTCAAGCTTTTCTTTAATCAATCCGTCTAATACATGATTTTTATTTAGGTGTGAACCTGACATTGTATCTTGACGATAAGCATTGGCTCTAATAGGTTCAATGGAAGGACTAATATTACCCATAATAATAGAAGTAGAAGCTGTTGGAGCAATAGCCATTACATGACTAAATCTCTTATAACCTTTACCACCACCAGAAATATAATCCATACAACTTCCTCTTTCTTCTCCGATTTCACTATTAGCAATATCTAAATGATCTCTAATATTCTTGAATATTTGCATATTCCTAGATTTAGCTAAAGCTGATTCAAAAGGAATATTATTTTGTTGTAAGTATGTATGGAATCCTAATACACCAACACCAATAGCTCTTTCCATAGCTGCCGAATAAGAAGCTCTTGAAATAGCATCTGGAGCCTTAGAAATAAATTTACTTAAAACATTATCAAGCATTTCTGCAATATCTTTGAAGAATTGATAATTATCTTTATATTCGTCATAATATCTTAAATTAACAGAAGATAAACAACAAACAGCAGTTCTTTTAGAATCTGTAGGTAGAAGGATTTCAGTACAGATATTACTTTGTTTAATTGATAATCCTAGATTCTTTTGAAACTCTGGCATTTGTTCATTAGCAGTATCAATGAACAACAAAAATGGTTCTCCATTTTGCATTCTCATTTCAATAATCTTCTGCCACAATTCTTTTGCAGATACTGTTTGTTTAATATTATTAGGATTATGATGATCAAATAAATCCCAAGAATCATCAAAATTAGGATCAATCATACATTGTTCAATAATACTCATAAACTTATCAGTTAGAATAATACCATGATGTAAATTTAAACACTTTACATTTTGATCACCAGTAGGTTTCCTCATTTCCAAAAACATAAGAACATCAGGATGATCTATTTTCAAATATGCTGCATAAGAACCTCTACGAGTTTCTCCTTGACGATAAGCAAGACAAGAAGCATCATATATCTTTAGATGAGGCATTACTCCAACCGACTTATCATCAGCAGAACGAATATCGACACCAATACCAACTCCTCCACCTAGCATAGAAAGAGTATTTACTTCAGAAAGAGTATCTACAAGACCGGAAGAAGAATCTTGCATATATGAAAGAAAACATGAAATAGGAAGACCGTTCTTAGATTTACCATAAGATAAAATAGGAGTAGCAAAAGATAACCAATGTTTAGAAGAATAGTCATATAATCGTTGTGCATGTTCTTTATTAGTAGCAAAAGAATTAGCAACAAAAGCAAATCTTTGTTGTGGAGATTGCTCTTCTTCTTTCATATAAGATTCTTTTAATCTTTTAATTCCAAGTGAATCAAATAAATTATCTCTCTCTGGTTCTATGTTAATTCCTAGATATTCCATATTTTATCCTTTATTATTTAAGCTAAATTGTGTTTTTGTAAAATTGACTTTATATCCGCTGGAGAAAATGTACTAGGTTTTTGAATCTTTCCAAATTCATTTTTAATAACCTTTCCATTTTCTGAAATCTTACTCATATTACTACGAGATACTTCATCCCAAACTTCTTGTAATGGTATATTTAGTGTTTTTGCTAGAATGACTAATTCTTTCAATAGTGTAATTACAGAATATTCTATGTAATCCTTATTTTGTAAGTTATACTCTAATCTAACTTTTACATATTCTTCAATAATATAGCATACTGTTAATCCTACATCATTTGGTTCAGATTCTGCAAAATCTATCCACTCTTTAACATTTTGCCAAATTTTTATCAAATCTAATTCTAGACTGATACAAAAGCCTTCAATAACCCAGATTGAATCAGCAATACCATCAGCAATACCAACAATATTATTTAGATCATATTCTTTAATGGTTTCATGAATAACTTCTTCGGTAATCAATCTCATATAAAGATTTGATTGAAAACTAAATCCATATTCTACTTGATCACCAGCCACCATAAAATCTCTAACGTCATTTCTAGTATTAATCATATATAATCTCACTTGTTAAATTTATGTTCGATATCTGCTCTATGTTGTTTCCAACCTCTAAAATTCTTATTAAATTTAGTATCTTTTGTTGGAGTTGCTTGATGTTCAGTAGGACTAGCATGAATTGGAATAGACCCAACTAAATCTTCATATAATTTAAAATCTTTTTCTTTACTAGGAACCTTTCCATCATGAGTAAGATAACTCACCCTAGCACATCTAGAAGATGACATTTTAATACAATCATCCAAAGGGTAATCTATAAATTCTATGTCAGTTACATATGGTAAGTGCCATTCTCCATATTTTAACTTATCAGGAATATTTCTAAGATAAATTTCTAGCATTAGATCTGCAAGAACTTTAATTTCAGGTTGTGCATCTTTATGACAACGAAGTTGAAAAAAATTTTCCCATTCAGTAGATGTTACAATAGTCTTAGTATACATCCAAGGTTCAATTATTCTATTAGCAATCTGTTTATGTAATCCTAACTTACACAAAAGATATGCAAAAGAAACCGCACTAATGGAAGCAACTTTCCATAAAATTTTACACAACAAAAGATTAATACCAGAAACTTCTTCTGTTGCTTGCATTCCTGATTTATTCTTTCCCCAAAAAACAGGAATTACTGGATCTGAAATGATATCCTTAATAAGGCGCAATACAGGAATTGCTCTACTTGAAGCAGAATTTCTAGAAAATACTCTGTGAGTATTAAATTCTGCTAAGATAAATCTAGGATATTTCAATTCAAATGTAGTCAGCCTAATACCTTTAGGTGAAACACTATCTAAAATAATTTTAACTTCAATCATTCATAACTCCATATTTCATTTTTATAATCTTCATCCCAATAGGAATAGTATTTAGTATTACTCAAAGCCTTCCTAGCTTCCTTTAGCGATTTTCTATTTTGAATAAGAATAACAGGATATTCTCCATTTCCTGTATACATCCCACAAATATATCCTTTTTTGTCAGGATGATCTTTAAGAAATAGATATTTCTCAAATTTACCGTTATACTGATCTATAATATCCTTTAAACAAGAATCAGTCAATATTTTTATAGAGTCTACTAGAATATATAACTCAAAGTCTTTTTCAACTATTTCTTTTATTTGACTATCAAGATCTATAGCAATAACATCAACAAAAAAGTTTTTATCTAATTTAGCACTTTTTGCAAAAGGACATATAGGCATCCCATCTAATTCTACTCTTGATTTTGATACTTTTTCTTGCCATTGTTTTACAAAATGACTTAACACTTTTTCCATTTATTAAATTCCATCTTTGCTCTTAATCCATCGTATGTATGAGTATCTATAATTCTATAAATTTCAGGTTTTGAGAATCCATTCAAAATAGCATCATTAATATCCTTAGCTTTAAAGGATTCTGGAAACAAACAAATTTTAAATCCATTGTCAATAGATTTTTGTATCTGTTTTACAATTTGAGGATTTCTAGGCTCGTTATCATAAACAAGAATTATTTTATCTTTCCCAAGAAATTCAGCAATCATTAAGTTGGAATCTGCTGTAGCTACAGCATTATTTAGAAATAATGAGTCGATTGGACCTTCAGTAACATATATCTTTTTAGTATGATCTAATTTATCAACACCAAATATCTTTAACTCCTCATCATATAACTTTATTGTTATATATCTAATACTACTACCGTTTAGAGATCTACCTTGAATTGCAAAAACTTTTTTATGTTTATCTCTAAATGGAATGATAAGTCTAGGATCATTATCCATTAAAGTTTTATCATAATCTGGTTTAAATTCAGAGATAAAACTCTTAAAATCTTCCGCATAGAATAAATCCTTATGACTTCCTTTAGGAATCTTTCTACTAAGAACATATTCTTTAGCAATGTTATCATCTGGAAGACTAGATATTGAAGGTAAATTTATTTTACCTACTTCTAGTACAGTAGTTTCAAATACAGGAGCTTTGAAACTATATTCAGTTACAGGATCTTTTCTATAATTTCCTGAAGAGGTTTCTTTGAAAACTTCGAGAGAATAATCTCTACATAATGAATTATCTACCTTGGATATAAAATTATACATATTATATCCTTCATTACAATTATGACATCTATATAAGAAATCAGTTCCCTTTCTATAGATATATCCTCTGGATTTTATTTTATTCTTTTTTGAATCGTTGCAGAAAGGACACCTAAATTGAAATAGGTCTTCTTTCTTTTGTTTGAAGTTCACGAGTTTATTAGAAAGAAGTAACAGATACTTCCTGTCAATCCACACAGCCATAGAAGTTCCCTAATTATAATGTAAAAATACATTATAAACTAAAAGAGACTAATTGTCAAATTTTAGTGCATCAATTTGAATGATCTTGAACAAATCCCATCAGCATCTTCTTCGATGCATCCTGTCCATGTTGAGGGGTAAGATATTACTATAGTTTTATCTACATTAAAAACTCTATTGATTTGTATAGGAACAATATCATTAATACTACAATTAGAATTTATTTCACAAATATTTAACTTTATTATGCCAAAAAATCCATCTATCTTGACAAAATCAATTATCTTGAAGTGGATTTCTTTTTTTGATTCTGGAGTTTTTAATTCCATTACTAGGATATCACCTTGTTCATCAGCATTCTTAATCCATATTAAAATATCTCCAGCAGATGATCTCCATTTACCTTCTATATATTTAACTAATCTATCATTAGTTTCATTTCTTACCATTTCTAAATCAACATCATGATAAAGATAATTAGAAGATGTTGAAGCATCTAAAATTAAATGCTTAGGGAGAATATAATTCCATCCCAAAATTCCAAAAAAACCAATTAAAATTCCAATTATTAAAAATATAACTTGAGTTTTTACCAAACAAGTTTTCTTAGAAAAATTTTGTTCTGGAGGAGATACTATCATTTTTTTCCACCTTTATTGTATTCGTCAACTACTTTTTTAGCAATCTCATCCAATTCTCCCTTGTCTGTAGATGGTCCTTTTATAACTACATTATTCCATATCAATGCTAAGAATGCTGTTAATATAAATGCCAGTAAGCTCATAAACATTTTCTTTATGAGCAATAGTTCTGGTAATTCCATTTTTATAGAACTTATTTCCTTTTCTAAAGTTTCTAATTGTGGTTCTATAACAGAAACATCTCTTATATGTCTTATTTCATCTTTTAGCTTTTCTAATCTATTATACAAATCAGTAACTTCAGTGTTCAATCTATCATTAGACCTTTGAGAATCTAACAACTGCTTCTCTAAAACCATTATTCTAGCAAGCATTTCAGCTTGTTCTTTAGTTGTGGTTTGTTGTGTCATTTATTTTTATTCTCTTTATTAATATTTTTATTACTGACATAATAAAGAAATAATACATTTATATTATTTGAAGTCTCTTAACTTATAAATTGTTGAATTAATTAAACCAGTAATTTCATCAACGATATTCTGAAGTTCAGAATCATCTGTAATGAATTGTCTATTAGCATCAATCCATTGTAATAGAGAGATAGCAATAGAAAGACCATCTGCTGGTTGCATCTTAACTGGAACGTAAGTTTCTAATCTTCCATATCTTCCAGAAAAGGATTCAATAAATTGATCAATAAGAGGAATTAGTCCGTCATAAAACTCTTTTGATGCTACATGAGCAGAATATAAAGGAGTTGTAAGATGGAAATAATGCATCATTGTAGCTGATTGTCTAACCTGAGAAAAGAACTCAGATGCTTTAGCTTTTCCATCTGCTTGTGTGTTTTGTGTTAATGCTTCTTTTAGTTCTGAGAAAGTTTTCATTAGTTTACCTATATTAGTTGTAATATAAAATATTACCTTTTGTTATTTATATAATTTATGTCATTTAAAATCATTAGGAACATTTCTTTTCAATTTCATTATAACAGGAGATTTAGGTAACTTTTTTCTTTTTGGTATGTTTTGTGGCCTAACACCAACAGTATCTGGAGTAGTTCCAGCAATATTAGCTCCTGTAACATTAGTGGGACCACCACCAATACCACCAGATCCTGACATCTCTTCCATCATTTCTTTAAAAGTTTTCATATGTTCCTTAATACATTTGCAATGTTAAAATCTATTGAAATATCCGATGAATATATATCTTTATTTTTTATTAATTGTACAACATCTGGCATATAATCTAAATAAATTAAAAATGTTTTTAACTGACTATATTCATTTTTGTTAATTTTCAAAAACAACATTCTAGTTGCAGCATAATGATCAAAAGAATTATATATAGTTATTAAATGATTAAGAATTAATCTTTCTTTTAATATTCCACTATTATTATATTTCTGTAATAATCGTTTTAAATATTTAATCTTTTTCAAATCAGCAAAAAATTCTTGTTCTATGTAATAAGGACTAGTATAATTTTTTGCTGCAAATATTAAAAAATTGGAATTATTTAAATTGATTTCAAACATTATATAAAGAATAAAAAAATTATTTTACTATAGCTGATACAGAATATCCATAATCTCCTTCAGAATAAGAAATATTTAATGATAAATCAGTTTTTCTTAATGGTTCTTTTAATGAAGTGATTTCACCAGAGTCATCTTCTGGAGTTACTTTTGCTCCTGTTATAGAAGCTTGAGATACTGGTATTTTTAAAGTACCACTATGAAATTTATTATCAGGAATACTAATATCACCTAATTCTATAGAATACATAGAAAGTATTTTTCTAATTTTATGTAGAGCAACTTCTATACTTTCAAACTCTTGAGCTAATTCAAGTTTCAAATTTTTATTAATTTCATTTACTGTTTTTGTATTAGAAATATCAGAATGTTCTTTATCTAGAGATACTACAGTAACATGAGTTCCCATAGCTTCTAAAACAAATTCTTTAAAAGTTTTCATATATCTTACCTAAAAAATAGGGGGAGATAACCTCCCCCTTTTAAATTAATAAACTAATTAAGCTCCAGGAAAATATGGAGAAGCTGAATTAGCAGTTACTGGATTTGAATTAGAAAGAGCGACTAAACATTCAGCATGTACTCTTCCAACTCTACCACCAGGAGTTAATGTAAATATTAATGTTTGATTATTAGCATTTGCATTAGAAGTAGCTGTTGGTAAAGAAGAATATCCACTACCAGTTGCAGCTAGAATAACAGAAACGTTATTTGTTCCTATAACAGAAACATAAGCATTTGCAGGGGTAGTATTTGCGCCTACAAATGATACATATCCGTTAGCATATCGTAATGTTGAACTTACATTTGAAACTGAAATTCCTGAAACAAATCCAAATCCTTGAGTAACATGCTGCCAACCAACATGAGCTACAGCATTATCAAAAACATCGCCATTACCAAAGGTAGCATTAGCTGCTCTAGATTTGTTAACTAAATAAGTATTGTTGTCATAATTAACATCATTATACTTATTAGGGTTATATACAATAGAAGCATCAAAAGTAAATAGATCTCCAGTTGAAACTTTTGCAAGAATTGGATTTGAAATGTAGATGCTTGTATTTGTGTTAATTTGAACAATTGTTACATTTCCAGCAAAGAATCCTGGAACTGCGCTTGAAACGTTAATATTATTACCAGACACGAACATACCTACTGAAAGAGCAGAAGTGTCTGTGAAATATAAAGTATTACCAGAATTAGTAGAAGAAGTTGTAGAGAGTTGTCTTACATCTCTAACATTTCTTTCTTTTGGAAACTTTGGTATACTAGCTTGATTATCTGAAATTCCCCATATTGACATAATTGGTATCCTATAAAAAGTTATTGATATTTATAATACTATTTATAAAAACGTGAAATTACAATCCCAATGATTTTAATTTCCTGATGGTTTCTTTTGCATTTTTATGACATATTGCAATACCACCTTTTTCTTCCCATTCTTTACAATTTTTATCATAATCATCAATGAGAATATTAATTCTTCCATTTACTTTAGCAAAAATTTGCTTTTCTGACCTTGGAACACAATAAAAATCCACTTTTGGCACTGGACAGTTTTTTCCTATCCATTTCCATTTTCCATCTGGTGCTGAATCATCCCAAGTTGGTTTTGCTGTTAGTATCTTAGGATTATATTGTTTAATATAATTCCATAGCTGATCACAATCAGACATTTTTGGAAGATTCTCCCAATAATCAGGAGTTTTACTAATAATTTCTTTACCTTTCTTTTTAGTATCAGATGGATTTTCTAATGATTCTCCTGTCAGAGTCTCAAACCCTTTCAAAAAATCAACAAGGACTTGATCCATGTCTACATATATAAATGGAGTTTTCATTTCTTTTCTTTTTTATCCTCTTTTTTTTCCATGAACTTTTAATTCTGGATTTATTTCAATTACATCGGTTTTTGTGGAATTTCCTTTATCAGAAGCTCCAGTTAAAGTTTTACTATGTTGAAATTTAGTAACATCAGAATCTTTATTTTCATCTTTTTTATTTAATTCTTTATTAACTTTTTTCCCAGCATCAATAACTTTTTGAGTTTTAGCAGAGACAGGAGATAATAATTTAATATCATCTTCTTCTGTTACAAAATTTTCTGCATTATTAATAGCTTTTCTAACCAAGGAAGTTATTCCAGTTGACAAATTACCTGTTCTAGATATAGATAAAGATTGTTTTGTTTTTGGGTGATAATATTTTCTATGCTTACCTTCACTTTTTACAATAAATCCACTACCAGTTAACATATCATGAGCATCTGATGATTTCAATGTTGCTGATAGATGTTTTTCTAACATTACATCATTAGTATATTCATCATACGAACTAAAAATTCTTCTAAGTTGTTGTGCTCTTCTTCCATGAATATCTGCTCCTTTACGAGCCTTAATAGTAAGTTTTCTCTTACCAAGTTTTAACTGAGCGTATTTAGTGGCTTTATAGGCTTTCTTACCAGTACCTCTGAATGTAATCTGTCCTGGTGATCTAATAACGCTTCCTCCACGATTAACAACAGTAGCAGCAATCTGTGAATAAGTTGTTTTTGGTATTTTTGTAATTTGTGTAGGTCTTCTTTGACCAACATCAAGACGAGATTTTTCTGTTGGTTTTTTATGTGGTCTTGAAACCTTATGAAGATGATATGAAGAATCTTCTTTTATAGAAGTTTCATTTTCTTTTTTCTTATTTTTCTCTAAAAGAATATCTTTAAAAGACATTTTAATACTCCAATTTATTGTTTTACTTATATTTATATAATTATAAAGCTTCAATAAAATTCATAGATGCGAGGATAGAACCATCTATTCATCTGCTAATTTCCTCCCAGTCCATAGAAGCAACAACAGTATCATCACTACTATCAGAAGCAACCACAAGTGTAAGTTCATAAGGAGTTGAAGTTAATCCATTTCTTTCTAACTGAAACTTAAATAATGCTTCTTTTAGAATATCAACTTGACTTGCTCCTTGATTTGATGCGTTAAAAAATCCACTTGCAAGAATTCTTCCATCAGTATAAGAAGTTCCAGTAATATTATATTCAACAGCACTATCAACTCCAGCACTTACCCAAGCACCGGCAGTAGTAGTTCCAGATGCTCTAACTTGCCAATTAAAATTACCAGTGCTAATTGGCATTATAGAAAGTGCTGTGAGAATTACAATAGCATCCAAAAAATTTGGTGATGTTTTCAGACGCAAAGATATTACGGGATAGAATGTTCCCGCAGTTCCTAATGTTCTTGGGGAATTAATTGGAATGCTAATTGCTTGTTGCAATCCACGAAGTTCATAACCACCTTCAGAAATAACAGTAGAGCAAACTTGCTTCATCGTGCTATTACTACTTGTATTACCAGTATTAGTAAGCTCATATCTTAATGGAAGTGATGCTGTTGTAATATAAGTTGTAGTGATTAAGTTTGCGTGATGGAATGAATGACAGAGAATAAACTGTCCGTTTATTATAAATCCCACTCTTACAGTACCAAGACCCAACCATTCAATATCCATCCAAATGATTTGTGCTTTGGTAGTGTCTAATGTAATACCAGACGGACCAGTTCCATTTAACTTATCACCATTCCAATTTGCTTGTGCTACTTCTGTTTGAGTTCCAGTAGATAAACTCCTTTCTACAAAGTAAGGTGTAGTGCCATTAATTTCAAAATATATTCCATTGTTAGCACCGAAATATCCAACTCTCTGTCTCAAGTTTACTTTCGGTGTGGCAGGAACAAAGGTATTTAACACAAGCAAAGATTTACCTGGCTGATATGAAAATACTTTTGTGGTCTCACGAATAATCTGTGCTCCAGAAGCATTATTCACTGTTAGATTAACCAGACCTTCGTTGAGAATAAAAGTAGCAGAAGCAGTGCCAGTATTAGCAGTTGACCACAGGTTATTATCTCTATATCTGTGGGAACTATCAAACAGAGTGAGTGGATTTGATACTCTTTGACGACCAAAAGCATCCGTAGTTCCTACTGGACTTCCAGTAAAAAGATATGTCATACTATTCTCCATCCATTATTATAAATCATTTGTATTCCTCCATTATCTATTTTTAAAATAAATCCTCCAGGATCATTATCAACATTACCATTTACTGTAATAGGATTTTGTGAACAATGTCCAGATTCATCTTTTATTATTATCATTTTACCATTGTCAGCATAAGAAGGAATTGTTATTAATACAGGTCCAGCATAATTTATTCCAATATAATAATCATCCGGTAATAATGTATATGTATTTGATGTTATTGTAACTGTTTTATTATATATTTGTCCAGAAACAATAGTATTAAATACATAATTATTAGTTACAGGATCGTATGTTAAAAATTTATTATTAGATTGTTCTCTAGTATCAACATCATCAAGATATTTAAAATTAACTTCACCAGAACCAGGCCCAGCTAAAGATACTTTAGTAAGCCATTCTTCTAATAATTTAACTCTATTTTGTATTGCTTTTATGTTAGGATCTACTTTTGGAGCATTAGGCTCTTTAAATAGGTTTACATAATTTTCTGGGATAGAATCTGATTTTATAGATTCTTCTTTTGTTATTGATTGAGAAGCTGCTTTAATTAAAGATATAGGTTCTTCCTTATTATCTTCTATTTTTAATTCTTCTACTACAGGAATTTCTAATACTAAAGGTTCTTCTTTCTTTTCTATTTTTATCGAATCAAATATAGAAGAATCAAATTCTATTTTAGACTTTATTTTCTTTAATGATTCACTTAAACCTGATTTTATCTTTAATATTGAATCTTCTACCACCGGAGACTCTACTGGTGGTTCTATTTCTTTTTCATATTCTTTTTTAAGATCTTCTTCTATAGCAGAATAGAAATTCGATGGTAATTCAGAGTGATCTTGAGTAGATTTTATACTATTTAAAGATTGTTTTAAATTAGTCTTTATTCTTAATAAGGTATTAGTTTCTAATTCATTTTCTAATTCCACAGATAAACTTTCGACTAAATTATCAAACTTAGTCGAAGAGTTTTCCTTTATGGAATTAGTTTTGTTCTTAAGAGAATTTTTAAAATTCTCCTTAAAATCACTCATTATTTTTGTCTCTTAGCATCTTTAATTTTCTTTCTAATTCCAATATTTTTAGATTTAGTCCAGCAAGATTCTTTAAAAAGAATGTTTTTACTTCTTCCCCAAAGATCTTCATTCTTTACAGATTCTTTATCTTTTTGAAAATTAGATTTCTTTTTATTAGTAGAATAAACATAACTAGAAGATTGTTTAGTTAAAGGCATTTTATTTGAAGAACTTCCTTCAACACCAGAAAACCCAACATCAGAAACAGATGGAGAGTCTATAGATTCATCAAAGAAATCATCACAATTATTATATTCTTCAGAAGCCATAGTATTAAGCATTCCACCTAATCTATATTCACCAGAATTTCTTAAATCGTAAGTTGGACCAATACCACTACCACGAACAGGATCTCCTAACTTTATTGAAGCAGGAATAAGTTTCCTTTTCTTTAGTTTATTTAGTTTATCTGTTTCTTTATCATTATCAAAACCTTCAATAATAGTTGGACAAACATATAAACTTTCATGTCTTATTCTTTGTTTAAAATTATTTAAGTTTTTCATGGCTTTTCTAGTTCCAGCATTATGATAACTTAATGCTTTCTTAAAAGAACTATCTTTTAAATGTTTAGCTTCTATTTCAGCATGAACATCACTATGTTGTTTTTTATCTGATCTTCTAACACTATCTACTTTTGCTTGGATTCCTCTTTTTCTTTTATCTCTTAAAGTAGAACCTATTCTAAGATCTTCAGATAACTTTTCAATCAAAGAATTTATTTGAAATTTAATTTCTTCAGATTCACTACTAAAATCATTTCTAATTAAATATAATTCAGAGAACAATTCAGAAAATAGTATAAAATTACTTTTAGATTCAGATAATCTAGTAAATCTTACATCTTCAGATATATTTCTATTACAAAGTCTTTCTTTGCTTATATCATCAGAAACGTCAACATAAATCATGCTGGTTGTATAACCAGCATTTTCTAATATTTCTTTAGATTCTTTAATCTTATCAAAATTATAAGCATTTCCAGTAATTACTACTATTTCTCTGAAAAATTTCTTTACAATGTTCTTTACTTGTTCTGTGTTAAATTCCATTATTTTAAAATTAGACAATGCTTCTTTTAAAATAATATCTTTACCGCTTCCTGGTCCACCGACCAAAAATATTGCGCGATTCATTAGATCTGCTCCTATGAATTTTTATTTATTATAATATTTATAAATATTTACAATTGAAGAATTTATTGAACTACCATATTAATCATTTCAGTATTAATAAAGATTTTTCCATTTTTAGCTCTTACATTTCTACAGAATTGCATGATATCAGATTCTTCTTCTCTTCCGTTTGGATGAATTCCTCCATATCTACAACCTTTTACAATTGAAGATTTATAAATTGATAATCCTCCATGAGCAGCATCTACCTCTATAATCCCAAGTGATTTATCTAATTTCAATTGTCTAGATATCACAAATATCTGAACTGCTTGATCTCTTGTCATAAATCTAGGTCTATTATTAACTTCATGCCAACAATCAAAAGGAACCCAATCAGGATGTCTAATTGTCCATATATCATAATAATAATTCTCTTGGTTTGCTGTCATAGCATCCCAAACCTTCATATCATATTTAAAACAACTTAAAATTCCATTTAAGTCTATTTCTTGAGCATTAACATCATCTACACACATTTGAATATAAAAATCATGAGAATCTAATAAATTATTATCTTCGCAAAATTTAATAGCTTCATTTCTAGCAATACCTATTCTACAAGTTCTAGATTTAACCTGATCCTCTAACTTTCCCAAAGTTATAACGTAAATGTTTTCATGACTTAATGCATATTCTTTAAGAAGATCAAAACTATTATCTGTCGAATCACTTTCAACAAAAACACAAGAATATGATTTAAATAAAGATCCTATTCTTTCTATATTATTTAATACTTCTTTTAGAAAAGGAGCACAATTCCTAACTGGACCTACAAAAACTGCTGAATGTTGTTTTGCTATTTCTTTTAATTTTTCGTTCATATTATTCTCAATAAGATTTACAATAATTCTAATATTTCTTCAAGTAGTAATAACTTTTTATTATCAACGAATTGATTATTTCCTATATATAATCCATTAGTATGTAGTTGTTCCACATTATAAAAAGATGTTTTATTATGTAGAGATTGATACTTACTAAGAAAAGGGTGTCTCAATAAATTTCCAGAAACAATAGGACGATATTCAACTTTACATTCAATTAAAATACTTTCTAGTTTATTTTTAATACTCTCAGATGCACAAATAAAAGGTAAACAAAAACTACTAGTATTTTTATAATATTCTATAGGATAGAATATTTTATCATAGGATTTCAATATATTACAAAAATGTTTATAATTATCATTCCTAATAGTTATTGACTTATCCAATCTCTTTAATTGAGATAATCCTAATACAGCATTTAACTCAGTATTTCTAAAGTTATATCCATCTGTAATGAATAAAAATGACTTGTCTATATCTGGATACATAGAGGCGTATTTAGAATAATTTTCAGATTCTCTAGCCATTCCATGAGATCTTTTCATTTTCATTAAATCGTAAAGCTCAAGATTATTTGTTGATACAAAACCTCCTTCAATAGATGTTAAATGATGTCCAAAATATGTAGAGAAAGTTGCTCCTAAACTATTTGAACCTATCTTATTACCAAGATCATCTTTACATCCATGTGATTCACAAACATCATCTATAATCAAAGCTTTAGGAAATAAAGAATCTAATAATCCTAAATATCTAGATTTTGAACTGAATCCTAACAAATGAGTAACAAATATAAGTTTTATATCAGGATGATTTTTAGCAATAACTTCTAATTGTTCAAAATTAAAACTAAAATCACTAAATTGAACATCACAAAATATTGGAGTTAGCCCCAATTGAATTATTGGAGCTACATTTGTCATCCATGTACAAGCAGGAACAAGAACCTTATCACCATCTTTAAGATTATAAAGTTCTTTGATTGATGCAATTAAAAGAAAATTTGCTGTACTTCCAGAAGAAACAAATAATGAATGTTCACTACCTAACCATTTATTCCAACTATTTTCTAATTCTTTTACTTTATCACCATTTGTAAATTTATTAGAAGTTAAACAAAATGAAGCTAATTTTAATCTATCTGATATTGTTATAGCATCTTCCATTAAGCTCCATTTCATTTACAGGTCTCCCTATTATTTTTAAACCAATCAATAGTAATTTTTAAACCTTCGTCTAATTGATATTTTGGTCTCCAACCTAAATCATAAATCTTTTGATTACATACTTTTCTTCTTGGAGTTCCATTTGGTTTAGAAGTATCCCAAACAATATCACCTTCAAATTCAGTCAAAACTTTTAACTTTTCTGCTAGTTCCTTCATGGTGATTTCATTATCAATACCAACATTTATAATTTCATCTGAATCATAATGATTCATTAAATAAACGCAAGCATCAGCCAAATCATCAGAAAATAAAAATTCTCTGGTAGGAGAGCCATCTCCCCAACATGTAATAGTTTTATCATCATTTTCTTTTGCCGTAATAAATTTGTTAATTAAACCAGGAATAACATGACCATGCTCAATATTAAACCTATCAAAAGTTCCATAAAGGTTAGTAGGCATAACACTAATACAATTAAAACCATATTGTCTAGAATACTTTTGACACATAGTCAATCCTGCAATTTTAGCAAGAGCATATGCATCATTAGTTGGTTCTAATAGTCCTGTCATTAGATATTCTTCTTTGATAGGTTGCTCTGTAATTTTTGGATATATACAAGCAGAACCAAGAAATAATAACTTTTTAACTTTGTAATCATATGAACTTTTGATTACATTAGTTTGAATTTGTAGATTTTCTGTAATGAAATCTGCAGGATATAATTTATTATAATTAATTCCTCCAACTTTAGCAGCAGCTAAAAACACATAATCAGGTCTTTCAATATCAAAAAATCTATCTACAGAAAATTGATCAGTAAGATCTAATTCTCTTCTAGTTTTTGTTAGAACATTTACATATCCTTGTTTTTTCAACTCTCTAACAATTGCAGAACCTACAAGTCCTGCATGTCCAGCAACATAAATTTTATCGTTGTAATTCATATTCACACATCTCCTTAACTAAATCATCAAATGAGTATTCTGGTTTCCATCCTAAAGTAGTTCTTGCTTTTGTAGAATCTCCTAAAAGAGTAGCAACTTCTGTTGGTCTAAAATACTTAGGATCAACTGAAACTACTATATCTCCACTATTCATATCAATACCTACTTCATCTAATCCACTACCTACCCATTTAATATTCATTCCAAAATAAGGAGCGCAACATTCCACAAAATTCCTAACTGAATATTGTTCACCAGTAGCAACTACATAATCATCAGGAGAATTAGATTGTAACATTAAATACATTGCTCTACAATAATCTTTAGCATGACCCCAATCTCTTAAAGCATCAAGATTTCCAAGAGTCAAAACTTTAGACTGTTTATTCTTAATTGAATTTAATCCCATAACAATTTTTTGAGTAACAAATGTTTCTCCTCTTCTTGGAGATTCATGATTAAACAAAATACCATTACAAGCAAATATATTATAAGCTTCTCTATAATTCTTTAGAATCCAGAATCCATATAATTTAGCAACACCATAAGGACTTCTTGGATAAAATGGGGTTGTTTCTGATTGAGGAATTTCTTGAACCAAACCATACAATTCTGATGTAGATGCTTGGTAAAACTTAACAGATTCTTCCATCCCAAGAAGTCTAATAGCTTCAAGAATTCTTAACGTACCTAAAGCATCGACATTTCCTGTATATTCAGGAATCTCAAATGAAACTTTAACGTGGGATTGCGCTGCTAGATTATAAATCTCATCAGGTTTAATTGATTGAATTAAACTAGTAACATTTAGTGAATCAGTAACATCACCATAATGAAGATGAAAATTACTATTTTTGTAGATATGATCTACCCTAGATGTATTATAGGATGAACTTCTTCTTTTCACCCCATGAACTTCATAACCATTTTCAAGTAGAATTTCAGCAAGATAAGATCCATCTTGACCAGTAACTCCATAAACCAAAGCTTTCTTCATTTAAATCTCCTTAAAATTTATATAATCACAACACAATCCATGAATTTTCTTTTCCTTATAGTAATTATAATCTACATTAGCAGAAAAGTCCAGTATTATTTGGCTATTAAAGAACGTTTCATATGTGTCTTTTGGATATGTCCATATATATTCATTAGAAGTTATTACATAATCATCGTTCTGATGCCAAAAATAATTAAAATTAAATTCTGGAAATTCACAAAAAAATGAAAGTGTTTGTATGTTTTTACAATGTATCCATATATTGAGCTTTCTATTATACAAGAAATCAAAATCAATTTGATATTGAGGTTCATCATGTCCTAAATAAAAAGTGTCATCAATTAACCAAACATCAATTTCTACATCTAATCCTAAATTAATACATTCATCTATACGATGTGGAGAATTTTCAAATTCTGGTTCTGGTCCATTCAAGTTTCCTCTGTGTGATATAATAATCATATTAATAATAATGGTCTCTGTTTACTCTAACTACATAATCCATAATTGGATGTTGCACAACTTCTAAGTTTCTATTTTGAATACCAGCTAATAAAACGCCATGAGGTGGATTTGTTGTACTAATTGGATTTGTTAAATGATAAAATTCATTAATTACAAAATCTATAATAGAAAACATATTATCTCTACTAGAAATTAAAACACAATCGTTCGGAAAAATATTACCAGTAGAAATTATTATTTTATTATCAATGTTTGATAAATCTATACCTACAATATTTTTATGTATTATATCACATCTTGTTTTAATAATAACATCATATTTAATATTATTATTATTTTCAAATTGCTCTATAAGATTTAATCCTTTTTTTATCTTTAAATATTGAAGATATGAAGATTCTATATTATTCATATTTGGAGATAATTTTCCAACCTCCTTTGAATAAAATTCATTAACATCATTAACATTTTCTATAAAAACTAATTTAGGATTAAACTTATAGAATTTTTCTAAAACTTGAGAATCTTCTAATATAGGATCATCATGATACTGTAAAAAAGATTTTATATATGGATGATATCCATATTGATTACGATATGTGGATACAAAATAATCAGGAGATAAGTGATTAAAAGAATTATATATATTCTCAGAACATTTTTCAATTGTTCTTAGATTTCCATTTAATAATATAGCTACTTTCATTTTATAATATAAGCTGTTGGTGTTTTTATATTTGTTTTATGTAATGTCAAACCTTTTTCTTTAATGAATCTATCTACAGCATTTGCTTCACTCCAGTTATGATATGCATATTCATCAAAAATTACAACACCACCATCAACAACTCTATCCCAAAGGTTAACTAATGTGGCATATGTAGGTTCTTCAATATCTAAATCTATATTTAAAATAGATATTCTAAATCCTGGTCTATTTTTTAAGTATTCATTAACGGTGAATATAATATTACCTTCAACAAGATCATATTTAGATAAATCAAAACCAGAAAGTAACAACTTTTGAGTTACACCAACCTTTGAAACATCATTTTTGTCTAGATTATTACATCTAGTAAAAACTTGTTGCATTGTTTCTTTATCTGTCATATCTTCCAATGAATCAACAAAGTTTGGATTAAAGAAATCAAAACCAACAACTTTTTTAATGCTATTAGGTTCATTCATATCTAAAATCTTTAACCAAGATACTAAACCAGATCCTTTAAAAACTCCACATTCTACAATATCACCACATAAATGTTTAGTCATTTCATAGAAAGAAATTTTGCTATATAGTTTATTAAAAACATTTCTATCCTTACTAAAAATGAAGTTATTAAAATCATCATACATTCTCTGATTAGAGTTTATATCAGAGTTATTGTTATATAAATTTACCATTCTATTTAAATCTCCTAAAGGTTCCTGTTTCGTCAATTCTAACAATAGAAATTCCTATATCTCTATTATACTGTATTCCATATAGATAAGCAAGATAAATTATTTTTTTGTGAACCATTGGGATTTCAATAAATCTATCTCCCATTTTTTTAACAATCTCTAAAATAAGTTGTAGGTCTATATGATATAAATCAAAAATACTCTTAAAATACAAAGTCATCAATTCTGTGGTGGATATTGCAAACATATCATTTTCTTCTAAAGCAATCCCACCATTTCCTATATATATTAACTTAGGATTAGATTTACATTCAGAATATATTTTTTCATAATCTATCTTTTCATCTAAAACTATATCAAATCTACTTCTAACAACTAAATCATAAAGTCCATGAATCTTTTCATATTCATGAAATGAATCATAAACATTTAACATTTTTTTTATTTGAAGTTTTTCAGCATCACCAACTAATTCAGGTTCAATATTAAAATTTACAACATTTATTCCATCAAATAATTTGTAAATTTGTTCTTTATTTAAAATAATTTCTAATGATTTTTCTGCATCTGAATATGAATCAGATCTAAAAACTTTATCGTAAGTATCTACAAAAACATCTATCTGATGATTTGTATCATACAACATATCCAAAAAATTTTGTTTGCAAGTAGTCCAAGATCTTAGATGTCCTGGTAATAATATAGCTATTTTCATATTAACTTAATAACCAATCTTCAACTGGACCTTCTCGTTCAGAGTTTCTATTTTCTGATATTACATTGTGATACTTATGAACTACAAAACAAAGATCAGTCGAAATGAAATATTCTTTCAATCCTTCAAAATTAACACCACCCCAACTTTTATGTTCTATCTTTATTTTATCAAACAATCCAACATTTAAAAAGTGACAAGAGAAATCTCTAATAACATAACAAGAAGTAAACTTAATTTCCTCGTCTGTTATATTTACATGTTTTCTAAAATTAAAATCATTATTTTCACTTTGATCACTATCCTCAACAAAGAAAGTAATATCATCTGATAATACAACAGAATCTCTATCTGTGTATTCAAAGATTTCATCGTTTCTTACTCGTCTTTTTGCACAAATAAATGGAGCAACAAAATAAATATCTTTCTTATCTTCTGGTATTTTAAGAATTTCATCAAAATAATTCTTAGAAAGAATAGTATCAGATTTAAGAAGAAGAACTCTATCCTCTGGATTATAATTAGATTTAACATACTCTTTTATTAAAGAAATATCTTCTCCTAAAGATTTAGTTTCATTAGAAGGATTTAATACTTTAATTTCGTTAAAGAATTTATTCAAATTAGAACTTGTTATAGATTCTCGTATGTTATCAGTTGATACTTCTTTTTCATTTGTATTATATATGTATAAAGCATCAAAAACTTTATCGGAATATACATCTTGCTTTACCATACCGTAAATACTACATAACACATGTTCATATGTTAAAGTCTTATGTGTTATAAACACCACTATATTTTTCATCTAGAGAACTCCTTTAAAGCTTTATGCCAAGCATAAAAAACATGACATTTAAATAAATTTGTATTTTCAAAGAAACATTGTAACCATACTCCTTGTTCATCATCAGCAAATTCCATTGTTTGAAAAGCATCTAACCAATTATGACATAGGGTTTGAAATTCTTTCATATTCTCTTTATTAGCCCAAAAGAAATATGCACCTATCTTTTCTGGAGCATTTAATAAAGTATACACAATGCCCTTATCATTATCATCAATAGGATTTATTAAACAAAGATTTACACGTTCTTTATCTAATTTATTTTCATCTATCACTGAATTTGGAATAAATCTTTCATCAGACTTGTTGTGAAAATATCCAAAATCAACCCAACCAACATAATCATCTTCAATCAATCCAGAGTCAATTGCATAATTAACAACATCAATTTTACTATGAGTTAAGATTGTGTAATGTGGGTTTATATTTTCTGGATAGTTATTTTCAATCCTTTTAATTAAGAGATGTTTATATTTTTGACTATTCATAATAGCCTTTTCTTTTTCTAATCTACTCCATGCCCAAATATTTTCATAAAACCAATTTTCATTTATCGGAATTAATTTCTTTGTTTCTGGATATTTAGATTTTAAAACTCTTTCTTTTAAGATATCATAATATCTATCATCTATGAATATAATCATCTTATATTCGTAATTAAGGAACATATCAAAAGAATTAATATATTCCATAGCCTTTCTTGGATAAGAAGACCAACTATCCCTACCAATGTCATAGAAAAATGTTACTAATGTAGTCATTATTTGCGATCCGCTAAAAATACATCCAAATCTTCAGGAGTACCAATACCCCACATCTTTTCAACATACTTAACTTTGAATTTCTTACCGTCAGAAATTGCTTCATTAATTACTGGACAAACATAAAATTCATTATTTACTCTGATGTTCTTTTCTATCATTTGATTTGCATATTTGACATAATCAGAACCCTTAGACCAATAATAAACCCCAACACTAGCAATATCACTAATAGGGTCTTTTTCTGCAACCTTTTCAATAAAACCACTTTCATCCAATTTAGCAAAACTCCATTTAGGATGAACAGCATTGAATACTAACATACCACCATCAATATCATTATTAGAAAATGAATACATAGCTTCGTTAGAATTCCATTCTATATATTGATCTGAATTAGCAATTAAAAGTGGATTATCGTTATCGATAAATTCTTTTGCTAATAAAGTAGTACATGCTGCTCCTTCTGTAATACCATCAATCTGAACTATCTTACAATCTGGTTTAATTAGATTAAGGAAATGATTTAGATTATATTTTTCATAATGTTCTTTTTGAACAACAAAAATATAATTAGCATCAATATTAAGATTATCTACAACAACTTGAATCATAGGCTTTCCTCTAACATCAATAAGAGGTTTTGGGAAAGTATATCCTTTTTGTGTAAATCTTGATCCTAATCCTGCCATAGGAATTAAAATATTAAGTTTCTTATCAATCCAAGGTATTTTATCTTCATTATTCATATGCTTAATCTCTTCAATTTTATTTAAAATTTTCTTTAAAGAAAGATCATTAGGATTCTCCACTGGAAGAAGATGTGCTCCTGAATCTAAGGCTCCTTGTCTTCCAATATGTGAATCCTCAACAATAATAGTATTCTTTGGGAGGCAATTTAAAGCTGTCATACATTTCCAATACATCTCTGGAAATGGTTTGGTTCTTTTTATATCTTCATTAGATACAAAATAATCAATATATTCCATAATACCAAGATTCAATAAGCAAAGTTTTACTGTCTCTCGTATTGAATTAGACGCCACAGCTATCTTATAATTCAACTTTCTCAATTCTAAAAATATACTAATTAATTCTTTATTAGCATGAATATTCTTTAAAATCTTGAATGTTTCTTTTTGTTTATCTTCCCAAATAGAATTAAAATTTTTCTTTTCTAGACCTTTTTCTACAGATAAAAGTTCTAGCTTTTTTGTTGTATTCAATCCATCATATTTACTTAGATGTTCATCATAACCGATTTTATACTTTTCGTCAACATTACACAAAGCTCTATTTAAAGTCTCGTAATGCCAATCTTTAGAATCTATCAAAACTCCATCTAAATCAAATATTATTAAATTATTCACTAATTAACTCCTTCAAATCTAATCTAGAATTTTGACTTTTATCTAAAAATCTACTATGTTCTGGTTGAAAACTTTCAAAAACCCCAATCTGCGATCCTTGAGTTACTATTGGAGGTTCTAACCAATAGACATTAGATTTCATAACTCTAAACCAAAAAGAATATTCATGATCAATTGGGAATGCCATTCTATAATGATCTAAAGTTGGTAGCAATGCATTTAAGAAATTTCTACTGAAAATAATAGAATCTGTGTTCCTATCAGCAGGGTATTCTTTTTTATACCATGAAACTCCATCTTCTAAATTTTCTATCCTTTTATTACACCCTTGACCAATAAAAGCAGCATCAAAATCTTCTGGAAGAGTTTTTAAATATTCATCTAACTTAGTAAAGAATCCTTCATGAAGTATAGCATCATCTTCCAAAAATAAACAAAAAGTATCTTGACTTTCTTTTACAAACATTTCAATTGCTGTTTTGTGTTTCAAGCAAAGTGAAATTACTTCTGGTTGTAGTGGATATCTTGGGAAATATTCCGTTGGCTGTCTCTGTTGATGAGTTAAATGATTTGCAGAAAAATTCATATAATAATCATTATAAGAAACATGATCTCTATCGTACTTAGTAATCCAAAATACTTGTCCTTGAAATCCAGAAGATGATATTTCTTTGTTCAATATTTTTTCAAGTAACTTTTTTCTATCAATATGTTTAGAATAATGCATAATATAGATAGGATATTTAATCATCTAAAAACACCTCCTTAAATTTCTTCATAACATGGTTTGGTGAAAATTGTTCAACTATATTCTCATAGTGAACATTATACATATTGTGTTTTAATTTAAAAATATTCTCAATCAATTCATATGGAGTGTTATATAACAAATCATAATCTTTTAACAAATCTACATGATGTTTATCTCTACCACCACTAAAAGAAATTACTGGTCTATTAAAATATAGAAATTCACATACAGATAATCCAAAAGATTCTCCATCTGATCTAGCATGAATCATAGCATCACAAGCAAATATAAAATCTGTTTTATCTTGTGGATTTATAATAGGATCAAGGAATATAACATTTGGATGATCTATAAACTTTCTTGTATTAACAAAAAGAAATACAAAAGAAGGATCATTTTCAACAAAAAAGTTAACCACCTGATGTGCAAAAGGAATATCAAATTGATCTAATCCACCATACCTTCCAAGTACAATTTTATCAGAAGAAATTTTCAATTCATTTCTAAGATTTTTAACACTCACTGCTGGGAGAGATACTATGTGTGGAACGTAATCACAAGAGCCTTTACTAGCCTCGTCAGCCAACCATTTTGACACATACGCATATTTGTGTCCATGTGGATTGTAGTGATTAAAAACGCAATGGATCAGATTCTTCTTTTCCTCTAAATAATTCTGATCAACAAAACCAGATTTCAAGAAATATATATGATCACAATCTCTATCATCCAATTCTTTTTTTAATGTATTCTTATTATCATATTCAATAACATCATATTTAGATTTGAACATATCAGAAATCTCAAATCTCTTGGAGAAATTCTGATCTCTATTATCAGAAAGAAGAGTCTTATCGTAACAGATAATACTTTCATTTTTTAGAAGTTCTTCATTATATTTTGCATAATCAAGAACTGCTGTAGTGGTTCCTCTTAAACTAAGATTGTCAAGATGGAAAGCTATCTTCATTTAAATACCTCATCAAATTTTTCATAGAAAAAGTCTAAACTAGGAAATTTATCTTCTGTAAACAATGGCTCGTTGCATTTAGAAATAAAATATTCCTTATCAGAATTTAATTTTTTAATTTCTTTTATATAATCTGTATTATTGGAATAATCTAATCTATTCAGAAAGCTGTTTTTATTAAAATCTTTTTGGGAATATATAGGATCTCCATAATATAGAGGAATACATCCAGCAAATTTAGCATCAAAAAGTTTTTCGCTTACATAACCTTCATGTACTGAATTTTCATAACATAAATTAAATTTGAAATTTGTCAAAAGGTCTATTTTATTACCTTCAAATCTTTTTCCAAAAGCAAGTCCCATACCAAAGACAGGTTCTATATTTTTAGATACTTCATTAAATATTTCAGATCTAACCTTAACTGAAGATTCTTCACAATTACCAACAAGCATAGAACAAAATTTATTTCTATTCCAAACAGATCCAGAAGTATATATGTTAGTTTTTATATTGTTTATTGTTGGAACCCATTCATCTTTCAAAGTATTTTTTCCAATATAATGATGGGATTGACCACAAACTACAGTAACTTCATCACCACTATTTTCATTCCACCAATCAATCCACATATACCAAAGAGGAAATCTAATATTCTTTCCTTCAGTAGGCATATATGTAAGAGATAAATCAGAATATTGAATTCTTTCCTTTGCAATATCTAAATAAAATCTAGTCTCCCATAAACAAAATATCTTAAATTTTGCTTTAGTTGTTTTGTAATAATCATCATTACCAAATACAGAATGTATAAAGATATCGCAATTAATAGGATCAGAGGTCAATTCTACATCATTATTAAAATATTTCTTCAATAATTTATATACAAAAAACTGCTCGGTATTACACCAATTATTTGAAATATGAATTTTCATTAATTACTCCAAGGAAGATTTCCATTATATCTTTGCAACATTATCTGATTACCTTGCATAAAAAATTCTTTTTTAACTGAAATGTCGGTATTACCCGCTCTATAATTTACAGTATATTTTTTAGAAGAATTAGCTTGGAGATTATTGTCTCTCAAAAGATATGTCAACATCCTGTCAACTTCTGGAACATTTGGCTCTCTAGCTTTTCTATACCAAATCATAGAACTATTAAGAGCTACTTCTTTTGAAAAGAAAAAACAATTAACATCAACAAAATAATCAGATTCATTTAGAACTGAAGGATAATTTCCAAGAGATTCGCAATCATCATTACAAACAAAAGTACCATCAGAATCTACTATCTTTCTCATAGCAAAAGCCCATTTATTATTTCCAATGGAATTTACCAATGATTCAACATGATCTTCATCAATCCAATTGTCTTCATCAAGAAAACAAATATAATCTCCTTTACAAAGATAGATAGAAGCACCATATATTCTATGCCCATTATATCTATCAGTTCCTGTTGCATATGGTAGAGGAATGATATCAATATTATTTAACGGAGTAATGGATTTTACAATATCAGAAACTTTATCTAGATGATCTCTACCATCAATAACTACTAAATGTTGGATATTTTTGTAAGTTTGATTTTGAACTGACTTTATATTATCTTTTAGATATTTCGTTCCGGTGGTTGGTGTGATTATTGTCACTAAACTATTCATAATAACCTCTATATTTTAAATCCACTAAAGGATTTCTTTTCAAATTTATCTTTAGGATTCCATGCAAAATTTTCAGAATCTGGAGTAGAAGATTGTCCACTATCTGATATATTAGATTGAGCACTATTCTCAACATTATATAATTTCATCTTAGCTCTATCTATCCCTATCATAAACCTTTTATTAGTGGTTGGATCGGAATATCTATTTTTAATCTGCTTAACCATTATCTGATTGATCTGCTCAAATTCCTCAGTATTTATTAGAGCAAAAATCATATCAGCAGTAGCAACAGTACCAAAACTTTCAGAAACATCTTCCATAGAAGGATCTGAATTAGTAGCACCAGATCTAGTCATCTGAGTAGCAGTCATAATTGGAACATTAAACTCAACTGCCAATCCACGAATTTCTTCAGCTATACTTTTTACATATGAATAAGAATTTACATTAGATCCTGTTTTAACTCTTGATGATGTACAAATATTCATATAATCAACATATATGATATCTGGCTTGAAATTCTTTTTCAAATTAAGTTCATTCAATAATGTTCTGAAATGAACAACACTTGCAGAAGCAGTAGGATATTCCTTGATAATTAAATTACCAATAGTTTTATCTCTCAACTGTCTAAATTTCTTTTCGTATTGTTCTTTCGTTAGTGTTACTATATCATCCAATCTTACATTTAGAATATTAGCATCGATTCTTTCTGCTATTCTTTCCTCTGCCATTTCCAAAGTAATGTATAAAACATTTTTACCCTGCATTAAACAATTTGATGCTGAATGACACATGAAAAGAGATTTACCACTACCAGGACCAGCTAGAATAATAGTAATACTCTTCTTAGGCAGACCTCCCTTTGTTATTTTATTGAAAAAATCTAAATCAAAGGGAATCTTCTCTTCTTTCTTATGATAAAAATCATATCTGCTATTATAATCATCTATATAATCATGACCAACACTTTGATCAAAAGAAACAGCTAACGCATCAGACAATAATTTAGGAATTGCTCCTTTATCAACATCTTTCTTCTTATTATCAAGGATCTGAATAGATTCAGCAACCGCATTATATACTGCTTTTTCCTTACAAAAATTTTCAGTTTTATCAATCAACCAATCTAGATTACTATTATCTATTTCAAGATCTTTAATATCATCTAAAAGTTGTATAGATGCTTTATATTCTTCATCAGTAATCTTCTTATCATTTACATTTATAATTAAAGCTTCATATGTAGGATTTGAATTATATTTAGAAATGAACTCTTGAACTTCATTGAATAGTAAAATAGTTTCTCTTGAAGAGAAATACTCTGATTTTATAAAAGGTAAAACTTTTCTAGAATACTCCTCATTTACTATTAGACTCTTCAATATCAACTGTTCCAAATTCATGAATTTTTTTCTCCTGTTCAAGTTTCTTAATCAATATTGAGGATAAAATATCACCAATATATTGTTTGAAATCTTCATCATCTTCTAAGATAGTTTTATCTAAATCACTATCAAGAATCTCGTAATTAAAACTTAGGTATGCTTGTCCATCCGTTTCATCAAAATTAACATTACCATACATATAAATTGTGTTTTCATATTCACCATCAAGTATCTTTATTGATGCATATTCATTATCATATGGAACAAAAGAATAGTCAACTCCTTCTTCATATATATTCATTATTCATCTCCTTCATCTGATGATTCAATATGAACAATTTCAGAATCATCTTTAATTATTGAACCTGAAGATATTGCATATTTTTCATATACTGCATTCTTAAAAGATACAGAATTCAAAATAGAATCCCAAAAATCTTTATTCATAGTATCCTTTAATCTATATAACTTATCTTCAACTTCTCCACTATCAACATTAATTTTTGAATACCAACCAACTTTAGGTTTTGTACAGAAACCCAAATCAAGAGCAATATCCATCAAACCAGACCATCTTGAAATACCGTTTTCAAAAGAAATATTAACTGGAATCTTGGACTTTTCCTTAACATATCTAGACTTTTCTACGTTAATAATAAAGTTATATCCACTAATTTCAGTTCCATCTTTTTCTTGCTGTCTTCCAAGAATGTAGATATTATCTGCTGAATAATAAGAACCAGTGTTATGTGTTACTACACCATTCTTTAAAATATAGTGTTCAGCATCTTTAACTGACAAATCAAACACTTTTTGTTTTCCTACAGGTTTAATTGATTTAATTTTCATAATTTTGGTTTCCTTTTACAATTTTCATTATGCCACCTAGTTAGATTAGATGGTGTAGTAATAATTTCACAATATTCACATTTATATTTTATCTCTGGGGATAATTTTCTAGGATTAACCCATGCATAGTCATCACATCTAGAATCATCAAAAGGTACTCTAACTATCTCTTTTGTATATATATTTTGAAGCATAACAAGACCTTTTCTACCTATTTTAGACTTATGTTCAGTAGTCTTTTTTCTTTTCGCTACAGAGTTAACCCATTCTTTAATCTGTTCTGGTGTTTTATAACATTTTCCAGAATGAATTTTAGAAAGTTTTATCTTCGTTTCCTCTGTATGATTCTTGCCAAAAAAATTGTTACCTGAACCAGAATATTCTTCTGATAAAATACGATTTCTTTCTTTTTTACAATATTCAAAAAGATGAGAATTTATAGATCTTTCTTTCTGACCAATTCCAATTACACTCATACAATGCCATGCATGAGCAAGTTCTTTAGTTTTATAAATTTTGTATAATAACCAATGAGCTAGATAATGTTGTCTAGCAGTTAATTCTACTAAATTATTAAGACTATCATCCCCAAACATACACTTTGGTATAATATGATGTGTTTCTTTATATAAGTCCGATTTTGGATTGTCTTTTGCATCTTGTATAAGATTGTTATAAATTTTAGAATAGTTCATAGTTACCTCCTATAAACTATTTATAAAATTCTGAATCTTAATATACTACTGACTCCATACCTACAATCAGATCTTTAGCTTCAACCCAAACATCACCAATTAAAAATTTATGTTTATCTGAACAAACTACTTTAAATCCATCTTCAAATTCAATTTCAAAACATTCAGGTTCACCTTCATCTAAAGTATCTGGATTCCAAACAGAAGTTACTTCTTTATCACCTTGTAAGGTTTTTACAATATCACCAACTACAAAATCCTGTACGGGTTTAACTCCTTCTGGTGTTTGAATCATAGTATCTTCAACTACACATCCACCACCAACAACATCCTTTGCATACAACTCCATAGTTTTGTATGTATGATTAATAACAACCATAGGAATATCTTTTAGAGTAAGGTGTGGTGTAACCATTCTAAATAAACTCTTAACTTGCTTTGCTCTAGTCATATCAGCAGCAGATTTTCCTTCAAGAGCATCGTCTACTTCCTTCTTAGATGCAAGATTACCAATAGAGTCGATAAGAACAATAACCTTATCTCCTCGTTCAATATTATTGATCTGTTGCATTAGATCAAACTTCAACTGTTCAATGTCTGTAATTGGTGTATGGAAAACTCTTTCCAAATCAATTCCAAATGATTGGAAATATGATTGCGGAGATCCAAATTCAGAATCATAGAAAAGCAAAACTGATTCTGGATATTTATCCAAATATGCTTTTGCCATCAATAAAGAAAATCCTGTCTTAAACATTTTTGAAACTCCAGCCCACATGGTAAGACCTGAAGTAAATCCTCCATCAAGTCTTGCTGATAAAGCAAGATTAATTACAGGAACTGATGTGGATACCATTTCTTTATTATTAAAGACTTTCGATTTAGAAAGGATAGCCGAATCCTTAATTGTGCTTGTTTTTTTAAGTTTTTCAATTAAACTCATATTATTCTCCTTTTTTAATGAATGGTTTTATTTCTAGATTCTCTCATACTTTCTAGTATATCTTCTTCATAATCTTTCATACTTAACATAAGATCACCAATATCTATCTTATCAATTAATGCATTTTCAAGATCAAACACTAGTGCCATTTTTGATATTTTATTAAACATATTATTAACATAATTTACAGTTTCTAAAACACAATCATCTACTTCATAATTAGTAATATTTGTCATTATTACAATTGCCCTACTTTCCTCTATACTTTGATCTCTTCTACCATCTTCTAATAAGAAGACCAAGGCACTTTGATAAACAATTCTTTCATATTCATCTTCAACCTCGTATATATGAATTGATACTAAAGATGTTGAAAATATTGCCCAATTTGGGATTGTTATTTTATTTAAATTTTTCATATATTATATTAAAAGAAATCATCAATGGAATTACTTCTTTCCATTTTCCATTTTGCGGCTTCAACCAAGGGCATCATAGGTTTTAAAAATCCTTTTTCGTACATTAGATTATAGTCTATATATTGCTCTAAGTCAAATTCTTTTGGAAATTTATCTGGATAAGCTATAACATTTTCATGTGTTGGGTTAGGTAATTTTAAGTAAACATACTTAATTTTATCACCATCTTTAATAGAAGTTAGCTTTTTATCAAGATTCATATCCATCAATATTTTATTATATATTAAACTAGCTCTAACATAAATTGGGGTTCCTTTGGAATATATAGTTGAAGAATTTTTATATTTGTTAATACCATTAACTCCTTGAGGAAATGATATTTGATCTATAGTAAGATTGCGATATTCCTTTTTGAAATTCTCTACATAATCAATCAACTGATCTTCATCCCCAGATAAGAATATTTGTAGGCAATTCTTCAAAGATTTTTTAATCTCTTTTGGTGTTGTTGACTTAACAACTTCTAATCCTGTTACTTTAAGCTTTGGTTCAGAATATATAACTCCTTCATTAGAATATACCAAAAGAGCATATCTCTTTTTAGCTCCTGTCCATATTCCAGAAGAACAAATCTTTTCCAATTTAAAGAAGATTTTATTAGAATAAGAGTTAACATAAGTCGAAAGATCATCAGTAATTGAATATACATAAGGCTGAATCTTCTCAACTGCAACCTTATTCAAAAATTCTGTGATTTTTCTAGGATCTGTTATTTCCTTTTTAACAGTTTTATTAACTAATTCTTCAAGAGTTAAAAGGATTGAGTCTGTGTCAATTCCAAGAACAAAATCTTTATCCTTAGTTCCCAAAGTAGTATTTAGGTATTTGTTAACATTGTCTTGAACAACCCTAATAGATAACTGACCTTCTAGAGTAATGGCTTCAGCTAATCTAACATCAAAAAATCTAAAAAATTTAGTTCCCATACACCCATACAAAGAATTCAAAGAAAGTTTCTTTGCTTGTTGTAATGTATCATATTTAGATATCTCATATTCCAAATCCTTTTGTTTCTTTAAAAGATCTGGATTGGAATTTTCTTTCAATTCAGAACAAATCAATTCATATTCCTTTTCAGCTTTAATTTTCTGAGATTTATAAGTCTGACGAACAGCAAAAACATCTTCAACAATCTCTGTTAAGAATCCTTTTATATCGGTTCTAAAGAACTGACCATTTGGTGTTATAGTAACATTCATCTCTTTAAGTTTATCAAGATTTACTTTCTTAGATAATAGAGAATTAACATTTATTCCTGATGAAATAATATTTCTCATTTCTTCAGTGTAGTTTTCTGGATTTACTATTGTCTCTGGACTAATATTTTTACCCATAATAATACTAGGATATAGTGATGTTGCGTCTAAAGTAACAACCCATTTATGCAAACCAGCAATAGGTTCTTTTACAAAAGCTCCTTCATATCCAACATCTTCACCAATCTTAATCATAGGAACTTGTATGTTTTTTTTCTTTAGAAAATCATATATGATAGAATCCCACATTCTAGTTTGTGTAAAGATATCTTCATAGTTAGTTTTTGAGTCATATGCTAGGATTAAAGCCAAACTCAACAACTTACACTTATTATCAAGAGATTCGATTAGCTTAACATCTTGTATGTTATATTCAATAAACTTTTGAAAATCATTGATATATAAATTATGAAGAGAACCTTCATAATCAACTTTACTTTCCCCAATTTCAACATTAACTATGGTATTAAGTTTATGATTTTCTTGAGAAGTTCCACCAGGTTGATACTTTTTATATAAGGTAACATAGTCTAATGTAGAAATTCCAATGATATTATATGAAATCTCTTCACGCATAAACTTACCACCAACAACAATCTTGTTGGTTTTATCTCTAATAATTCCCCACGGAGATAATCTTTTAGTTTCCTTTTCTCCAAGAATCTTTCTAAACCTATTCACAACATACGGAATATCATATCCATCAATATTCCATCCTGTCATAGCATCAATACTCTCACTTTCCCAAAATTCTAAGAAAGTTTTACATAAAGTATATTCATCTTTACATCTAAAATATTTTACATCGTCAGGAGCATTAAATTCATTATATCCCCATACATAGGTATTAGGTTGTCCAAGAAATTTTATAGAAATAGATATAATAGGCTGAAAAGGATTTTCTGGATAAGAAAATCCGCCATCATCTGGATCTGAATTAACTTCGATATCGAATATAGCTATTTTTATCTGTCTAATATCCCAATCAATAGGATCTTTAAAAACATCTGAAATAAAACAATATTGAAATCTATCATTACCATAGATTTTAAAGTTTTCTATAGCTTCATGTTTTTTGATGAATTCCTTAGTTTTTCTAATAGAACCCTTCTTTATCTTCTGAAGATATTCTCCAGTTAGAGTTTTATATTTAGATTCGGAATTAGTTGGTATGAATAGAGAAGGAGAATAAGGGACTTTTGTTTTTACTCGTCTACCATTTCTATATCCTAAATATAGGATATCATCCCCTAAAATTTGGACATTTGTGTAAAAATTAGACATTATATTACTTATAAAATAAAAACCCCTCTTGTTACAGAGGGGTTGTTGGATTAAACTACAATATTTGATTTTGGTGTTATGAGGCCACTGCCAAACATACTTCTGTATTGGTTTACAAATTCATTTCCAATCTCAATAGGTTTAATTATAACATGATCTTTGTGAAATCTCAAGCTATAATTTGCTCCACGATCAGCATGAATAGGATAAGGAACAAATCCAAAAGAAGGTTGATTTGAGTTTTTTGTTGGAATAATTAACAACTGAGCAGGTTCTTCTACAACATACTCATTAGTAGAGTCATCAAATGTAATATCTCCTACAATATCTTCATTAGTAATTAATCTCAAAGAACTAATAGACATATCATACCCCAGAATCTTCAGGGGTTTGAATAGCTGCTCTTAAAGAAGTTGAATCAACAGGAATTACAACCACTTCATTAGAAATTTGACCTCCTACTTTTTCTTTCAATGAATTTATATAAAGATCTTTATCTTCTTCAGAACTAAATGGAGAAGTATCAGCATAGATCAAAAGTTTATCTTCTTCAGACATCTTTAGAAGAGAAAAATCAATCCCTGTATAAGTAAATAAAATTTTCCCTCCTGCTTCTGAAATACTATTTAGAGTTTCATTGTCTCTAGCTTCAGCCAACCTTTTCAATGCTTGTTCTTCAGTACATCCAGTAATATCTACTTTTACAACAAGAACATCACCTTCACCAAGATTAAATTTTTCCAAAATTACATTTGCACTTTCAATTTCATTTTCCATATTTCCTCCAATTAAGCTTTTCTATATTTCATTTCATATTTTATATTTTCAGGAGTAAACCACTCTCTTAACATATCAATTACTATAGTTTCATCAAATGATTTACAAGAAAATACATCAAAATACAAATCTCCGTTATGGTCCATAAAATGTCCCATAATATTTGATGTTTGAATAAACTGTAAAACAGTCCATCCAGTTAAGTCTCCTTCTCCGAAATGGAGAACTTGAGGATCTCCAAAAGGAACCATGTCAATATTTTTTACTAATTCCTTAGTAAAATCAGAAATATAAACAGGGTCTTTGCTCTTAGATAAGTCGCAACCCTTAACATCTAAAATAAGATGATATCCCCAATAATCTTCCATTAGCGTAATCTCCTAAAACATTTAATATAAAATATTATTTATAATAATCTAGTTTATTAACAGAGATTCCAAATTTCTTTAAAAAATCAATACCTTCTGTACTTTTATATTCTGTTGTATAATAGAATTCAGATATTTTAGCACCATATATCAGTTTAGCACAATTAATACAGCAAGAATGAGTACAAAATAAAGAAGCACCTTCAGAAGATTCATGAGAAGATGCTATCTTCATCAAGAGAGCCTCTTCAGCATGAGATACATAAGGTTTTGTTTTTAAATCATATCTACCAATAATAGGAGATTGAAGTTCATTATGAAATTTCTCATCACTATATTCAATATGAGGCCATGTCTTTTCTATAAATTCAACATCAAGCCAAGCACCAGAATCTGGATTCATCCAAACTTTATCTTCGCAATTATTATTCCATCCTCTAGGAGTTCCATTCCAAGAGAAAGAAATAATATTATCATTCTTAACTAAAATCGCACCAACTTTTAATTTTTCAGCATAGGACAATTGAGCAGTCCTATGTGCAACATCAATATAGAACTGTTTTAATTTATCTTTAATCATTATCAATAAAATCCACCAGAGAAATAATTATAATCCCATTCGATATCTTTAATATATTTCTTCGGTGTATGTTTATTAGCAATAATATTTTCTAGTATCTTTGATGATATATCTTTAAATTTTGGAGTTTCTACTTCAAAAACACAAGTGTAATTTTCATCATTAGAATTCATTCTAGTTTGAGCAATAGCTCTACCTTCCTTCTTTTTAAATTGATCATGATTTGATCTAAATGCCCAACCACATTTAACAATATGTTTACCATCTACTTCAATTAGATCTGATACAATAGTTATATCACGGTTCTTCTTGAAATTACGAATATAAAAGGTTTTAATATTACTCATCAATTACTCCAATAAATTAACATTTTTCAATAAATTCTTTATTCATAAAGAATATTCTTTTATCAGTTTCACTTTTTTTAATACCAACAAAAAGTATACCATCAATCTTTTTAGTTGGCAAGCTTTCACTTGTATAGTAAATGTCTTGTGTTATTTTTGATCTTACTTTTTTAAGTGGTAAGAATTTAGGTTTACGTTTCATAAAAAACTCCTATAAAAAAGGGAGAGGATTGTCTCTCCCTCTTCATTAGATTATATCAGATGAATTACAAAATATCAAGCTTTTTCATCTTTTTGTGTTCTGGAATGACGTTTTCTAACAAGATTACAAGAATGCCATTTTCCATAGAAGCACTTTTTACTTCAATAGAATCAGCTAATGTAAATTCTCTTGTGAAATCTCTGTTAGCAATGCCTTTATGAATGTAGGAGACTCCTACTTCTTCTGGTTTACTTCCAACGATTGTTAATTTACTTTGATTAATGGTGATGTCAATATTTTCTTTAGAAAATCCTGCGACAGCCATTTCAATAACATAAGTATACTCACCATCCTTTCTAATATTATAAGGAGGAAAATTACCTACTTTTGGAAGCATTGAAATGTCATTTAGTTGATCCAAAATCCTATCAACACCAACCAACGAATTAAAAAATCTTGTTGGTAAGTGAAAATTTTCTTCCGAAAATTGATTGTTTGGAAATGTAGACATGTAATTATTTTCGATTTTCATTTTATTTCTCCTTTTTAAGCGAGTTTATATTAAAAGTCTTCCCCCGAAGGCAGAAGTGTATTGGAGGAATATTTTACTTGCCTTTCCTCCAACTGCAAGTCCCATCCCGATGGGTTTTATATCTTTTTCTTAAAAGAACCTATTTGATACTTAGAAATCAACTCGTAGTCTGGTTTCTCTTTATATGAAAGAATTTTAATTTGATTAAGTGGAACAATATCATGCTCAATAATTTCAGGATTTTTTATATTTAAAAGCTCCCATTCTTCCAACAAAAATGCAATGGTATTTCTTCTTTGAATATCGTTTTCAGTAATATCAGAAGGTCTATTATCCATTTTAAATAATTCTTTAAAGTGCATTATAGAATACCTACCTCTTTTGTGTAGAATATGAACGCTTTGATATAAAATTTTATCCTTCTTACTCAAAACTCCAATTCTAGTTAAAGTCTCTTTTATCTTAAGAAATGATTCTTCATTATCTAAAATAACCTCAACTCCTAATCCTTTAAAAATGTCTTCTTCCATCATTACAAGATCTCCAAAATAAATAACTTTAAATAGTTTGTTAATACTTGTATTATTTATAAAGATTTAAATTTTAACAACACTACTTTTATCTAAGACTTTTCTTATATGGTTCAATTGATCTTCTGATATTAAATTTGATACTTCTTTAGCTTTTTTAAAAGAATAATTAAAATATTCCTGTATTAATTTAATATCATCATAAGAAGAACCAGACTTAATCCACTTTCTAAAAGGTCTTTTGTACGGTTTGATAGAATAAAACAAATAATCATACTGAAGTTTTTTATCCAGATTCTTATAAAAATTTAAATCTTGAGCGAATAAAATACAATCTATATGATATGACAATGCTCTATTAACAACAAAAGGAACATACTCATTTTCTTCTATATTTGAATGTAGTTGATATTTCTTAGTATCTAAAATAGAAGGAATACAATCCTTAAAAAGATCCATTATACAAACTCCACATCATTTGCAAGTTCTAACAAAAAACACATTAATTGTATTTCTTGATCAGCAACAAAAGAACTTTGAAATTGATATCTACCAACCAATAAAATTAATTGGGGAATATGAAATGGTTTAACAATAGAATGCATTCCATCATATATCTTACGATATATCAAACTAACATCATTATCAAGACTAGAAACTACCCATTCACGAATCTTAGTAATATCTTTATCTTTAAGATAAACAATTAGTTCTTTTAGTTGAATATCTCCTACTTGAGTAAGAATACCAACATCAATAGACCCATTTACAGAGTATCTCTGTAGTTCATTCAACACTCTCCTATTATCAGGAAAATATTTAGTTATGAAATTAGCAAGAACTTCTTTATTATATACAATATTTTCAAGATCAAGAATATTACAAACTCTCTTGAAAAACTGAGCCAATAGTTTACTCTTTTCTCCTTTATCAATACCAAAATTAATTACAGAGCATCTTGAATGAATTGGTTCCATGATCTTATTAGCATGGTTACAAGTCATAATGAAAGTGCAATTTTTAGCATATAACTCAAGAAAGCTTCTAAATGCTAACTGAAAGTTTCCAGTTGTAGCATCAAACTCATCAAGAATAACTACCTTTCTTCCTCCTGTAATAGAAACAGATGTAGCATATGATGTAATTTTAGTCCTTAACGTATCAATACCATTCTCATCTGAAGCATTAATAAAAAGATAATCACAACCAACATCCTTACAAAGAGCCTTTGCGATGCTGGTCTTACCAACACCAGCACCACCAACCAAAAGGAGATTAGGAATCTCCTTTCGTTCTACATATTGTCTAAAAGTCTTTTTTATTTTTTCAGAAAGAATGCAATCTTCAACGGTTTGTGGTCTGTATTTTTCAACCCAAAGAAAATCAGTATTATGCATAGTATATTAAGAATTAGAGTTAGAAGAAATACCTTCATAAAAGAGTTCAAACTCTTCATTTTCAGTTTGTTGTTCAGAAAAGTTTTGCTTATGATAAGTCTTAGCTATCTTGCGAATAATCTTCTTAGGAATCTTCAACTCATCATATACATGATCAATAATACTCTTCATAGTATCTTTCTGAGCCTCCATCATTGTCATAACATCAGACATTTCTCTGATACTCTTCTTCAATTTATTGAGTTCTTCTTCAGAAAAAGTTCCAAAAGTAGATGATACTGCATTTCCCATAATATAATCTCCTATTAATTGTATGTGCTGTTAGTTTCAAGGGTGATCCAATAATTAACCTTCCCATCTCTATCAGAGAACTTTGAAATTCCCTTTGATGAAATCTCTACCAAATAAGTTTTTGGTAGAATTTTAAGATGATCGCTTTTAAATATCAATTTAAATACATCTCCATTTGGATTACTATCAGGAAGAATCAATGTGTGTGTAGGTGCAGAATTTACTTCCGCATCAAACGAAACTAGTTTAATTTTATCACCATCAGATTCTACTGAAATGTTAGGAGACTGTAATACATTAGATGCTTTAATAATACGTTCAAAATCATTCTGATCTAATACAAATGAAATATCAGGAGATACAGAAGGTCGTTTCGACTTGTTGATGATCTCCTGATTTTTATCATCATATATCAAAGATGGAGCATTGTAAATATAGTTGATTTGAGATCTTCCATCAGAACCTTTAATAATAACATGTGTATCAGTAAACTCAAGATCAGCAGTTCCACCTTTAAACAGAGATATTACCAATAGAAAATTACTCAAATCAAAAATTCCAAAATCCATTGGAATATCTTCCTCAATAAAAGCTTCCGCAAGAATATTACGTTGTGCTGAAACTGAAGATACTACATTACCTTTTTTAAACAAAATCCCATTATTAATTGAAGAAAAATTCTTCAAAATTGTAAGAGTGTCATTAGAAATCTTCATCTTTTCTCCTTAATCATAACAAAAACACATGATACAGCATAAATCCAATTTAGTCAATCTTTAAGAGATGTGGCACTCAAAGCGTTAGTTTCTTCTATCCTCATTGACTTCCAACGTTCAAGAGACACAATAGCCTCTTGAACATCTTTTTCAATATCTTTATGTCCTCTCCCTCCAGCAACGAGCAATTTTTTAATTGCATGTTGAATACAAGGATCAGTTACATTAAAAATATCTAATACTCTATAAACATCTACATAATCATAAGGAACTTTTTTATAATAATGTGAATATTTTTCATTCATATTACATTTCACCAATATAATTAGCTACCGCTTGTAAATTTCCACTAAAGATATAACTACCAATATGAGACAACTGCATCCACGGAGCAATCCATACCTTAACTCCAATCTTTCTCATTTGATGACAATTGCAATAATCTTCTGATAAAGTTCTACGAGATTCTGGATCAATGAACACATTAAAGAAAGAACAAATTTCTCTTTCTCCACCAAAATGAGCTTGACCAACATGATCTGGCTTATACATATATTCTGGATATGCGTTTTGGAACTTTTCAAATACTTCTCTTCTATACATACAGAATCCAGTACCTACTTCAGAAACTTCCAAAGGTTCTTGAATAGAAAATCTTTGATTTCCACCAACTGGGTTAAATACCATCGAACCAACCAATTTAGGATATTCACTAACTGGAAGATCTTTATTTTTAAGAATAGCTTTATTAAGCTGTCCCCATTCAATAGATTTCTTCGGATAAGGTCCACCAATAATTTCCTTATCAAGAGCAAGCATTGCAACAATATCTTGTGGATTGAATCCAATATCAGAATCAATAAACATCATATGGGTACAATCTGAACGATTCAAAAATTCATCTGTAATATAATTTCTTGCTCTTTGAATCAAAGATTCATTAAATAAGAAACTGAATTTAACTTCAACTCCATATTGTATTAAAAGTGCTTGTAGATCCAAACAAGATTTCATAAACATACCGCAACATTGACCACCATACATAGGTGTTCCAATAAAAAGTTTCTTCTTTCTCAATTCTTCAGTTGAAATCTGAATTTCCATATTTTCTCCTATTACACGTTATAAAGTTCATTTTCTGTTCTGTTATACCATTTTCCTCCAACAACAGCAAAGTCGCTGGTGGTATCAACATATTCAAATACTGTAGATTTCTTTTGAATATCATGATGACTAATCATAAATCCTGTTGACCATCTTTGAGCTTCGCAATAACTAGCCCTACGAATATGACCCGCTCCTAACTGATGCCATTCATAAGCACCGTAATTAAGATTATGTAATGTTTCACTTTTATGTGAATGATGGTGTCCATTACATCCAGGAATTCCATATTTCTTTCCTTCTGGATAATGATGGAATAGAATAGAATCAAATTTTATCAAATAATTCTTTTTCAATTCCTTCTTTAAGTCTGATTCAGTGAATACTGTTAGGTCTTCTCTAGAAATATAATTAATTTCAAACCTATCTAAACCAAGAAGTTTAGAAATAGTAAACCCATGAAGATCGCTCAATAGAACCATAATATTAGGGCTTGATTCTGATAAATGACGTAACAATCTATGTTCGTGATTTGCTGAAATGTAATTCAATTCAGCGTCTGGTAGAATTTCTCTAATTTCTCTAAAAAATTCATGTACACAATCAATTCTTTCTATTAACTTATATGATCTTGGATCATTAAAATACTTAGAAAACTCAGGAAGATCAAAATGATCTCCACCAAAAACAATAACTTCAGGTTTAATTCTTTTCAAAGTATCAAGATATACTCTTCTAGTAAAAGGATCAAAGCTTAAATCATGAGTATCTGTAATAGTTACAATAGTTTGAAATCTTTTAGAATCTGGTCTAAGATACTTTCCTTCATATGAAGCTTTTTCAACATTCATATCTCTAAGTTTATCTTTAGATGAATGTTTAGAAATTTGACTTAATATTTTTGATTGATGATCTGTTAGATCTAAACCAGCTTGGGTTTTGAATTCGGAAAAAGTCCCAAAATAAGAACTCCACCAATATTCAGGACATTGAGAATTTTTCCTATAAAAATCTCTTGTAATTACTTTATCTGAACAAGCTTCAGCTAATTCTATAAAATCTTTTAAACATTCTTCACGAGTCCATGTTTTACTCTTACTCATATTATTTTCTCATAGTTTTATTTATAATTTATACAATCTACATTTTACATTCTCTGTTGAGCAATTAAGTTTCTGGCGTATCGTTTCATATACTTTTCACGTTTTTTAAATCCAGAATTTAAAGCCAATGGTTTTGCTAGAGTATCAAAAGTAATTCCATTAAGATGATCTAATTCATGAAGAAAAACTCTAGCACTAATTCCATCAAGATTGCTAGTATGTTTAACACCCTCAAAATCTTGATATTCTATTGTTATACTTTTAGATCTTTTAAGTCCAAGAACTAAAAATGGGAAAGATAAACAACCTTCTTGCATCATAACAGACTCATTAGAAGTTGACACTAGCTTTGGATTGAATAATGTAATATATGTATCAGCATAACCAATACATATAACAGAATAAGGAATCCCACATTGATTTGCGGCCAATCCAAATGCTTTATGTGTTGAAATAGTTTTAATTAAATCTCTAGACAATTTAGAGGCTTTTTCCAATCCTTCAGTTTCAAATGAAAATTCTACTGTTGGAGTTTTAAGAATAAGATCTGTTTCTGGTACTAAACTTAGTATTTCCCCAGAATCAACTTTCATAGTTGTTGGGTTTGAAGTATCAATTGTAATAATTTCGCTCATTGAATCACCTTTAATCTAGAAAAATTCTTAACCATTTCAAACTTTAACGCTCTATCGAACCTATCTTTAATCTCTTCACCTTTAGGTGAAATTACAAATATATTTGTATTATAATCTAAATCTCCTAACATGTCAAGAAATAAATCTATTCCTGGTTCATCAAAAGATCCATCTACAATTTCATCCATAAAAAGAAGATTACAATCTACACTATTTTTCATTTTAGAAATATCTCTAAATGCAAATAAAAGAGCTAAGTCTATTCTTAATTTCTGACCTTCTGAAAAATTATTGTATTGAAATTCATCTCTATGTCTTGATTTTATAACTTCTTCAAAGTTTTCATTTATATTAAAATTAACAAAAAAATTAAGTTTAGATAGATATGTGTTTATTCTTTTATTAAGAATTGGAAGATATTGTTTTATTATCTTAGTTTTAATCCCACCATCTTTTAATAATGTTGCACAATATTCAAGATATTTTTTATCCTCACTTAATTTTTTTTGTTGAGAAACAAAAACTTCATATTCAAAAACTAAATTTCTAAGTTTATTAATATCTTCTTCAGAAACTACTGAGCATCCTTCTATATTTTCAATCTCTAAATTCAAATTTTTAATAAAATCTTTATATGAATTTATTTTTGTATTTATTTTTGTTATTTCATTATTATGATCTATGATTTTATCTGAAATGTCAGATATTTCATTTAATCTACCTTCTAAGGTATATATCTCGTTTTTTAACTTAACATATCCTTCTTCTAGTTTTTCTTTTTTTGATTCTATCGAAGTTACATTTTCTTTTTTAAATTCAGGTAATATTACCTGTTTGCAGGTAGGACATGAATCATTGCTACTATAAAAATTTAGTTCTTTTGTAAAATTAGAAATATTATTTTCTAATTTAGCTTCCATCTGAATAAGTTTTTGTTTTTTACTACTGGAAGAAGTTTTATCCAATATACTATTTTGCAATACTTTTACATGTTGTTCTATTAACACAACATCGCTATTTAATTTTTCAATTTCATTTTCATATTTTTTTACAGATTCTTTCTTTTTTAAAATATGAGATTCAGAATTTTTCTTTATTTCTTTTATTAAATTATTTTGACTATTAATCTTCTCTTTATGAACTTCTATATTAGATTTTAATTCAGACAATGAAGATTTTATATTACTTACTTTTTCCTTAACCAACACATTCATAGATGAGAATATTTGAATGTCTAATAGATCTTCAATAACTGCTCTACGATCAGCAGCAGATAGCTGCATAAATGGAGTATATCTAGCAGAACCAAGAATATCTACTTGTATAAAAGATTTATAATTCATTTTAAGAATATTAATTTCGAGATATTCTTGATAGTCTTTATTAACTGCATCTTGAGTTAAAAGAACATCATCTATATAAATTTCAAATATATTAGGTTTCATCCCCCTAATAATTTTATAATCTTTACTACCAATACTAAATTCTATTTCAACCAAACAATCTTTTTTGTTTATTGAATTAGGTATGTTTGGTTTATTTATTTTTCTAAATGCTTTTCCAAATAAAACATAAGTCAAGGCACAAAGAATCATGGATTTTCCATGACCATTTAATCCAAAAATAATTGTTTTATTATGTGAATTTAAATCTACTTCTATATATGTGTTACCAGAAGATAGAAAATTTTTAAATTTTATTTTTTTAAATACTAATCTCATTCAGATTCTAACCTAACAGCTTCTTGATATAAAACTTCCATTATTTTTTTCAATTCTTGAGTATCAATATCTTTATTTTTTATCCCATCAATATATTTGTTCATAATAGTTATAGTATCCTGTGTTTCATCTACTGAATCTTCATCTGAAGATAAATCAACAACATCCTCTACTACAGTATATCCAGCAGGATTTACTTGATCTAAATGATCTAAAAATACTTGAAATTCATCTGTTCTACTACTAACAGAAACTTTTAAATAACAATTAGTATATTTTTCCAAATTTGAAAAATCAATAGAATCATCATATCTTATTTTATAATAAGTTTTATATGGATTTTCTATAAATTCTATAGTTCTAGTTTCTGTATCAAAAATATGGAATCCTTTAGGATCTTCAAAATCTTGCCATGTTAATTCATAAGGAGTTCCAACATAAAATATATTTTCTTTGTGTGATTTGTGATGGTAATGACCAGAAAACACATATTCATATCTAGAAAACATTTTAGGATCTAATCCATCTTTACATTCAACACCTCTATACATAGAAAAGTTTTGAATTTCAAAATGTCCCATACAAACCAAAGATCTTGAATTTGATATATAATTCAAACATTCTAATTCATTTTCTTTACAAATCCAAGGAATAATATCTATTCCATTTATATTTGTAGGAGAATCAATAATCGTTATATTATTATATCCACTTAATAATAAAGTAGATGAATTTATAGATAAAGATTCTCTATAAAATATATCATGATTTCCTATCAATGTATATAAATGTATTTTATTTTCTACTAAAGCATCAAAGAAATAAGATTTTACTCTATCTACTGAATATAGATGTGCTGCTTTACGATTATCCCAAAGATCTCCTAATTGGAATATTGTAGATATTTTATTTTCTACTAAATGCGGGATTAAAAATTCTGAATAAAATTTCTCGAAATGATCATGAAAAATCTTACTATTACCACGAGCACCAAAATGAGTATCTCCTAAAATACAAATTTTACTCATCAAAATCATCCATAAATTTTTCAATTCCTTTCTGCTTTGAAATCTTAATTTTCTTATCTTTCATTGTATTTTCAAATTGCTCTATGAATTCATATAGATTATCATATATTTGAATTTGACTAAGAATTGATTCATCCAAATCTTCTAATTCTTCTTCTCCTAGAACTCCAAAATTTTCTGCTGCTTTATATTTAACATATTGCTGTTTCTTTTCTTTTTCTATTCTTCTTAAGAAAGCATACCAAATAATTTTGGTAAAGTAGGCAAAAGGTTTATCATATTTAGTTGAATCAAAATTATGAAAATACATTAAACAGTTTTCAACTGCATCTAGTATCATTTCATCCTTATATGAATAAGAATAAAAATTTGGTCTTTGTGCTAACCCTGTTGCTATTTTTAAAAAACACTCCCCAATATAATTGGGGATTCTAGGTTTAGGGAGTTTATTTTCTTTTGCATCCTGTAGAAGGGTTTGATATTCTATTAGTGCTAAAGTAAAATCTTCATTATTTATATAGTTATGCTTTTTCTTTGTTTGATCTGCCATTCCATCTTCTCCATAATTAATTCCATATTATATACTATATCACAAATTCATAAATTAATCAAGTTCAAAAAGTTCTTGACTTTTTTTTAGTTCTGGTGTACTATATATCTGTAGTCCGATGATAATCTAATTTAACTTTATATTATATAATTTATAATTAAATTTCTCTTGATTGTAAAATTTAATTCTTTCTAAAAAGTGTATAACTGCAAAGTTCTGATAGCTATCAGTAGAAAGATCATCTACAATATCATATAAAGTAGCATGATCTTTATCATTATTCAATCTTAATATTCTACCTATACTTTGTAATGTTCTTATTCTAGACTTAGAAGGATGAGTAAATATTACATTATGTAAATTTTTTATACTTACTCCTGTTGAAAATACACCATTAGAAGCAATTATTATAGCATTTTCTTCAGATTCTACTATTGATCTTATAGATTCTCTATCTTCTATTTCTGTTTTTCCATGAATGAAGAATACTTTTCTATTTCCAATTAACTTACTATCCTTAATAAGATCATATAATATTTTACCATGAGACTCTACTAATTGAAACAATAGAAGAGTATTTTTATTCATACTTATAGCTAAGTTTTTAATAAAAATATTTCTATGTTTATTTGATATTATATATTTTATTTCCTCTTGATATTTAAGTTTTTGTTTTCTGAATTTATTACAAATATCTTCATCATATTTTAATAATAAACATTTTATCTTTAAATCAGTTGCTTGTTTCTTATCAATAAGTTCTTTTGTAGAAGATATTCTTATAGGTTCTCCAAATAATCCAGTAAGAACATTTTCATGCGTTTTACTACCTGATAAAGTTCCTGTCATTCCTATTTTATATATAGAATTTGTACAATTGTTTATTATGTCTGATATACTAGATGCTTGTGCAAGATGAACCTCATCATTAATAACAAAATCAAATTCTTCAAAAAAAGATTTATTTTCTATGTTATGAAGACTTTGCCAAGTAGATATTATAATAGGTTTATTTGAACTTTTTTCTTGCCCAGAAAATATAGTATGTACATTATCATAAACATCCCAATCTGTATTAGAAGAATAATCTTGGAAATCTGATTCCAATTGACTACATAAAGATACAGTTGGAACTATTATTAATCCTTTTTTACATCCATGTTCTATTAAATATCTAGATATTAGGTATGCTATTAAACTTTTTCCACTAGAAGTAGCACTCAATAAAATATTTCTTTTTTGTTTTAATGCTAAAAATAATCCTAATACTTGATAATCTCTAGCTGTTATCTTTTCTCCTTTAGAATGAATATTAAGATCTTTTATATACTGTTTAATACTATCAGTATCTAATTCTTCTGAGGAATTATCATAACAAATTTTATATGAATACTCTCTTTCTTTGCAGAATTTTATTAAACGATTAATTAATCCACAAGGAAGTTCCTGAGTATATGCAGAGAATACTCTTATAATACCATCCCAAACTTTGGCTTTATATTTAGGATTAAATTTATAACCAGGAACATAAAAAGAAAAGTAATCTGAAAGTTCTTGAGCAACTCCACGAGAACATCTTATTTTTAAAAAACTTTCATTTTTTTTATGTATTTCTATATCAAAGTTCATTAAGCACCAGCTAAGAATTTTTCCCACTCGATATAACTTCTCAATTCCCAATTTCTATTCTTTATTTCATTTAATATAGATTCAATAGAATATGATACTTGATCGTGATAAGCTTTTTTCTGTAAGATTTTATTTAAATCATCGTCTGCGGATATATATCTATCTATATTTCCCTTAGATCCTAGTTTAAGATCAAATTGTTCCCATCCATAAGTATTTAAAGTTTCTTCATCAAGATGTCCAAGATAATATTCAGTTTTAATATTTTTCATTTTATCATAATTACTTTTGGTTTTTATAGAAGCTAATTTATGTTCGTTTAATATTTTCAAATATTTACAATGTAATAATGGAATATTTAACAATTCGCTGCTTATGTTTGTTCTATCTATAATACAATCTACTTCCCACATTTCATTAACTTCTTCAATTGTTTTCATATTATAATCACCTCAAAAATATTTATCACCTATTTATATGGAATAAGTGATAGTTAAATGTTGCTGTTGCTGTAACAACTGTTTCAGAACTTTCTTTTGTGCTAAATTGTATTTCAGATAAAGATACTGGAAATAAATTAGCAAAATGTATAGAGAGTTTAGGATTATTTAGACCAGATAAAATAGTAATAATTGCATCACAATATTGAGGAGTATCTAAATTTAAAGAAGATATTTGTCTATTCATTAATTTATATTCTTCAAAAGAACAAGGAAATCCTATTCCCTTCATCCATTCATATATAACTTGATATGACCACATTTCTTCATCTATTATAAACTCTACACGCAATTCTCCAAATTTTATTTTATCTCCTGGTCTAGGAATGTCAACAAAAGGAGATGTTTGTATAACAGGCTCAACTAATAAACTTGGTAAAGAAAATGATTGCAAAAAATAAGTCATTGTGGTAATCTTAGGGAATACCATTTGAAATTTAGTGGGTTGTAAATAGTTTGTATTTTGTGGGTTTCTGTTTAAAGCACTCATATTTTTTCCAAAAGTTGTTTTTACTATTTATGTATGCTTTTATATTAAAAAATAATAAATACATAATAAAACACATTTAAGAGGAGTTTCATGAAAAGTTTTAAAAATTTCATTAAAGAAAGTGAAAAAAATGAATCATTTAAACAAGATGATAAAGGAAGATGGGTTATTGCACCTAATCTTAATTATGGTAACAAAAAAAGACCATTTAAACAAGATGATAAAGGAAGATGGGTTATTCCACCTAATCTTAATTATGGTAACAAAAGAGATAAACTAAAAGAATCAATTTTATTTGAAATTTACCATACACCAACAGAAGAAAATGAGTTACATTACTCAAACTCAGATAATTATACTCCAATGAATGATGCATTAAATAATTATCACAATGATGCTAGTAGTAATTGGAATAGTGATGATTATTCTAATATTAGAAAATATACTGAAGGAAGTTCATCTATAGCTGATATTTTGCATCAGTTCCACAATGGAGAAGCTTCTAAATCTGATATAGATTATAAGAGAGATCATATAAATGGGCTTGATAGTGCTCTTAATCGTGCTAAACCAGCACCATTTGACTATCATGTATATCATGGTATTAAATTTAATCCACAAGATTTATTTGATAAACAAGATGAAAGTCAAAGATCTTCTTCTGGTAAAATTAGTGCTAGATTACAAGGATCTTCTGATGATAGTGCAGTAATGCATCTTCCTGCATATACTTCAACATCATTGAATGCTAAAGTAGCAAAAAACTTTTCTGAGCCAGATAGAAATAATGTAAATCATATTTTAAAATTTCGTATTCCAATGGGATCTACTCATGGTGCTCATATTGATGAACATTCTGAATATGGAATACACTCCTATACTGATTCTGAATATGAAACATTATTAAAACGTGGAACTAATTTTAAGATGAGTAAAACTCCAGAAATAATAGGAAATACTCATATTTGGCATTGTGAAATTTTAGGACAAGATCCTAAAGATGTTAATCCTAAAATTTCTAGATATGCTTCTGAGGAAGAATTACATAATTTAAGTAAATCGGAAGATCCTGAAATTCGTTCTGAAGTAGCTGCACATACAAATACTTCAGGAGATACATTACATAGAATGGCTATGGATAAAAGTAACAATAAACCTACATTACAAAATATAGCATTAAATTTAAATACAAAAACTCATACATTAAATCATTTATCCGATATTGGTGATGATGATATTAATAAAAATATTGTACATCATCCTAATATTGATTCTCATACTTTGAATAAATTAGCTACTCCAAGTTCATCAGCACCACTATTACAAAGAATATCCGAACATCCAAAAACAAATTTATCAACATTGAATGATATTTATAATCACTCTTTACATAGATTGGGAGTGGCTTCTTCTTTGGCTACAAATAAAAATTCTGATGATGAATTGTTACATAAAATAGCTTTAAATACAGGAAAAGCAACTCATGATGCGTTAATTGGTAATAAGAACACCTCTAATAAAACTTTACATCATATATTAGATAATTCGGAAGATTATCCTAGAGATAATTATGATGGTTATAATCCTGGTCTATTAGACCATCAAAATGCAGATTCTTCTTTAATTCATAAATTAGTTGATAAAAATAAAAATAGTTCAGATTATACTTACCATGATCATGTCTTGCCTTACTTAGTATCTAGTAAACATGCTGATAATTCTTTATTACATAAAGTTGCTTCTTTCAAAGATTTACGTCCTTCTACTATGAATAACATAGCTATTCATAACAAGGCAGATGATAATTTAAGAGAAAAAATGTACGAACGCTCTAAACATTCACCAATGGCGTATTATAATCACGATAATTTTAGATCAAAATTATTATTATCAGATAACACTCATACAAATTTACTTCATAAAATGGTAACTGATGATCCTAATCACGCAAAAGAATATTCTTCTTTATTTTTAAAACATAAAAATGCTGATGATGAATTAAAAAATCGTATAAAAGAATTAAATAAACCTATCTGATTTAAATTTTTAACCTTATTAAATAAACCTAATTTAAACTTTTATTAGATAATAAAAAAGGGGGCTTTCGCCCCCTTATTTTATACTTTTTTAGCTTTCCATCCTTTATGAGTTCCCCTAGAAAGATTTCCTTGATCTAAATCATTCTCACTACAAAATTTTCTTAAATTTTCTATCTCTATAACTTTTCCTTCTGGAGATGTTACAATCCATTTCTTAGATAAAGCTTTAGCAACAGAGTATTTTTGAGATTGAGGTTGTTTAAATCCTGTTTTACCTTTATTCCAAGGTTCATTTCCCAATCCTTTTCCTTTTCTATTCTCAGACATTTTTAATAAAGTTTCTTCAGAGTATACATTATCTTTTCCTTTATTCCAAGGTTCTTTTCCTTTATTTACTCCCTTAATCTTTTCAGATATTATTTTTTTGTTTTCTTCTGAATGTTTAAACGATACTCCATATCTTGGGTTGTTTTCTCCAGTATACTTCTTAGATAATTCTTCTTTCCAGCTAATTCCATCTGGAGTTTCAAAATATTGTTTTCTGGATTTTGATATATTTTGTTTATGTTCTTCTGTTAGGAATTCTAATCTTACTCCACTACCACCTTTAGAAATATTATATCCTATATTAGTGGAATCATATTCAGAAATATAAAAAATCTCTGTTTCATCAACTTTACACTTTTCTATCTCACATATCAATTCATATCTCCATTTTGATGGAGGATATTTATTAAAAGCTTCATATAATTTTCTACAAGTATTGTTTTTTGATTTGGATTTATTATATCTATTCCATGCTTTAATATGTTGATCCCATCTTTTTTCTAAAGTATTTTTAGTTTGTCCTATGTATACTTTATTAGATGGTGAAATTAATTTGTATATTATATGGTTCATAATTAAAACTCCTATGTGCAACTATATGTATTTATATAAAAAGAAAAGGGTCCGAAGACCCTTTTCTAATTTTCTATTGAAAAACTTCAATAAAATCAAGAACTTATCACATGAGATTTTTTACTGTGAAAATTCTGTAGTAAACGTTGCTACGAGGATTAAGAGCACCACCACCCTGAGTAAGACCTTCAGCAAATGGGTTTGCTACCATTCCGTAACGAGTCTTGAAGCCGATCTTAGGTTGGAAAGTACCAGGATCAACTGCACGAACCATTTGTAGAGGAACGTATGGGCAATAGAATAGACCAGCATCATAAGGAGAAGTACCCTTATAACCAACGGTAACAAGTTCGGTATTAGAAGCCATACCACCGAAGTAAGGATCGATGTAAACTTTAATACGACCATGTAGCATACCACAGAAGGTATTACCAGTATCGTCTACTTGAAGATCTGCTGAAAGAGCAGGAGTGTAAGTTAATACACCAGCCATTGCAAGAGCAGAAGCAACGTCAGAAGAAACGATAAGGATATTACCTTTCCCTCTACGAGTATTCTTTGCAATAGCATTGGCTTCACGTTCGATATGATAGATAAGACCTTTGAATCTTTCTACTGACCAACGACCGTTAGAATCGGTATCTAGGTCAAATACACCAGGAGTTACTGTACCCCATTGAGCACCAGCCTGAGCAACGGTGTAAATGGTACGGATAACTTCACGGTTAATTTCAGAAAGAATTTCTGTAGAAAGAATATTGCTAAGTTCAGTTTCTGCATCAAGACCATGAATCGCTTTTAAGTCTTGTGCTAGTTCTAGTGAATACTCAGCTTTAAGAGCACGAGTGTTCGCAGTAACAGTAACTTTATCAATGGTTAATCCCATTTGTTGGAATGTTCCAGTGTCTAGTTGTTCGCCAGCAGAAGTTGTTAGACCTTTACCAGTTGTGAACAATCCAGAGTTAGCAACATTAGAAACTGGATTATTAGAAGTATCAGTAGATACTGAAGTTCCAACGATACCAGAGAAAATGGTATTAGCTTCATTGTAGAATGCTTCTGCGTTTGCTCCCTGTCCATTGTAACGTGAACGTAGTGCGAAGATAAGTCCAGTAGGACCAGTCATTGGCTGAACGCCAGCAACATCATACGCAATTAGGTTAGGAAGTGAACGTCTTACCAAACTAATTAAGATTGGATCGAAGTTAGAAATACCACCAGCTACGTTAGTAGGAGCAGTTTCGTTAAGTGCCATACGATCAGCATCCATTGCTCTTTGCTGATTTTCAAGAACCATAGCGGTTACTGCTTTCTTATACGGATCTTTAATAGCTTCCAATTCTGGATGATCCAAAATTGGAGACCATTTGTTCATTACTTGTTCTTCTAAGTACATTTTAGGATTCTCCTTGATTTTAATATTATTTTATTTTGAAATTGTTTTTGTAATAGATCTAGCTACCTGCTCAATGAAAGGATCAACATACTTAGTTGAAACACTTTCTTCAGATAAGTTTACTGGCTCTTCAAAAGCTTCTAAACTAGCTGGACGAATATTACTTGGATAATAACTTTCCTTTAGGGTTTCTAAAGATTCGGTGAATTCTTCCTCTGTGGTGAATTCTACATTCTTAGCAAGAGATTTAATTTTCTCAACTTGAGAAAGAGTTAAACCTTCACATACTGTATGAATTACTTCATTCTTTTTGTGTTCTGATATTTTCTTCTTTAAAGAAATATTCTTCTCAATTTGTGAATTAACTTGTTCTTCTAGTTCATCAACTTTAGTAACTAGTTCATCCACAAGATTAACTTTCTCATCAGGAATATCAATATAATGTTCAACAAAAACTCCTTTTAGAGCATTGATGAAATCTTCAGCAATTTCGGTTCTTAAACCTTTTTCGATTGCTAATTTGTTTTCTTCCATCCAGTTTTCTACAACGTAGTCTAGATAGGAATCTAATTTATCTGCAAAATCTTCCTTAACAGATTCAACAGCTTCTTCAAATTCTCTTAAATAAGATTCTTGTAATTCAGAAGAGATTTCTTCTACTCTTGCTTCAACAGCAGTTTCGAAAATAGCAGATGCTTTAACTTTGAAATCTTCAGAAAGAGATTCACCAGAGAATAGTGCATCTAAATCTTCTTTGTTCATAAGCTTGTTGGTAGCTTTTTCAATTCCTTGGACTCTTTTTCCTGCTTTAGTAGCAAATTTTGATTCTTGACTATTTGGATCTTGTCCATGATACATCGCTCTATGCATACCAGAACGTTTAGCCTTATCGAAAGTGTCTAAAGATGCCTTTTTAATATAAGAACCTAAAGTAGACTTAGAAACTTCATCAAGATCTTCTACTTCTTCAGAAATCTGAGTAGCAGCATCTTCTTTAGAAAGACCATACTTATCTTCAAATTCTTCTTCAGAAAGTTCATCAAGATCTTCCATAACTTCTTCTACTGAAGCTTCTTCTAATTCATCTTCATCTTCGTATTCTTCTTCTTCCTCACCTTCTACACAACATTCTGCCCCTTTATTAGCAGTCATAGTGCTTTTTGCTTTCTTAGCAGCAACACGATTTGCAATTGCATCTACAGATTGTTCATCTTCTTGATCAGTTTCAGAAGCATTTTTCAAATCAGCACGACCAGCATTATCTCCTGGTTGAGTTGCTAATTTCTTCATTGCTTCTGCTCCAACTGGAGGTTTAGCTCCTGGAGGTGTAGCGGTTGGTACGCCTTTAGTATAAGAAGGATTTTCATCATTAGTTTTGGTAGGACCACTTCCTACTTCAACACTACCCTGCTCATCGGCAGATAATTTTTTTCCTAGACCAAAAGACTCCCCACCAGCAGACTTAACGCTTTTGGTAAGAATTTCTTTTGCAGCTTCAGACAAATTTAACTTTGACATTATTTTCTCCTAATTAATATTTTTATATAGTTATTTATAAAAAACAAATTTTTAAATGTATTTTTATAGTCTTTTGATATAATTTTCGAAAATGGTCAGAGCCACTTTCTCAATATCTTTTTGTGAAGTTTTCTTAATGATATCTCTTGCTTGTTCTCTATATTGTTGAACCCATCCCTGACCATCAACAAAAACCCAATCAACATCTTCATATATACCTTCAACATAACATGATATTCCGCTAGGAGATAATACTGCATCCACACAGGAAATCACAAAATCGTCTTGAACTATTTTAATACCATTTTCTCCTTCCTTGAGAGATCCTAATGCTCTTGAAGAACATCCAAAAGAAACTCCTCCTGATATTAACGCTTGAAGCTCTTTTCCAGATGCGGTATCTAGTACTTTAGCTTTGCCCAAAACGTCATTTCCATTAAATTTTAATTCTGTAATTAAATGGGAAATTTTATTTTCTGAAATTTTAGGGGAATCTTCATGCCCTAAAGTTCCAACTGCTCTATTTCTATTCACTAATTCTTCTATATACTTTTTGACTGCTTTTTCCATAACAGGCATTGGATATAATCTTCCATTTCGATTTGCAGTTTCAGCTTGCATAAACGGACCACAAATATAATAACATTGTTGTCCTGTTTTAGTAGCTTCTGTTAGGATTTCAAAATCCTCTATATCTTCTCTTAACAGTTTCATTTTACTTTACCTTAGTTTTTATAAAAATCTTTTTATTCTTCTGGAAGTTCAAAATTATAAGTGTTTTTAGCAATATCTACTTTTAATGCTTGAAGTTCTGCAGTAATTTTTTGGTGCAGAGTTTTTGCGATCTCTGCTCCCATTTCATTAACCTTATTATCAGATGCATACCCAATAGCGTTTTTTAAATTATCATTCATATAAAATTCCTTTAATTTTTTCTTTTTATTTGGCTTTTCTTGTGGTTGTATAGCCAAATGTTTAATAATAAAATTCTGTTGATCTTTTGATTCCCAATCTTCCATTATGGAGTAACTCCATATCTCCCATAGTTGAATGCAGATGGTTCAATTAATTGTCCAGAATCATAGTAATTATTATCTTTATGGAGTTCAATTATAATAGAATATGATGCATTAGCTGCTGCATTATAAGAAGTTATCCCTATATTTCCATTTACATTAGCTCCAGAAATAGGATTGCTAATAGCAAGCCAATTACCTGCTGAATTATATTCTCCTCGACCACTCATAGTTATAATTGGATATGTATTATCACCACTCCAACTTAAAGTTAAATGTCCATTAGGAATGCTAACATCATACCATACTCTATATACAGATAATCCATAATAAGGTTTAGCTGTATTTCCAGAAATTAATAAATTATTATTTGCATCTAACGGTCTATATAAAGTATTAGCCGCAATTCTTGCAACATTTGATTCATTAGTGGTATTTGTAAATTCACCTGTTAATTTAATAACAGTTTGTTTTGTAGAATCTTTTATTATTTGATATGTATATGTTGACATATTTATTCCTTATTATTAACAGCAATCTCTAAAACTTCAAGAAAATTATCTGAACTTTCTAAAATATACTGTTCTAGTATTTCTTTTTCTTCAATATTTATGTTATTTAAATATTCTAATACTAAATTAGAACATTCTTTATTGATATTTAATTTAGTATCATCGTTAAATGATATTTCAGTAACATCTTCATCAAAATTCTCCAACATACTTAGAAAATCTTCTGATTGTAGTTGTTGTTTATCATCCAATGTTACTGTGAAATATTTTTTAAGTTTATCTGCATAATATAAAGCAACTTTAGGTCCATTTGAAAATTGCGAAATGGATTTTCTTTGAAGAATTAAAGTACCTGGAAAATCTCTCACTCTAGATTTCATTATTGACTCCAACCAAATATACGAGCAATAACATGTTTTGGATGACCATATTGTTTTTTAAATTCTCCAGATGGTAGTTGATAATAATGCTTTTTTAATGTCATTATAGAAAGAGCCTCATTAATCTCTTCATCTTCTTTCATTGCTTTCTTTCTTATAGTAGCAAAATAGATAGATTTTCCTTTTTCAGGACCATATTGGTCAATCATCTTCTGTTTCATATCAGAAGAATCGTATTTAAGTTTTAACTTCTTTTCTTTTGATTTTTCTGAAGAAGTCATTTTCATTTCGGATAAAGATTCTTCTAATTTTGAAAATTTAGAATTCTTTGAAGATTCTGGATTTGTGTGATACCATTTCTTTTTAGTCCCATCAAATTTCATACCTTCAGCTTTGGCTTCTTCTTTTTGTTTAAAAGGTACATTATGATATATTTTTGGCATTGGTGGAGCTTCATATGGGTTATTTTGTCCATACTTAGGTTTACGCAATCTTGGATTTTCTACACCCCAACCTTCATCATCAAAATCTACATCTCTATTATATCTAGATTCAACAAGTTTTACTTCATGTGCTTCAGATTCTCCCATGAAGTCTTCAGCAACTTTTTTCTTCTTTTCGGCTATTTTATCTTTAATTTTATTTTTCATAACATCAGAAATATCACAAGACATTTCTGAAATTTTATTTTGTAAAGCAAAATTAATTGCTGATGTTAACTTTTCTTTCATGAGTTCCTCTTAAATTATCTTTGTTGGTATGGATTATATGGATTTACTAAGGCTTGTTTAGGTTCTGCTCCAGATATTCCAGAACCATCGCCAGTTTCAGGTTCATTTTGTTGTTGTTGTTGTTGTTCCTGATCTATCTGATCTCCTTGTTCGCCCATAGCTAATTGTTGTTTTTGCATTTCTATTTCTAATTCTTCAGAGATTTCTTGTTCCATCTTTTCAATATCTTCATCATTAAGTCTTAGAATATGTCTTTGAACCCAATTCTTAGAATAATATTTACCTACATAAGGATCAATAATTTGCAATAACCCCATTCTTTCTTGCATTATTTCTGCTTCTTTTAATTCTGCAAAGTTATTATCCTTTATAAAATCAAAAAATACATGTTCTTTAAATTCATTCCATTCTTCTTCAGTACAAATTCCTTTTAATACTAATTGAACTCTTAATGCCTGATCAAATAGTTCAGAAAATTTATTTCTTAATTTATCTATAAATTTAGCAAATTTTAATTCATCTCTTGTTATTTCAGAAGTTCTTCCAATACTAAATGCTTGTTGTGGATCTAATCTAGTAACAGGGACATTCAATGCTTTGTATAACTTCTTTTCAAAATATTCAACCATAGACATATCATTAAAAGAATCTGAAGATTCTAATGTTTGTATTTCTGTTCCTTTTCCACCTTCTCTTCTAGGCATCCAAAAATCTTCAAGCATAGATAAATGCTTTCTATCATCTCTAACTTCACCAGTACTTGCATCATAAACCAATTTATTTTTATATTTGGTCATAATGTCACGAATATACTGTTCAGCCTTTATCTTAGGAAGATTCCCTACATCAACATAAAAAATTCTTCTTTGTGGTGCTCTAGATATTTTATAAATTACAGAAGCATCTTCCATCATTCTTAATTGGTTCAAAGGCTTAATAGCTTTATGAACATAACTAAGAACCATAGATCTTCTAGTATCCATCAATCCTGAATTTATACTAATAATAGAATCTGGAGCTATTTTAATTCCTATAGGACCATATGTAGAAGATGATGTTTTTTCAGATAATTTATCATTATATAAGAAAAACTCATTAACACCTACTATAACTTCTACTCCAGTTACCTCATCTTTCTTTTTCTTTATTTCTCTTACTTTTTTGATCTTTCTAGGATCAATATATCTTAATTCTTGAATTCCTTTTTGAGGATTATTAATATCTATAAGAATATGATAATTCAATCTCCCATCAACATAAAATCTTCTAAATATATCAGAAGCCATGTTATTATAATTTAAAAGTCTCAAGATATTATGGAATTCATCCTCTATGGCTTTTTTAATTTTATCAGATTGTTTTAAATCGTCCAAAACTATTTTTGTAATTAAACCATCATCGTCTTGAACTATTGCTTCATTAACAACATCTTCAATAGCACTATCAACTTCAGGTTGAAGGCTCATCTCACGATATCTAATTATTAATTCAACTTCATTTTTAGCAGAGCCATCAACATCGATGGCTGTTCCGAAAAATGCAGAAGAAGATATAGTAAGAGAACCATCATCGTTTGTTGGTGGAGCAAACGATTGCTCTACTTGTACTTTATCTTCTTCCTTTTTTCCAATTTTGAAGCCAAATAAACTAAATCTGCTTTTATCTGCCATTATTGTCTCCAATCATACTATATATTTTTATTTAATTATTAACTACGTCATTTGTCCAATATTGATATGCAAATGTAGCACTAAATTCTTCAATAGTGTCATTATTTCCCCAATCTAAAGTAACTGGAGAAATATCAATAGGAAATGCTTGTATCATTTTATATGTAGCTATTACAGTTCCTGCTTTTCCATAATGAATGACTTCAGCATCTTTCATGTAAATATCTGGTTGCACATAACCAGTAGTTCTTAAATTTGATTCATGTGTTTTTAAACTAGCCATCCAAGTTTCTAAAGCAGATCTAGGACCAGATGTATAGTCATCTTCATCAGAAAGTATAGATACAGTCCAAGGATCAAATGATCTATCGCCAGCAAATTTAATCTGTCTTCCAAAGTAAAATACTGGAGCTACTCCAATACTTGAACCTGGAATTGATGTTGCTTTTGCTCTATATGTAAATTTTCCTGAACCATTTATTGCAGGAAATATAATTTCAAATAGATTAGGTCTTGCCCCATCTACAGGCATATTTGTTATAAAATTTGTAATTGAGAATGCCATTTTTCTTATTCTCCGTATAAGGTATTGGTATTAATATTTATGTTATTTATTTTGAATGGGCTAGAACTCTAGCCCATTCATTTAGGTTTATTTTAGAATTTACCTACAACGGTGCTAAATTCAACACCACTCTTAACAGCAACAAAGTTCAACTGAATAAAATTAATGCTCTTTGTAGGTTTAATATAAATGTCACCAACAAACCCATTAGAATCTATAACTTGTGGAGTATTATTTGTTGAATCACAAACAACCAAATAATCATATATTCCATTTTTAGCTTTAACTGCTCTTAAATAAGGTTCAACCATAGCAACAAATTGTGATCTTGTAAATTGATCATTCATTTCAAATAGAGAATTTAATGCAGCCATAGAAATACTCTTTTCAAGAGTAATAAACAATCTACGAACATTTATTCTGTCAAATGCAGATGGAGTACTTAATAGAGTTTTATCACCGAATAACATTGGACCTGTTCCTGTAAAAGATACAACCGGATTAACTCCGTTCATGTATAACGAATCTCTTTCATTTCTTAATGGATTCCATGCTAATTTAAGAATATTTTTAATAAGTCCTTTTTTCATTCCTGCAGGAGAAACCCAAGTGTCATGAGTTAAGTCTGTTTGAGCACAAAGTCCTGCAATGTCAGCATTTAAAGGAACCCAACGATATATGTTGTTGTATGGGTCTAATTGATATTTCCACCCACTATCAACAACAGCATAAGAACTTTGTCTATCTAATGTATCTAAAAATCCACCTACTCCTAAAATATTAGTTAATTCAGATCCTTTGGCTGAAACAACATCTTCATATCTTGGGGAAATAAAGACCATTGCATCTTTTCTTCCAGTTATAGGATAATTCTGACCTTCAATAATATTATCAATTAAGTATTGACTAACATCTATTGAAGAAGCTCCAGTTATACATAAATTAACTTCAAATGCATCTTTATTTTTAAATTCATCCCAACCTCTAATTAGATCAGAAGAGTCTAAATCATTTCCGTTAGATCCATTATCTAATTTAAAGTACATATTAGGGGTTTGATCAAATTCTATACCTTCTCTAACTGATCTATCCCAAGTATCTGAAGTATTAGCATAATCAACTGGGTCCATTGCATATATATAATTAGATCTTTCAAATACAGCTTGTTTATAGTAACTGATTCTTCCAGATGCATCAATAGCATCAAATGCTTTTGATACCAGTTCAAATTTTTCTAATACTTGTCCTTTTTGTCCTGAGAAAATACCATTAGTGTCTACTACTACTATATGCATTTCGTCATTTGCAGATCCCTTAAGTGATGCAGATTCAGAAGTTTTTGGAGGACTTTTGAAATAATTTTTATAATTCCAAGTTGAAAAATTATTAGAAGAAGTACAAACAGAAACTGTTAAAGAATCTCCAGAAACACCAGCATATCTAGCTACGAAAGGCCCAAATTCATTATTATTATTTTTGTGTAAATAGTCAGTTTCATAATCAATTTCATTTTTAATTAAAGTAGTATTAGCTGAATTTAAAATTTCAATTTCTAATCTATCGGTTGTTGATACATTTGCTGTTATCTCTCCAGACAGAGTTAAAAGACCACTTTCTGTGTTAGCATCTGTAATTTGTAATGTATTAACGTTATTTCCAGTTAAATACCAACCAATTGTTAAGTTAGATGCTACATTTGCATCAACCACTAAATAAACTTTTGGTTCTAATGTATTTGCTTCTAAATTTTGACTAGGAGTAAGTTGTCCTGCGTTAGTATAATAAACATTAGCTGAAGATGAGTTCAATGCTGATGCTATATCTATTCCTCTTACTACCCAAAGACTTCCCCCAGCATATGATAAAAAGTTCAAACAAGACATATAACAAGTACCAACAAATGCATTTAATGATGAATCTGTTGGTGGTAAAAATCTTGTTTTTAAATTTTCTTTAGTTGCAACCATAACAGGAAAATCTGCTGGACCCCAATTGAATTGTCCAACAAAACCACCTGTAGAAACGCTAACAACTGAAACGTAATTTGTTAAATCGATTTCTCTTACATTTATTCCTGGTGAATTTTGTGATGATAATGCCATAAAATAATCTCCTTGATTAAAAAATTCTTATACTCTTATTTATTAAAAATAACTTTTTTACAACTATATTTAAAAATCTAAAAGTTCTTTAAATAATTTTTCATAAGGATCTTTATCTTTAGTTTCTATCCATACAGTATCTTCTGAAACAAAAAATGGAACTTCTAATCCACTCCATTTATCAATGATAGGAAGAATATCATCATCGTCAGATATGTTAAATTTTTCTAATTGTAATTGTTTTCTAATATCATGATCTACAATCTCTTTAAAATATTTTTGAGTAGATAACCATCCAAAAATAACTAAAGTCATAGCTAAATCGTCATTACATCCTTCTTCTGCTTCATATGAATTAGAATTTGAAACAAAAGTAGTTAATTCTGAATAAGTTTCAAAATCATTTATGATTAACTTATCCATTTCAATTAGAGTTTTTAAAGTAGAACACCCCATTCTTTTTACTAATGGAGACATTTTTAATCCTAACGCCATACCATTTCCAAATCCAGATGATAATGTTTGAGCTTTTTTATTTCCAGAAACAACTCTCATAACATTTTCATATTCAAGATCATTTTGTAATATTTCAGCAACTTGCGGATTATTATTTATTTCAATCAAAACATATGCATTATTATAGTATACAGCACACATTTGTAGTATATTAGGATATAATAATGGAGATATTGTATTATCTCTGAATCTAGCCACTTGTTTATACGGCATTGTCGAAACATCGAATACTGAAAATGCTGAATAGTCTAAGTTTCTACCTTCAGAAACATCGACAGTCATTGCATACATATGAGTTCTAGTTACTTGATTTCCTTCTTCATCGAAAAATTCTTTTATAGGTTCTTCATATATCTTCATTCCAGAGAAGTCATTAATTTCATCTTTATAAGATATAGTTGCTAATTTCTCTCCTGAAATCAGTGTGTTAGTAGACCCCAAGAATTCTGTTTCAAATTCCTGCTGCCATTGTCTAAGACTTGTATTTTTTATTGTATCTTCTTTAAACTTTTCATCTCTTCCAGGAACCATTGACCAATGGATACTGAATGTTTTATAATCATTTCTTTTTCCAAGAGCATCTGTCCACATCTTATAGAATAAATTCATTCCGTTTGGTGTGGATACAATAATCATTTTTGTAGTTTTACCAGAAGAAATTACTGGATAAACAGAAGTGAAGAATTTTTCTGCGATATTTGGTGGAACGAAAGCAAACTCATCTAAGAATACTAGGGTAAAAGATCCACCACGAATAGCATTTGAAGATGTTGCAGATGCTAATACTTTAGAACCATTTTCTAATTCAATGTTACCCTTATTCCAAACCTTAACACCTTGCTGTAGCCATAATGGAAGGTTTTCATATGCAAGTTGATATCTATCAAGAATCTCTCTAGCAAGATCTCCTTTATTTGCAAGAATAGCAATATTTTGATCAGAATTGAATAAAGATAACCAAAGAATATAAGAAACAGAAGTTACTGTTTTTCCAACCTGTCTTGGACATTTAACAATATTGAATCTATTTTCATGGAAATTAGTAACCATCTCCTCTTGATAATCATACATATTGAATGGAACAACGCCATAATCAACATGAACTACTTTTACATAATTTTTAATAAAATAGATAGGATCATTAGCGCATTTTATATATTCTTGTACTTGATCTTCTGTGAATTCTATATTAACCCCTTCACGCTTTAATAAGGGATTAGATCTGTAGGATGATTCTACTATCATTAATTACCTTCTATCACATCTTTTTCATTTATATCTTTAACCATTTTTGCTAACTCTTTTGTAGATCCAACAAAAATAGCATTTTTTATATTTGTTTTAGTTTCTTCTTTTTGTTTATAGTTAGAAATTTCTCTAATCTTTTTATGAATATCTAACATCTTTTCATTAGCTTCAAGTACTGTTTTTAACATAGTAGCAGCAACTTCAAAGTCTCTGCCTTTTTCAGTTTCTCTTGCTATTGTTAATATATCATCAAAAGCAGATTTTCCTTTTTCTATTAATTCATTTAAATTTTCTCTACTAGTTTCATAATCATTTTTTAAATCATCATCTAGTTCACCGAAGAAAATTTTATTTGGTTCTTCTATAATTTGAGGTAAATTTTCTGATTCCTCAGTTTTTATGTCAAAAAAATCTTCCATTCTTTCATTAAATTTAGTTCCCATAATATATCCTTTGGTTATGCTTTTATGTTTATATTAAAATAAGTTTCATTATTTGCATAAGAATGATCTATCATATATGTAGATAATGTACTAGTTCCTACTATAGTTTGTCCAATTTTTATAGTTCCATTTATTCTAGATAAAGTTATTATATTATTAGCTTTATTCCAATAGCTAACTTCAGCAGTTCCTATAGCATTTTCTAAATTATATCCTTGATATACTATTTCTCCTATTTTATAATCACCAGATCCAGTATTTAATACTATAAATGATTTTGTTGGTAATGAATCACAACTACCAGATACAAAATTATTATTTGAACTACTAATACTTACATTAGCTTGTTGAATTGTATTTTCTGTTTTTATTCCACCAAATATAAATGATTTTATGGTAAAATCAAAAGTAAACATAACAACACGAACTTCAGAATCAAAAGATCCTTCTGATTCAATTGAAGGTACTACTCTATCTAATAATATAGGAACGGTTTTAACAATTCCCATTTCTTGTACTAAATTAAGTTTTATACTAAAATCTGGAGTAAAATAAGGTAATATCTGTTCTACTATTTGAGTTGCATCTTCTATAGTTCTTGCATATGCTGTTAATTGATAATTAAAATTATATGGAACAGGATTATATTGACTTAGTACAGACTCTGCAGAATTTGGATTAACAGCATAATTCTTATTATTAGTGTTTAATTTTCTAGAAGAATCATATTCAAGTCCCAAGAATTCATAAGATAATCTAGGAAGAATAATTTGAATCTTTTTTTGTAAATCTGGATCTCCTAGTAATCTTTTGGTATATTTTTCTTTATCAGCATATTCAATAGGTACTATAAATCTTTGATCTTCTATTTTATCTGCTGTTAAATCAGGATTAGATCTTATTATTGTTATATTTTTAAATAGACCAGCAAAAGCAACAGACATTTTTCTTATTATTTGAAAATAAGATGTTGGGTTGTTAGACAAATTATCCTCCTAAAGAACCGAAAGGGTTTGATTCGCTAGTATTTAACACTTCTGTTTCTTCACTTCTGATATGAACATTATCCCATTCTGATCTGCTAGTAGGATTATCTAAATCATCATATGATACTAAATTGAAAGAGGTTTCTGATTCTGATCCAACTATAGGAACATTAACTACAAATTCTCCAACTATATTAGTTACTTTTAATTTATTATTAGAATCATCCCAGAATGCAACAGATGCTGTACAGTTAGCAGTTAATAATGAAGATCCTTGGAATACTATTTCTCCATATTGATACACTCCACCATATAATCCAGAATCAATTGCAAATTGAGACATTTGTAGATTTATAGAGTATGCTTCTTCATCATTAACAATATCAATCTCTTCAATTCCAGTTTCAATTTGTTCATGTGAATATTTAAATGCTTCTAATTCTAGTTCATAAAGATAAGGCATTCTTCTTCCCAATTGGTATTTATCAGAAGTGTCATTAACAAATTTAATTTCATATAATTCACCTAATCCAGAAGCCCAAGGTATGTATATTAAATCTCCTTCTTGTGGTCTAATTCTAATTGAAGTTGGAACAAGATCATAAAAAGATCTTGCAGATATTTGTACCTTAGTATTATTTTTTATTTCAAGCCCAAATTTACTAAAAAATTCATTACTCAATCCTGGATCTATTGAATTTGATAAATACATTTCTATTGAATATGAATCTTTAAATTTTCTTAATGGATTATCGCCATATACTAAATCAGGAGAATCATCCTCCATCAGGATGTAATATCCATCAAATCCTTGAATTTTAATAGCTTCTGTTAAAAGAGATTCTAATAGTGATTGTTCATTATGAGAATTATATGAAGTAAAAAAACTAGATGTTGCCATATTTTTTACCCCATCATAAATTCACATGGAATTGAATAGTCATTTTCCATATCTTTTTCTAATTGATCTATCTCTCTAATAGCATCTTGATATAAAGTTTCTCCATTTAATACAATTCCACCAGGTAAACTTATGTTTCCATATTTTCTTAGATTTTCTCCCCATTGTCTTTTAAATAAACATGTGGTATATCTAAGTAACCATCTATCATTCCAAACATCAGTAAATTGTGAAGAATCAATTAATTCATACCCTTCAGAAACTACAATTTGTCCTTCAGGAGCTTGTCCTGTTCCCCACCCAAAATCTATATATAATCTATTTTCATGTCTATTAAAACGTATAGGAACTTCTCCAGTGAATAATAATTCTAAAGTTCTTAAATGTTGCATAGTCATGGTATAATTTATATAACTAGCACTAGTAAAATCCCATAGTTCATTTAATCTTAATTGATATCTAAGATCCCACATATTAGTTTGATTAAATGTATTAACTAATGGGAATATTCTAGTAATACCTATTATAGAATCTGGAACTGAAAAATATCTATTTTCTACATCTTCTGCTGTTATTCCTTTAACCCAATATACTTTTTTAACAGCATCATAATGATAATCCGACCAGAAAGAAATAGCTTCATCAATACGATCTTGTAATTGATCTTCAGAAACATTTATATCTATTACAGGAAATCCTAGTCTTCTTAAACAATAATCTTTTAATTCTTCTCTTGAGTTAGGTTTAGCCATGATCTTTTATTTAGTTTGATTAATTAATTATTTATATTATTTTTTTCTAATTCTAAAAGTCTTGATTTAGTTTCATTTAAATCTTCAGATAATTCTTGAATAGATTTAATTAAGAATGCTATCAAAGAATCATACTCTACAGATTTTATACCATCATTTTCATGAACTATATCAGGTAGTATTTTTTCAATTTCTTGAGCAATAACACCATATGATTTCTTTCCTGTCTTTTTCCAATTAAATGAAACAGGGTTCATTTTGTTTACAATTTCTGATGAATTTTGTAATGGACTTATATTATCTTTTTGAGATTCATCTGATAGGGAAGAAAATATAGTAGCAAATAAAGTACCTGTACTAGGATTTGTATATAATTCTGTTGAGTTTATGAAAACAGAATTAAATGCTTGTCCATTTGTATTACTAGTAAAAACTAAAGGTCTATTAGCATTTGTAGAAGTATCATCTGTTAAAGTTGGACCAGAGTTAGCTTTATTGAATGCACCTAATGCATTATTTATTGCAGTGTTAGCTATAATGAATGAATTAACAGCATCATTACCAGCAGAGTTTGCTTTGTTAAATGTAGAAACAATATAATTTGAGTAATTACCACTATGTAAAATAGTATTCCAAGAACCCCATGTAGTATTAATCCCTGCTCTTAATTTTAATACAGGATTTGTTGTAGAATTTGCAGCAGATGGTGAGAATAGTAGTTGATAACTTGGGTCTCCAGTAGATGCAGTTGTGCTATCCCATGGAGCATATGTTATTAACCCACTATAATTACCTGTTGAACTAAAAGTAGAGGAACTTTTAAATTCTGTCGTTAATCCATAACTATAAGTATTTGGAGTTAAATCAACAGTTCTACCTCCAGAAGTTCCCATTACAAAGCCAGGTGATCTGTATGATGTTCCATCCCACCCACCAACAGAACGAGAACTAGTAGCATTTCCACCAGCATTTCCACCAATATTCAAACTAGAAGCAGTACCAGTTAAGCCAGTACCAGCACCAGAGAATGAAGAAGCTGTTACTGAACTGGTGGTAGTTAATGCACCAGCACTACTTAAAGTCATTCCTGTAGTTGCACCATCACCCCAACTCTGAGAACCTTGGTTTGGATATCTTTCCCACCAAGTTTTTGTTGTTGAACCAGGAATAGTAAATGATGCATCAACCCAAACACCATCATGTAATGCTTGAGTTGTCCAACTAGTAGATGTATTGGCTTTTCTTAATCTCCATCTGGTATTATATACAAAATTTGAGCCAGCAGAATGTAACTCTGTGGAAATTGGTATATAAGCTCCAGTATTTGCACCTAATGGAGTAATGCTTTCTGATACTATCAACCTTCCTACACTGCCGCTTGGTGCTCCACCAATACCCATTTGTCCAGTAGATACATTAAATACAAATGCACTATTTGCGTATACTTGTCTATTACCAGAAGTACCATCATAAAGAGCAGGATAATAAGTACCTGTAGTCGCATTAGTTACTGTTTGGTATGCAGAAACGTTAGCACTACCGACAGATGCACCATTTGCTAACTGCCAACTAAATCCACCACCAGTGGTATAATTTAAGAAAGTATTATTTTGTGTTGGAGCGGTAATAAATCCAGTAGTATTAGTACCAGTTTGATAAGGTATTCGATTAGCATCACCGCCTACGATATTTGTGGCCAAACCAGCAGTTAAACTAGAAGCAGTACCGGTCAATCCAGTACCAGCACCAGAGAATGAGGATGCGGTTACAGTTCCACTAGATGCAGTTATATTGGCAGTGGAAGTAATAGACCCAGTAATTGCAACTGTATTTGCTGCTGAGTTTAATCTTAAACCAAAATTAAATCCAGCCCAAGGAGCAATAATTAAATTACCCGGTGTACTAGAACTTGTGCCAGAACCATTACTGAACCATAAAGCAACATCACCAGTGGTTGTTATGCCGTTATATGAACCTCCTGATGCATTTGCTTGGAATGCTAACCAATTTGTTCCATTACCTATTTTTAGTGTTTGGTTAGAGGTAGATACTCCTGAAGAATCAGTAAACGTGGATTGTGTAATACCCGAAGCATTAAATGATGTTGCTGATAATGCACCAGTGGCACTATTGAAACTTAATGCGTTATTAGCATTGACTTGTCTATTACCAGAAGTACCATTATAAAGAGCAGGATACCAAGTACCAGTGGTTGCATTAGTTACTGTTTGGTATGCAGAAACGTTAGCACTACCAACTGATGCACTATTTGCTAACTGCCAACTGAATCCAGTACCAGTTTGATAATTTAGGAATGTATTATTCTGTGTTGGTGCGGCAATAAAACTAGTAATACCAGATGTTCCTTCATAAAATATTTGGTTAGCAGATGGACCAGTAATATTTAATGAACTAACTGTCAATGCACCAGTATTGGCTGTTCCTGCAACATCTAGTTTATATGCAGGAGAAGATGTTCCGATACCAACGTTACCGAGATTGTTGATACGAACCTTTTCTGTTGGGGTTCCAGCATTTGATGTATAAAATTCTAGTGTAGTTTGATTGGAACCATTATTAGTTGCTCGTATTTGACTATCTCTAACATTAAACCCATTATTGGTAGTATCAAAGGATAGTACACTTTGAGTGTTTGCTGTGCCTGAAGAGTTTACAATTGCTGCAACTACTGCACCACCAGAGTTTGTTCCTACTACAGCGAATTTGCCCCATGTACTAGGAGAAGTTGTTCCGATACCAGTATTTCCAGTACTATCAATTCTCATTCTTTCGGTAGGAGTAGAAGAACCATTAGCCGTAGTCCTGAACACCAGACGACCTGGCATGTTGTTAGTCCCAGGAGTTCCGTCCACTTCAGCACCAATTTTGGCTGCTACTGAAGTTAAGGAAGTCCCGTCAGCACCAGCCCATATTAATTCACCTAATGAATCATTATTTTGGACTATTGTGTTGGAACCTACAGTTGTCCCTCGGCTTTTACCAAAGATAAACCTCAATCCATTAGTATCATTTCTATTAAGAACAGCGGTAAACGGAGTAAGCCCATTAGAATCATGTTCAATAAAAATATCATTTGATACGACTGTTTGAAAACCATCACCTACAGAGCGTTTAGTTGTTGTCCCACTTAATACAGACCCTGCGTTAGATATAATAAAAGGAGAAGAATCAGGATTCGAACTATCTTCAACTACTAATGCATTACCTGAACCTGTTTGTGTGATTCTAAGGGCATCTGAAGATGAAGATGTGCTTATAATTAAAGGACCAGAGAATGTTCCTCCAGTTGATGGTATTACATAACTGGTATAATTTACTGCATCTAATACTCTTCTCCAAGATGACCATGATCCTGCTCCACTAACATTTGGTGGATTACCGCTTCTTGTATATAAACTACCAGAACTATAGTCTCCCACAATTTGTGTAATAGTGTCACCTGCCCCATGCATAACCAACATTTGACCATAATTAACACCTGGTCCGTTTGCAGAAGGAACGTCAAATCGATACATACCAGATATTGTTATGGTATTTAAATCACTGGTTCCTACAGAACCAACACCTTGCGCTGCATAAGAAGTGTAGTTTGAAGTAGTTAATGCTGTATTAGCTAGATTAAATGCACCTAATGCGTTATTGATTGCGGTATTAGCTCTAATAAATGCATTAACAGCATCATTTCCAGCAGAGTTTGCTTTGTTAAATGCAGAGTCTGCATCCAGATTAGCATTATTAGCTAGATTAAATGCACCTAATGCGTTATTGATTGCGGTATTAGCTCTAATAAATGCATTAACAGCATCATTTCCAGCAGAGTTTGCTTTATTAAATGCAGACTGTGCATATAATGTGGAAGTATCAGACAATCCAGTATAATAAGAACCTTGTTGTCCATCTAAAAAATCTGCATCTAACGAAGAACCTGAACCATCATTACCTGAGTGCCAAATTTTATGCCATGTTGTATTTCCATCTCCATTTGTAGCTCTATAGTAAATACTATTACTATTATAAAAATTACCAGCAAATTGCATCGAGTAATAATTACCATCATTACTATGAGTAGAAGTTAATAAATGATACCAACTTGAAGTAGTTTCGGGCCATCCTGTACTAATATTAGCATTAGAAGTTTGCCAAAATCCAGAATCTATTCTAGTGTATATTATATCTTTAGATGCAGGAACAAATCCAGAACTAGATTGAACTACTCTCCCAGTTAAAGTTCCTCCAGAAAGAGGTAAATAGTTAGTTACTGTATTTGCTTTTATATAAGCATTGACTGCATCGTTACCAGCAGAGTTTGCTTTGTTGAATGCACCTAATGCATTATTTAATGCAGTATTAGCTTGATTAAATGCTCCTAATGCATTATTTAATGCAGTATTAGCTCTACTGAATGAATTAACAGCATCATTACCAGCAGAATTTGCCTGATTAAATGCTCCTAGTGCGTTATTTAATGATGTATTAGCTCTACTGAATGAATTAACAGCATCGTTGCCAGCAGAGTTAGCTTTATTGAATGCTCCTAATGCATTATTTAATGCAGTATTAGCTTGTGTGAATGCTGATAATGAATTGTTAACTCCAATGTTAGCTGTATTATATGTAGTATTAGCTTGTATGAATGCTGATAATGAATTGTTAACACCAGTGTTAGCTTGTATGTAAGCATTAACTGCATCATTACCAGCAGAGTTAGCTTTATTAAATGCAGAGTCTGCATCCAGATTAGCATTATTAGCTAGATTAAATGCACCTAATGCGTTATTGATTGCGGTATTAGCTCTAATAAATGCATTAACAGCATCGTTACCAGCAGAATTAGCTTTATTGAATGATCCTAATGCATTATTTAATGCAGTATTAGCTTGTATAAATGCTGATAATGAATTATTAACCCCAATATTAGCTGTATTATATGCAGTATTAGCTTGTATAAATGCTGATAATGAATTGTTAACGCCAGTATTAGCTCTAATAAATGAGTTTACAGCATCATTACCAGCAGAATTAGCTTTATTAAATGCTGAGTCTGCATCCAGATTAGCATTATTAGCAGAATTGAATGCACTTAATGCATTATTTAATGCAGTATTAGCTTGTATGTAAGCATTAACAGCATCATTACCAGCAGAGTTAGCTTTATTAAATGATCCTAATGCGTTGTTTAGTGCAGTGTTAGCTTGAGCAAATGCAGACTTAGCTATTGGTTCATTATTTGCAGCAGTGAACGCACCTAATGCGTTGTTTAGTGCAGTGTTAGCTTGTGTATAAGAATTAACAGCATCATTACCAGCAGAATTAGCTTTATTAAATGCTGATTGTGCATATAATATACCAGTATTAGCATTTGTGTATGCATTGTTTGCACTATTCCATGCTTTAGGTGCATTATTAGCAACAAAGAATGCAGAATCTGCATCCATATTTGCATTATTAGCTGCTTCAAATGCAGACTGAATATTTAATGTTAATGTTGAAGTATTAGCTACTACTAAATCCCAAGCATATCCATTCCAACTCCAAGATTTGGAGCCTACTATAAATACGTCATTTATTTGTGGATTTATTGGAAAATTTATTGCCATATCTAATTACTCTTTATTATTTTATATAAATTAAGTTCATCTTGCTATTTCTGTAATGCGTAACCAAATTCCTGATGCTGAATTAGTAATAATAATGCTATCATCAGCAGTATCTCTACGAGCAGCTACTTGAATCTGTTTAGTTGAGGTACTTGAGTTTGTATATCTTCCTGTTATTGGGAATAATACACCAGAACGACCACTTGTTCCAGTACCATTATCATTCACCATTTGCCAATTATATGAAATTTCGGCTCCATCTACTAATAATATTGAGAACCAACTATCATCGGTAGTGCCTTGCGGTTCGTATCTTGATATGTGAACATGAACAACCAAATAACTTGATGAACTAACTGGAGTGTAGTTGTATGTGATAAAGTTTACATTTGAACCTGATGGTGCAATTGTAGTAGAAACAACAGTAACCTCACTATTCGATAACATAGTATCTTTTATAACTTGACCTGGTGAATATGCTCCTGGAGTTATTGTTCCTTTAGAAGATATATTACCAGCATTACTAATAGTAAAAATATTATTAAGGTAAGTTGAATCGATTATTTCAAGACCACCTGTAATATTTACACGAATAAATTTATTTGGATTAGTTGCACCACCAGAAATATTTGTAAATTTTAGTACGTCTGCATATCCAGCACCACCTAGCGTATTAGCTGCAGTAATGTGTATTGCAGCATTTACTGTTGTTTGTGGAGTGTAATTTATATATAATTGATTATTTAATGTAGTGATTCCACCAGTAGATGTGACTCCTGTTGGACCAAATTCAGCCCAAACTGGATAAGTAGTATTTCCAAAATTTTCATAAACAACACCAGTATCATTGTGTATCCAAATATCATGAGAATTAGAAGATGATGGTGCTGTGTTTTGATAAAAAGCATATACTTTTGTATTAGCTTGTCCATATGCAATATTAGCTTGAGCAAATGCAGACTTAGCTATTGGTTCATTATTAGCAGCATTGAATGATCCTAATGCATTATTTAATGCTGTATTAGCAGAAGAAAATGCTGACTTAGCTATTGGTTCATTATTAGCAGCATTGAATGCTCCTAATGCATTATTTAATGCTGTATTAGCTCTAGTGAATGAATTAACTGCATCATTACCAGCAGAGTTTGCTTTATTAAATGCATTTACTGCATCGTTACCAGCAGAGTTAGCTTTACTAAATGCAGACTTAGCTATTGGTTCATTATTAGCAGCAGCAAAAGATGATTGTGCTATTGATAATACAATATTAGCTTGATTAAATGCTGATTGAGAATATAATGTTCCAGTATTAGCTTGTATATACGCATTGACTGCATCGTTACCAGCAGAATTAGCTTTGTTAAACGCTGACTTAGCTATTGGTTCATTATTAGCAGCAATAAATGCACTTAATGAATTATTTAATGCTGTATTAGCTTGTATGTAAGCATTGACTGAATCATTACCAGCAGAATTAGCTTTGTTAAATGCATTGACTGCATCGTTACCAGCAGAGTTAGCTTTATTAAATGCTGATAGTGAATTATTAACACCAATATTAGCTGTATTATATACAGTATTAGCTTGTATAAATGCTGATAATGAATTATTTAATGCTGAATTAGCTTGTATGTAGGCATTAACAGAATCATTACCAGCAGAGTTAGCTTTATTAAATGCTGATAGTGAATTATTAACACCAATGTTAGCTGTGGTATAAGCTGTATTAGCTTGAATGAATGAACTTAATGCATTATTTAATGCAGTATTAGCTTGTATATAAGCATTGACTGCATCGTTACCAGCAGAGTTAGCTTTATTAAATGCTGACTTAGCTATTGGTTCATTATTAGCAGCAATAAACGCACTTAATGAATTATTTAATGCTGTATTTGCTTGAATGAATGAACTTAATGCATTATTTAATGCAGTATTAGCTTGAATATAAGCATTAACTGCATCGTTACCAGCAGAGTTAGCTTTATTAAATGCATTAACAGAATCATTACCAGCAGAGTTTGCTTTGTTAAATGCACCTAATGCATTGTTAATTGCTGTATTGGCTCTAATATAAGAATTGACAGAATCATTGCCAGCAGAGTTAGCTTTGTTAAATGCACCTAATGCATTATTTAATGCAGTATTGGTTTGATTATAAACAGAAGAATTTAATGTAATATAATAATTACTATCAAATCCTCCAAGTAATTCCGAATTTAAATTAGCTATTAAAGTATTTGAGGTTGTATATATTCTTCCAAAATATACAGTATTAGCTTGAAAATCTGCTATTCTAAATGTATTATTGCTAGTATCAATATAAGGAGATGCATCTGGTTCTGGTACATATTGATCAAATACTTTCCAAATACCGTCAGAAGAATCTCTAAAGAATCCTGTGTGTCTATATATCCCATCATTATAATTCCCTGCAAATCCTAAATCAGGGTTAGCAACGTTAGATCCACTATTAAGATAAATCATATTATCTTGAACAGCTAAATTATTAGCACTAACTGATGTGACGTTACCAGTAAATGTTACATTTCCAGTTACTATTAAAGAAGAAGATATAGTTACTGGTCCGGTTATATTACCACCAGAAGAATTAAATTTAGTGTTAGAATTATTAAATGCACCTAACGCATTATTTAATGCAGTATTAGCTTGAATGAATGCGTTAACTGCATCATTTCCAGAAGAGTTTGCTTTGTTGAATGCTCCTAATGCATTATTTAATGTTGTATTTGCTTGAATGAATGCATTAACTGCATCATTACCAACAGAGTTAGCTTTGTTAAATGCTCCTAATGCATTATTTAATGCAGTGTTAGCTTGAGTAAATGCAGACTTAGCTATTGGTTCATTATTTGCAGCATTGAATGCCCCTAACGCATTATTTAATGCTGTATTAGCTCTAATGAATGCATTGACTGCATCATTACCAGCAGAGTTAGCTTTGTTAAATGCACCTAATGTATTATTAATTGCTGTATTAGCTTGAGCAAATGCAGACTTAGCTATTGGTTCATTATTAGCAGCATTGAATGCCCCTAACGCATTATTTAATGCTGTATTAGCTTGAGCAAATGCAGACTTAGCTATTGGTTCATTATTAGCAGCATTGAATGCCCCTAACGCATTATTTAATGCTGTATTAGCTCTAATAAATGCATTGACTGCATCATTACCAGCAGAATTAGCTTTATTATATGAGTTAACGGCATCATTACCAGCAGAGTTAGCTTTATTATATGAGTTAACTGCATCATTACCAGCAGAGTTAGCTTTATTAAAAGCATCTAATGCATTATTTAATGCTGTATTAGCTTGAGCAAATGCAGACTTAGCTATTGGTTCATTATTAGCAGCATTGAATGCCCCTAATGCATTATTAATTGCAGTATTAGATTGACTAAATGCTGATGATGAATATAAAATTGCTGTATTAGCTTGAATATAAGCATTTACAGCGTCAATACCAGCAGAATTTGCTTTGTTAAATGCTCCTAGTGCATTATTAATTGCAGTATTAGCTTGTGTGTATGCATTGTTGGTAGCATTAAATGCTAAATTAGCTTGATTAAAAGCAGATTTAGCTATTATTTCATTATTGGCAGTATTAAAAGCTGATTGTGCAAAATCTATTGCTACATTAGCTTGATTAAAAGCAGATTGTGTGTTTATTAAATTTACATTAGAAGATTTGAAAGCTGATTGTGCAAAATCTATTGCTATATTAGCTTGATTATAAGCATTTACAGCATCATTACCAGCAGAGTTAGCTTTGTTAAATGCACCTAATGTATTATTAATTGCTGTATTAGCTGTATTATATGCTATATTAGCTTGAATATAAGCATTGACTGAATCATTACCAGCAGAATTAGCTTTATTAAATGCATTAACAGAATCGTTACTAGAAGAATTAGCTTTATTAAATGCTGATAAAGAATTATTAACACCAATATTAGCTGTATTATATGCAGTATTAGCTATAATTAAAGCACCTAAAGAATTATTTAATGCTGTATTAGCTTGATTAAAAGCAGACTTGGCTATTGGTTCATTATTAGCAGCAGCAAATGCTGATTGTGCAAAATTTATTGCTATATTAGCTTGAGTAAATGCTGATGATGAATAAAGAATTCCAGTATTAGCTGTATTATATACTATATTAGCTTGAGTAAATGCTGATGATGAATAAAGAATTCCAGTATTAGCTGTATTATATGCTATATTAGCTTGAGTAAATGCTAAATTTGCTTGATTAAAAGCAGACTTGGCTATTGGTTCATTATTAGCAGCAGCAAATGCTGATTGTGTGTATACAATAGCTATATTTGCAGTATTATATGCATTAACAGCATCATTACCAACAGAATTAGCTTTATTAAATGCTGATGATGAATAAAGAATCCCAGTATTAGCTTGTATGTAAGCATTAACAGCATCATTACCAGCAGAGTTAGCTTTATTAAATGCTGCTTGAGAATATTGTATTCCAGTATTAGCTTGTGTGTAAGCATTAACAGCATCATTACCAGCAGAATTAGCTTTATTAAATGCTGATGATGAATAAAGAATTCCAACATTAGCTTGAATATAAGCATTAACAGCATCATTACCAACAGAGTTAGCTTTATTAAATGCTGCTTGAGCATATAATACAGCAGTATTAGCTTGATTATATGCTATATTAGCTTGGATAAATGCTGGTCCTGAAGTTGCAGAATTATTAGCAGCATTAAATGCTGCTTGAGCATATAATGTTCCAGTATTAGCTTGATTATAAGCATTGACTGCATCATTACCAGAAGAGTTAGCTTTATTAAATGCTGCTTGAGTATATAATGTTCCAGTATTAGCTTGATTATAAGCATTGAGTGCATCATTACCAGCAGAGTTAGCTTTATTAAATGCATTAACAGAATCATTACCAACAGAGTTTGCTTTGTTAAAGGCACTTGATGTGTTATTTAATGATATGTTTGCTGTTTTAAATGCAGACTCTGTTATTATTAAATTTGTATTTGTAGTATTAAATGCTGATTGTGCGTATAAAATAGCTAGGTTTGCAGTATTATATGCAACATTAGCTTGATTATATGCTGATACCCCTATCCCAGAATTATTAGCAGTGTTAAATGCTGATTGTGCATATGAAATAGCTATATTAGCTTGATTAAATGCACTATCAGCTTGATAATACGAAATATTAGCTTTATCGTATGATAATATTACTATCCCAGAATTATACTCTACAGAATTGTTAAGATTGTTAAAATTATTATCAACTTCAGTATCTAGTAGTGGATAATTTTTTACAAAAACATTTGCAGATCTAGGTTCAGTATTACCTGAACTCCTTCTAAGAGTAATATTAGCCATTTTATTAACTTGCTGTTACATTCCAAGTAATTGTCAATGTATCTCCACTTTCTTTGTTAACTACAGGAAATACTGTTCTACAAAGCATTGTTCCACCATTTGCTGTTGCTGAATTGAATATTCCAGCTTCTGTTATAGCTCCAGTTCCACTACCAGGATTAAATATAGTAACATAAGTTATAGTATTAGATGATACTGTAGTAGAAGTTAATGCAACCCTAGAAATTTCTGCATTTAAAATAATATCAGTATTTGCTGCTGCCACTGTATTTGTTCCAACAGCAAGATGAGACATTATAGCAGAAGAATTTGAAGTCATTCTATTAGCAATATAAGATTTTCCTGAAAATACTACAAGATTAGGATATGTTCCATTTACTTTAAGATTTCCATCTTCATCTGTAAGATGAAGATTAATATTTCCTGACATTTTTATTGATTCTTTGAACATTTAAGTTTCCTCTAAAATAATATATTTTATATTATTTATATAATTAAAAAGTTGAAATTACGCCAACATAGCGTTCGGCAAAATAGGTATTATTGAATGTATATGTATAATGAAACATCTCACCATATTCTTGAAAAGAAAATGCATCAAATTCAGACTTTTCTGGATTTAATGAAATACTTTCAAATATATTAATATTATCATATTTTATTTTAGATTGATTTATAGTCTTATTATCAATTATAGAACTAGTATCATAAAGTATTTTTAACTGATTTAATACAGCAACATCTGTTGTTATTATTGTATCATATATGAATTTATTAGTGTCTATTTTAGATATATCTGTTATAGAACTAGTATCATATTTTATCTTAAAAGCATCAAATGTTTTGATATCATTTATAATGATAGTATCATATTTTATCTTAGAAGCATCAAATGATTTAATATCATTTATAATACTAATATCATACTTTATTTTATTAGGATTTAAAAAAGATGTATCTGATATAGAACTAATATCATATTTTATCTTATTAGGATTTAAAAAAGATGTATCTGATATAGAACTAATATCATATTTTATCTTAAAAGAATCAAATGTTTTTCTATCATCTATAACACTACCATCATACTTTATTTTATTAGGATTTAAAAAAGATATATCATTTATAATGCTAGTATCATATTTTGTCTTAAATTGATTAAATGTAGAGACATCTAAAATTTCAGTATTATCATACTTTATCTTAGAAGCATCAAATATTTTGCTATCATTTATAATACTGGTATCATATTTTATTTTAGAAGCATCTAATATTTTACTATCATCTGTAATAATAGTATCATACTTTATCTTATTAGGATTTAAAAAAGATATATCATCTATATTAAAATTATCTATAAATGGTTTATTATATTTTAAATATACAATATCATCAATTAATGAAGTATCTTTAGGATTTCTATTGAATATAGCTAATAGGGAAAGTGTGTCTGAGAATACTATAGTTTCTTTTCTTATTTTATTAGGATTTAATTTTGTAGTATCTGAAGTTTTAAAACTTTCATAAAAAGTTTTTGATAATGTAAAAGTTTGAATATCTAATATAATAACATTTTCAAATTTCAATAAATCATATGAATTCATATCTGCAATTACATCTACAAATGCAATATATTTTGCAAAAGGAGATCTTTCCAATTCAGCATAATCAATATATTTACCAGTTGCAGAATATTGTACTTCTGCATATTCTATATATGCTTTATTTGGAATATTATATACGTTTACAACTTCAACATAATTTATATCTGGAGAATTTAGTAAATCAACAAATTCTATATATGATTTATTAGGAATATTATATAGATTTACAAGTTCAACATAACTTGTATTTGGAGAATTCAATACATCAACAAATTGTATATTTTTTTTAGTTGGGGTATTAGAAGATTTTCCAGTTGCAAGTTTAACTTGACTTGTATTTGGAGAATTTAATACATCAGCAAATCCTATAGTTTTTTTAGTTGGCGTATTAGATGATTCCCCAAATACAATATTAACATTACTTGTATTTGAGGAATTTAATACATCAGCAAATTCTATAGATTTTTTATTTGGAGTATTAGAAGATTTTCCAAATATTATTTGTCTTTTAGAAATTTTAAAATCCTCTTAGATTATAATTCAGTTATATTAGGAGTTATATCTATAGTTCCTTCTACTGCTCTAACGGTATCTTCATTTGAATATAATAAAACATCATATGAATATTTACCAGGATCTGTATTTGCTGTGATTCCATAATCTAATGTTACTATTATTCTTCCTAATGTAGGTGGCTGAACAACAGAACAATCAAACTCAGCAATTAAACTTTCATTACTATATTTCTTTATTTGTGCTTTTGCTGTATATCCAGTAAGATCAAAAGGATTCTTATTTTTATCTAGAAAACTAAACATTCTTTCATATGTAGAATATCTGTCTACTGTTAGATTTTTTACAATTGCCATGAGTAACCCTGTGTGATAAATAAATTTATATACTATATTTATAAAAATATTGAGGTTAATATGAAAATAATTGTTACTGGAGCTTGTGGTTTTATCGGATCAAATTTAATAAAAAGTTTGATAGAATCAGGAGAAACTGATATATTAGCTGTGGATTATCAACAAAGAGATTATATTATTAAACATAATATTTTATTTACACCAGCAGATGTTTTTTATAATGATATAGATAGATATTGTAAGGAAACTCAAATAATATTTCACGAAGGGGCAATATCATCAACAACAGAAACTGATTGGAAATCTTTATTTCATAAAAACGTAAATTGTTCATGGGATTTAATATATTATTGCAGAAATAATAATATACCATTGCAATATGCATCTTCAGCTTCTGTGTATGGAAACCCTTCAAAAGAAGAATGGAATAATCCAAATAAAGAAACTAATCCGTTAAATTTATATGCAAAATCAAAACAACAAGTAGATTATGTTGCAGATTTAGTCATTAAATCCAGAAAACCTCCTAAACTTTTACAAGGATTAAGATATTTCAATGTATATGGTCCAAATGAAAATCATAAAGGAAATCAATCTAGTCCATATCATAAATTTACAAATCAATTAAATGAATATGGAAAAATAAAATTATTTGAAGGTTCTAAAGAATATTATAGAGATTTTATATCTGTAGAAGATGTTATTAATACGAAATTGAAATTAATAAAAGAACATAATTCTGGCATATATGATGTTGGTACTGGAACTACCAAATCTTTTTATGATGTAGCAAAAGAAGTTTGTATAAAAAATGGCATAGAAAATTCAGAACAATATATTGAATGGATTCCTATGCCAGAAAATTTAAAAGAACATTATCAGAAATATTCTTGTGCTATTTTAGATTATATTAAATAAAGATTTCTTTAATTTTTCTAATGGTTCTTTCCAAGTTCTAGGAGATTCTTGTCTGAATAAAAATACATTATCACCATACCAAGGAGATTTTTCCATAGAATGAGACCAAACATAATAAGCAGAAATAGGTACAAAAATGCAAGTCCTTTTACCCATAGCAGCAGAAGCATGAGCTACTGAAGTGCAGCTTGTTATTACAAGATCTAAATTTTCTATTACAGCTAGTGTATCTTCCCATGAATTTAATTTATCCCCAAGATCAATAAGTCCATGGAAATCTGATAATTCTTCTAAACCATTATCCTTTTGTAATGAATAAAAATCTGCGTCTATATGTTTTAAAGATTCATAAATTCCCTTTAAATCAACTGATCTATGTAAATCATTATCATAGAAAGGATTTCCTTGCCATCTAATTCCAATCTTTAATTTTTCGCTAGTTTTTATATAACTCCATTTTTCTATATATGATTCATCTGCTTTAATATAAGGTCCATACCATAAATCTTTATATTCTAAATTTAGATCTATTGGTAAATGCATAGATTGAGTATAATATACATCAGAATCTGAAACTTCAGATAATTTTCTTATTACATTAAATCCTTGTCGTTCAAAAACTTTTAATATATCAGATCTTTCTGGATAGGAATTATACCAATAAGGAATCATTCCTAAATCAGTAAGAGTTTTCATAAATCTAAAATTAATTATTTCATCGCCTATCCCAGCTTCAGCATGAACTATAATAGATTTACCAGGTCTTATAATTCCATCCCACTTTTTAAAAGACTGAGCTTTTATTTTATTATTAAATGTTTCTAGATTTAAATTATTATTTCTAGCAAAAATAGATTCAGTATTCCAAACCTTCATCTTAGCCCCTTGTTCTAAGAATAATCTTAATCCTTTTTGAAATTCATCTCTATATAGATAATAAGTACCTAGATTAAATTTAACTTTAGTTTCTATTTCTTCAGATAATTCAAAATTTGATAATAAATTTTGTAAAATTTCTTCTGCTTCATCTCTTCTAGTTAATAGATAAAATGAATATGCTTTAGCTAATAAATTGTCTACATTATTTGGAATGACATGTTCGTTTTGTTCAATATATTTTAAAGCTATTTCTGGATAATTTGCATGTTGGTATACATTAATTAAATTTTCCCTAGCAAAATATAAACGCTGACTATCTGGAGCTAATACTAAAGCTTTCAAACCATATTCTATAGAAGAATTATAATCTTTTAATCTAAAGAAACATTTAGCAATATTATCATATTCATCATATGATCTAGAAACTTTAGAAAATGTTTCCAAAATTTCAACAGCTAATTCTTTTTTCTTTAATCTTTCTAATGTTAAAATTATTGGTTCTAAATCAGAAATTCCCATTTTAGTTGTCATCTTTCACCACAACTAATTTGATTTTAGTATCACTATAAACATTATTAAATCTTTCTGAAATTTCTTGAATTTCTTCAAACCTTCCTTGTTCTACTAGAGGAAGATATCTATTTTCTATAATATAATCAAATTCTAATACTTCAAAATCAACATTTAAAGTAAGCCCGAACCCAGAAGCTGAACCATATGTGTCAATATGCCAACGGTTATATTTCTTACTGAATTTCTTAAACATTTCAACTGTTATTGGTCTAACGTGAGTAGGATCTCCAAAATAGTTTTCGTGTCTATGATGAGGGACTTCAATATCAATAATAGCCCCATCTTTACATACTCTATAAATTTCTTGCATAAGAGATAAAAATCCATCTCCAATGTGCTCTAGAATATGATGAGCTTTAATTTCTTCTACTGAATTATCTTCGAATGGTAATTTATCTTTATTTAAGTTTACCAAAAAGTCTGGATTGGTTAATTCATCAGAATCTACATTTAAAAATCCATCAAATCTTTTTAAACCACCACCAATATTAATTTTCATTTTGTATCACCTTGTATTATATAATATGTATTATTTTCTTTAACCCAATTTTCAATAAAATCTATAATAGCTTGTTCTATATGATTTTCCATCTGTATAACTTTTAGAAATTGTTTTTTATTTAAATCAATTTCAACTGATATAAGAACCTTACTTTCAGTTGGTTTCATCCAATCTGGAAATAATCCTTGACTCCATGCACATTGATATTTTGAACAAGTTTCAGGTCTTGTAGTATATATGGAACATTTTTTATTGCATAAAAATAAGCAAGGTATTCCATTACCAAACTTATTCCCATATGAATTTGAAATTAACCAGCCGTCACAACAAGCTGTACATTCCCCACATTCTTTCATTTAATATCGCCAAACTTCTAGGTCTTTAAATTTATGTTGAATGTCTGGAGGTAATATCATTTGACGTTCTATCCATTTAACTTCTTTTCTGGTTGTATGTAAACCTTTTATATTAACATCTGCATCAAATTCATCATGAGATGATTCTACATTATTAAAATCATGTTGATAATACGGTTGATTTATGAAATTATATATTGCTTTCATCATACCTTCTGGATTTTTACAAAGCTGTTCATATTCAACTAACATAATCATATTTTTTTCTTCTGAAGTTATAGCTTGTTTTAGAGATAGATAAGCGAACCCTACTGTAGAATCTTCTCTCATTAGATAATCACATCTAGAGTAAACCGTAGATGCAAATTCATCAGGAATCATAAGAGATTTATCATATGGATTTTTTCTGTATAAAGTTTCAAAAGAATCAAGAACCCAATTTAAATCTCTTACACACATGATAATTTTTGTATAAGGATAAATGTCTTTTAAAAATGGAGTTAGTAATCCCCATCCTCTATTAGTATCGAAAAAGACTTTTTTATTTGGAGTATCATAATAATTATCAAATATACCTTCAATAATTTTTTTGCGTTTGTCTGGAGGACATTGATGCCTATAACCAGACATAGCTGAAGATTGTTCTATTATAGCTCTAGTAAATCTAGCTAAAGGACCAGAAATAGATGCTTGAAATTTAGGGTTTTGATTAAGGATTGCAGAAAGAAGGGTTGTTCCTGAACGAGGCAACCCTGAAATAAAATAGTATTTTTTGTTCATATAAAATTCCCATGATAAAATTCACAAAAGTATTTATATTGATTTACATGTCATCTTTTACTATTACAGTATTATATCCAGCCATAGCTGAGGTTGAGACTTGTTTCCAATTGGTCCCAAAAGCTATAGTTTGGACAGGAGAACTTTTAGAGTCTACCGTATTATCTCCTAATTGTCCTCTACTATTATTTCCCCAAGTCCATAATGTTCCATCAGTTTTAATGGCTGCTGTATTCACATAACCGGCAGAAACTTGTTTCCAGTTAGTTCCAAATGTTATAGTTTGAACAGGGGAACTTTTTATTGTTCTTGTATTATCACCTAATTGACCGTTACCATTATCTCCCCAAGTCCATAAGGTTCCATTAGTTTTAATGGCTGCTGTATGATACCCACAAGATACCTGTTTCCAGTTAGTACCAAATGCTACAGTTTGAACAGGGGAACTTTTATCTGTTGTTGTATTATCACCTAATTGTCCCCTGATATTATCTCCCCAAGTCCATAAGGTTCCATCAGTTTTAATAGCTGCTGTATGATATCTGCCAGCAGAAACTTGTTTCCAGTTAGTACCAAATGCTACTGTTTGAACTGGAGAACTTTTATTAGTTATTGTATTATCACCTAATTGACCATTATTATTATACCCCCAAGTCCATAAGGTTCCATCAGTTTTAATAGCTGCTGTGTGATATCCGCAAGCTACTTGTTTCCAATTATTACCAAATGCTACTGTTTGAACTGGAGAACTTTTACGAGATGTTGAATTATCACCTAATTGTCCGTATGTATTATCCCCCCAAGTCCATAATGTTCCATCTGTCTTTATTGCTGCTGTGTAGTTACTTCCAGCATCAACTTGTTTCCAATTAGTTCCGAATGTAATTGTTTGAACTGGAGAACTTCTGCTGGTTATTGTATTATCTCCTAAATTACCAAAATTAACTCCCCAATTCCATAGAGTTCCATCAGTCTTAATAGCTGCTGTATGGCTTGCTCCAGAAGAAGCTTGTTTCCAATTAGTTCCCCAAGCAATTGTTTGAACTGGAGAACTTCTGTTAGTTGTTGTATTATCTCCTAATTGACCGTTAATATTATAACCACAAAGCCACAATCCACCTTCTGAGAAAATATCTCTTGGTACTAATAAATCCCCAAGATCAGAGCCATCTGAAATTGTAAATCCTATCTTAGCCATTATCTTTTCCTTTTAATCTGTATAATTGTACTAAACGTTGATGTGTTAAACTATGAAATAGCCAAGGTCTGAAAATTATTCCTTGATTTGGTTCTAATAATATATTAGTATGAATATCCCAATCAAATAAATTATTATAATCAAATCTATATTCATCTAATGCGTTTTTTGCTCCACTTAAATGATGATATAAATTAAAAGTTGTAGGTTCTAATGCTAATATAAAAATCCATTCTTGCATAGAATCAAATCCTTCGAAATGTATTCTTAAATTTGGTTTTCTAAATATTCCTGAATTTTCTTCATCAACATATACTTCTTCCCCAACGAATTTAGAAAATACAGAATCTAATCCTGGTATTACTAGATTGAATTGATCTATTTCAAACCCGTGTTCTTTTTCTATATATTGTAAATTATTTGTACAATTAAATATATGATCTACATCAGTTTGATTGTAGAAATTATCTGCTTGGAGAAGTTTTATCAAAAATCATCTCCCATTTCTTGGACTGATGTAGTAGTTATAGATCCGCAAGATACTTGTTTCCAATTGGTTCCAAATGCAATTGTTTGTACTGGAGAACTTCTCTTTGTTATTGAATTATCTCCTAATTGTCCATATGTATTATCGCCCCAAAGCCATAAAGTTCCATCTGTTTTAATAGCTGCTGTTTGATATCCGCAAGCTACTTGTTTCCAATTAGTTCCAGCTGATACAGTTTGTACTGGAGAACTTTTATTTGATACTGAATTATCACCTAATTGACCATAATTATCTCTACCCCAAAGCCATAAAGTCCCATCTGTTTTAATAGATGCTGTATGAAATTTACCTGCGGAAACTTGTTTCCAATTAGTTCCAGCTGATACAGTTTGTACTGGAGAACTTTTATCTGCTACTGAATTATCACCTAATTGACCATAATTATCTCTACCCCAAAGCCATAAAGTCCCATCAGTCTTTATTGCTGCTGTGTAGTTACTTCCAACAGTAACTTGTTTCCAATTAGTTCCAGCTGATATAGTTTGTACTGGAGAACTTTTACTTGTTCTTGTGTTATCTCCTAATTGTCCGTATATGTTAACTCCCCAAAGCCATAAAGTCCCATCAGTCTTTATTGCTGCTGTGTGATATCCACAAGCGACTTGTTTCCAATTATTACCAAAAGATATAGTTTGAACTGGAGAACTTTTATTTGATACTGAATTATCTCCTAATTGACCATTATTATTATATCCCCAAGTCCATAGAGTACCATCAGTCTTTATTGCTGCTGTATGAAGAATACCAGCAGAAACTTGTTTCCAGTTAGTACCAAATGCTACTGTTTGAACTGGAGAACTTTTATTTGATACTGAATTATCTCCTAATCCACCATAAAAATTATCACCCCAAGTCCATAGAGTGCCATCAGTCTTTATTGCTGCTGTATGACTAGAAGAAGAAACTTGTTTCCAGTTAGATCCCCAAGCAATTGTTTGTACTGGATAACTTTTATTTGTTCTTGTGTTATCTCCTAATTGACCATAATTATTCATACCCCAATTCCATAATCCAGCAAATTGTATATTACCTAACCCACTTAAATAAGGATAAACATCAATTAAATATTCTTTAGTAACAAATTTAACTCCAAGGTCTACGTTATTTTCCGCAGAACTTTCTCTAAAGTTGCTGATAAGTTGATTGCTATCTGACATTTTTTATCTCAATTAAATTATTTCTGGAGTTGGTGGTTCCCATATAGGATTATCAGATATTAATTTAACAGAGTCTAATTCTTCTAAAGTTTGTTTTGACTCAATTTCTTGATATTTACTAGCTTCCCAATCAAATGCTGATTGTATGTGAGTAGTTACGGCCTGAACAATTAAGCCTAAATCTGAATTAGATAAAGATAAGAATTCAGATCCAAATTTCCAATTTATATTATCTTTTCCTAATTGATATGCCTGTAAATATAAAGCTCTATCTTCTCTGTTTGTTAATAGATTAACTTCTTTATTTTGGATTGTAGCAGAAACACCCATAACTTCGTATTTGTAACGATTAGCTGCTATTATAGGTTTTAGTTCCGATTTAACTACTTCTACAGATTTATTTTGTACATTATGATACATTTCAGCGTATGTATCAAAGAAGTTATAATAAGGACCAACAATATTTTGAATTTTTTGATTACATTCTGAAGTTAGTCCTATATCTCTTACTGGAATAATTTTAACTGTATCAGAAACTATAACAACTTCCCCAGAATCGTTTGAAAGAGGAACATTGAAATTTATTTCTAGATCATCTCTTAAACAACTTTGAAAGAATGTTGGTCTCCAATTCATAGGACCAAGATGAACTAAATTTGTACCATCTTCTAATTTTTCTACTATTAAATATGCCATTTTTATAATACCTGTCCTATGTCTGAATATTGAACTGCTGTAGTGTGATTATCCCCACAATATACTTGTTTCCAATTACTTCCTGCTGATACAGTTTGGACTGGAGAACTTTTATTTGATATTGAATTATCTCCTAATTGACCAAATCCATTAAGCCCCCACAACCATAAAGTTCCATCTGTTTTTATTGCTGCTGTATGTCCTGCTCCAGAAGATACTTGTTTCCAATTAGTTCCAGCTGATATAGTTTGTACTGGAGAACTTTTATTTGATACTGAATTATCACCTAATTGACCATAATTATCTCTACCCCAAAGCCATAAAGTCCCATCAGTCTTTATTGCTGCTGTGTATGTAGATCCACAAACTACTTGTTTCCAATTAGTTCCAAAAGATATAGTTTGAACTGGAGAACTTTTATCTGATATTGAGTTATCTCCTAATTGACCGTATAAATTATCTCCCCAAAGCCATAAAGTCCCATCAGTTTTTATTGCTGCTGTATGACTCGATCCGCAAACTACTTGTTTCCAATTAGTTCCAAATGATATAGTTTGAACTGGAGAACTTTTATTTGATACTGAATTATCTCCTAATTGACCATTATCATTCAATCCCCAAAGCCATAAAGTCCCATCAGTTTTTATTGCTGCTGTATAATATACTCCAGCAGAAACTTGTTTCCAATTAGTTCCAAATGATATAGTTTGAACTGGAGAAAGTCTATCAGTTCTTGTATTATCTCCTAATCCACCATGAAAATTACTTCCCCAAAGCCATAAAGTCCCATCAGTCTTTATGGATGCTGTTTGATACAAACGAGCAGATACTTGTTTCCAATTAGTTCCTGCTGATACGGTTTGGACTGGAGAACTTCTCTTTGTTGATGTGTTATCTCCTAATTGACCAACAAAATTATATCCAAAAGTCCATAAAGTACCATCTGTCTTTATAGAAACAGTATGCTCCAAACCAGCAGAAACTTGTTTCCAATTAGTTCCTGCTGATACGGTTTGGACTGGAGAACTTTTACGAGATGTTGAATTATCTCCTAATTGACCATTATTATTAGATCCCCAAGTCCATAGACCTCCAATAGCATATCTATCAATAAGATCTGTTGTTGTCATAAAATATTTGTCAAAATCTCCAGTCATGGAAGAATTAAAACCAGACATTATTTGTTCTCCAATTTGTCCAATCTATCAGACATTTCTTTTACTGCTCCAATTAAGAACGCTATCAAAGAATCATACTCTACAGATTTTATACCATCGTTTTCATGAACTATATCAGGTAGTATTTTTTCAATCTCTTGAGCAATAACACCATATGATTTTTTTCCTGTCTTTTTCCAATTAAATGAAACAGGATTAATACTATTTATCAAAATTGTTGAGTTAGCTATTTTGGTTATATTATCTTTTTGAGATTCATCTGATAGAGAAGAAAATATAGTAGCATACAAAGTTCCTGTACTAGGATTTGTATATAGTTCTGTTGAGTTTATAAAAACAGAATTAAATACTTGTCCATCTGTATTACTAGTGAAAACTAAAGGTCTGTTGTTATTTGTAGAAGCATCATCTATTAAAATAGCTCCTCCAGTATTAGCTTTATTAAATGCCCCTAATGCATTATTTAATGCTGTATTAGCTCTACTAAATGCATTGACAGCATCATTACCAGAAGAGTTTGCTTTATTAAATGCCCCTAATGCATTATTTAATGCTGTATTAGCTTGTATAAATCCAGATAAAGAATTATTAACACCAGTATTAGCTGTATTATATGCTGTATTAGCTCTACTAAATGCATTGACAGCATCATTACCAGCAGAGTTTGCTTTGTTAAACGCACCTAATGCATTATTTAATGCTGTATTAGCTTGTATAAATCCAGATAAAGAATTATTAACACCAGTATTAGCTGTATTATATGCAGTATTAGCTTGAGTGAATGCACCTAACACATTATTTAATGAGGTATTAGCCTGATTAAATGCTCCTAACGCATTATTTAATGAGGTATTAGCTCTACTAAATGCATTGACAGCATCATTACCAGCAGAGTTTGCTTTGTTAAATGCTCCTAACGCATTATTTAATGAGGTATTAGCTTGTATAAATCCAGATAAAGAATTATTAACACCAGTATTAGCTGTATTATATGCAGTATTAGCTTGAGTGAATGCACCTAACACATTATTTAATGAGGTATTAGCTTGAGTGAATGCACCTAACACATTATTTAATGAGGTATTAGCTCTACTAAATGCATTAATAGCATCATTACCAGCAGAATTAGCTTTGTTAAATGCTGAATCAGTTAATGAAGTGTAATAAGCACCACTTTGTCCATCAAGTAAATCAGCATCTAATCCTGATCCAACACCATCATTTCCCGAATGCCAAATTTTATATTTATTTGCTCCAGCAGTCCAACCACCGAAAAACAAATCATTAGTAATTCCATCTAATCCAAAGTGGGCTGCATAATCTCCTGCAATATGGAATGTCATGAAAGCATCTGTGCCTATAGTTGCTTGATAACATTGAAGCGTATTAACCTCTCCTATATTGTTCCCAGAAAATCCTGCTGGTGTGTTTATTTTTAATATCCCACCACTATATGTTGTAGTTGCATCACTTCTTAAGAAACTACCACTACTAATACCATCAAGTAAATCTGCATTAAGGTTTGTAACTAATGTCGTAGAAGCTATTGAGAATGGAGCAGTTCCAGTAGCTACTGTAGAACCTAATTGACCAGAAAGATTTCCTCCAGAAAGAGGTAAATAGTTAGTTACTGTATTAGCTTTTATAAAGGCATTTACTGCATCATTACCAGCAGAGTTTGCTTTATTAAATGCACCTAATGCATTATTTAATGCGGTATTAGCTTGTGTAAATGCACCTAATGCATTATTTAATGCAGTATTAGCTTGTATAAATGCTGATAGTGAATTATTAACACCAATGTTAGCTGTACTGTATGCAGTGTTAGCTTTTATGAATGCATTGACAGCATCATTTCCAGCAGAGTTAGCTTTGTTAAATGCATTGACAGCATCATTTCCAGCAGAGTTAGCTTTGTTAAATGCTGATAATGAGTTATTAACACCAATGTTAGCTGTATTATAAGATGTATTAGCTTGTATAAATGCTGATAGTGAATTATTAACACCAATGTTAGCTGTATTATAAGATGTATTAGCTTGTATAAATGCTGATAGTGAATTATTAACACCAATGTTAGCTGTACTGTATGCAGTGTTAGCTTTTATGAATGCATTGACAGCATCATTTCCAGCAGAGTTAGCTTTGTTAAATGCATTAACTGCATCATTTCCAGCAGAGTTAGCTTTGTTAAATGCATTAACTGCATCATTTCCAGCAGAGTTAGCTTTGTTAAATGCTGATAATGAGTTATTAACACCAATGTTAGCTGTACTGTATGCAGTGTTAGCTTTTATGAATGCATTGACAGCATCATTTCCAGCAGAGTTAGCTTTGTTAAATGCTGATAATGAGTTATTAACACCAACGTTAGCTGTATTATAAGATGTATTAGATTGTATAAATGCTGATAATGAGTTATTAACACCAACGTTAGCTGTATTATAAGATGTATTAGCTTTTATGAATGCATTGACAGCATCATTTCCAGCAGAGTTAGCTTTGTTAAATGCATTAACTGCATCATTTCCAGCAGAGTTAGCTTTGTTAAATGCATTAACTGCATCATTTCCAGCAGAGTTAGCTTTGTTAAATGTAGCTACGGCATATATAAAAGCTGAATTCGAATTTGCTGCTATGAATGCAGCATTAGCAACATCCCAAGCAGATGAAACATTATTTGCTTGGAAAAATGCAGCTTGAGAATATAATATTCCAGTATTAGCTGTAGTATAAGCTGTATTAGCTTGTATAAATGCTGATAGTGAATTATTAACACCAATGTTAGCTGTATTATACGCAGTGTTAGCTTGTATAAATGCTGATAGTGAATTATTAACACCAATGTTAGCTGTACTGTATGCAGTATTAGCTCTAATGAATGCGTTAACAGCATCGTTTCCAGCAGAGTTAGCTTTCATAAATGCATTATTAGACATATTATATGCAACATTAGCCTGTAAAAATGCATTATTAGACATATTATATGCAACATTAGCCTGTAAAAATGCACTATTAGACATGTTGTATGCAACATTAGCCTGTATAAAGACATTAACAGAATCATTTCCAGCAGAGTTAGCTTTCATAAATGCACTATTAGACATATTGTATGCAACATTAGCTTGAACAAATGCATTAACAGCATCGTTCCCAGCAGAATTAGCTTTTAAATATGCAGTATTAGCTTGAATGAACGCATTTACAGCATCGTTCCCAGCAGAATTTGCTTTCATAAATGCACTATTAGACATATTGTATGCAACATTAGCTTGAATAAATGCACTATTAGACATATTATATGCAACATTAGCCTGTATAAATGCACTATTAGACATGTTATATGCAACATTAGCTTGAATGAAAGCATTAACTGCATCATTTCCAGCAGAGTTAGCTTTCATAAATGCACTATTAGACATGTTATACGCAACATTAGCCTGTCTGAATGCGTTAACAGCATCATTTCCAGCAGAGTTAGCTTTCATAAATGCATTATTAGACATGTTGTATGCAACATTAGCCTGTATAAATGCATTGTTAGTCATATTATATGCAACATTAGCCTGTAAAAATGCACTATTAGACATGTTGTATGCAACATTAGCCTGTATAAAGGCATTATTGGTCATATTATAAGCAACATTAGCTTGAACAAATGCATTGATAGCATCGTTTCCAGCAGAGTTAGCTTTTAAATATGCAACATTAGCTTGAACAAATGCATTATTGGTCATATTATAAGCAATATTAGCCTGTCTAAATGCATTGACAGCATCGTTTCCAGCAGAGTTAGCTTTCATAAATGCATTATTAGACATATTATATGCAACATTAGCTTGAATAAATGCACTATTAGACATATTATATGCAACATTAGCTTGAATGAATGCATTGACAGCATCGTTTCCAGCAGAGTTAGCTTTCATAAATGCATTATTAGACATATTATATGCAACATTAGCTTGAATGAATGCATTGTTAGTCATATTATATGCAACATTAGCTTGAATGAATGCATTAACTGCATCATTACCAGCAGAGTTAGCTTTCATAAATGCATTATTAGACATATTATATGCAACATTAGCTTGAATGAATGCATTGTTAGTCATATTATATGCAACATTAGCTTGAACGAATGCGCTATTAGACATATTGTATGCAACATTAGCTTGTCTAAATGCACTATTAGACATATTATATGAAACATTAGCCTGAATGAATGCGTTAACTGCATCGTTTCCAGCAGAGTTAGCTTTCATAAATGCATTATTAGACATGTTGTATGCAACATTAGCTTGTCTAAATGCACTATTAGACATATTGTATGCAACATTAGCTTGAATGAATGCATTTACTGCATCGTTTCCAGCAGAGTTAGCTTTCATGAATGCATTATTAGACATATTATATGCAACATTAGCTTGTCTAAATGCACTATTAGACATATTGTATGCAACATTAGCCTGTATAAAGGCATTGTTAGTCATATTATATGCAACATTAGCTTGTCTAAATGCACTATTAGACATATTGTATGCAACATTAGCCTGTATAAAGGCATTGTTAGTCATATTATATGCAACATTAGCCTGTATAAAGGCATTGTTAGTCATATTATACGCAACATTAGCTTGCCTAAACGAAAATGCAGTATATTCTAAATAATAATTACTATCAATTCCATTTAAAAATTGAGTATTTAAATTATAAACTAATGTATTTGAAGTTATTTCAAATGGTGCTGTTCCATAAGGAATAGTAGAGATTAGTTGTTTGGATACATTTATATTTCCTCCAATAAAAGCGTCGTTATTTATTATTATCGACGTTCCCAAGGCATTGAAATTTACTTGTCCATTGAATGCAGCATTATTTGCTACTGAAAGAGCAGTACCAGATGAATCTAAGTATAATGTATTAGAAGTTTTATGATAGTCTCCTGTTTCTAAAACATTAGACTGAGTAATTAAACTTACTGTAGCTCCAAGAAATTCTGAGAAAGTATTGGCTAAAGATATTTGTGCGATTGGCATTTATTTACCCTTTATTGTCTAACATTTTTATTAATAATTCTTTTATTTGAGAGATATCTTCTTTCATAGAAGATACCTCACTTTTTATATCTTTTATTTCTTGACTTTGTTTTAGGTGAATATTTCTTTTTAAATTATATTGTTCTAATTCACCTTTGTTATTATTTATAAGAGACATATTTTCAATGTCTCTTACAAAACAAGTACCTTCAACTTTTACTTTTGTCATAACTTATACTGCTGTTGGAATCATTGGAGGAAGAGCTATAGTTCTAATATCAGTTAAGAAAGGAATTATAGTACTATCATTAGATACTAAAACTACCTTAATTGCAAATTGATAAAAATAAATATAACTATTATTAGTTGCTTTGCTAGTATATGTTACCGTGTTATTAGGAATACCATCAATACCAGGAGCAGCTATATACTCAATCAATTCATTTTTAGAAGAAGAATATGTAGTTCTTCCTGAAATTAATGTCATTAACTGCCAATCACTATCAACAAGCAATTGTGTGTCATTTCTATTTAATATTTTATAGTATATGAAAACATCTGTGTTGATTGGTCTATATGCAGTAAAATATATTCTTAAATCTCCAGCATCAAATCCAGGATGTAGAGTTACTGGTTTTGATATATATCTTAAAGCTGCATTACCACCAATAGAAGAGGTTTCTCCGGTAACAGTTAATACTGCATTTGCATTACCACCTCTATTAGCATCAGTAATAACAATTTCAGGAGTAGATGCATATCCAGTTCCAACAAAGATTGTATTTATTTTATAAATCTTTCCATTAGCATCTGCTTCTAAACTTAAAAGTGTATCACTTCCTGATGTGTTAGAAGTTCTTCTAACAGATATAATAGAACTATTAGAATATCCAATTCCACTATTTGCAATAGTAATATTAGAACTTGTAAATTCTAAATTATTAATTATATATTGAGTAGCATATAGTGAAGTTCCTGCTTCAGATATAATTGGACTTAAATATTTATCACTAGAAGATATAGAAGCCGATAATATAAATGAATTGGCAGCACTTGATAATAATATTCTATTACCATTCCCATCTCCTAAATCAACATCATTCAGTGTTGCTGTTCCGAATCTTCCTGGTGTTATTAAAGTTGGAACTGAATCCAATGCTCCAGTAGACTCTTTTGTTGCTTTATATGTATATGAAATAGGAGCTACATCAAAACTTAAATCAGTTGTTGTTACATTGAATGAACTAACTAAAACATTTTCTGCAGTCATTCCAGAATATGAAGAATCAATAGCAGATGTTAAATTTGAAGAATATACCAAAGAATTATCAACTAATTTTCTTTTTGGCAATCCAGCAGGTACTATAAAATCTATAGTAGGATTTTTAGTTATATCAAATTGACATCCAATCATATCAAACATTAAATCTTCATTTTGATTTGCGGTCCATGTTATAGCATTTTGAGATTCATACAAACTTCCAATATAAGGAGATGATGAAATTCTAATATTTTGTAATCCTGGAGTTGTGCTACTAATTGCAGTTTCTCCTAATACAGCTTTCCATAATGTATATTCGTTAGAATTAGATTTAACCATAACAGCATACATAGTATCTGGCTTTATATAAACAGGAACATCAAATTCAAATTCAGTATATGATAATGCATCATCAATATTAGGAGCATCTGTATATTTAATTTCATCTACTGATAAAGTTTTAATAGCATATGGTAAAGTATCTCCATTAGGATATCCATTAGTAGTGCCTAATATTGAAACTGTAACAGGGCTAGTATCATATTGTGGTACTGTTTTAAAGAAGAATCTTAAAGATTTTACAAATACTCCATTTGGAGTAACATCAGAATATAAAATGAAACTTTGACATAATGGATCATGATAGTTTACTGTTGTTACAGTACCAGAAACAGTTTGAGTTATTACTTGTTTAGTAGCAATTTCAGTTCTAGTTAAAGTATTCCTAGCTGAACTTATATCAGGAGCAAAATCTAAATTCTGAGATTTAGTACTTAAACTTGTGGCAAAAAATGTTCCTTGAGCAAAAGTTGTTTCTGTGCCAATATTCTTTGCAATTCTATTATCAATTCTAAATAATTTTTCTCCTGTATGGAATTGATCTGCTGGTAGATAGAAAACTCCACTTAATTTTCCATATTCATCAGTTTTCAACATTCCTGATAAATTATTAGATTTAATATCATAAACAGTATTCTGTAACGTATTAGCCATTAAATTAACATTTGTGGTAATGATAATGGTGTTACCAGATTCATACGCATTAACTATTGGGAATTTAATTTCATAACTATCTGTTATTTGATATAATATTTTTCCAATAATATTACTAGTATTTGCTCCAACATTAGGAATAATAATAGTATTACTTGTTTGTCCTAAGAATTTTCCAGATTTTTTATCTATTGAGATGAAAACACCTGTTGCTGACAATCCAGTAACTGCTCCAGATGTATTAAAAGAAATAGCAAAGATATCATAATTTAATAATTTATCTTTAACATAAACTGTTGCATCTATATCCCAAACTAAATCTAAATTTTGTTGATATAATCTAGTACCTGTAATTATACTAGAATTAGAAACTGAAGTTTTAGTACTAAGATTTAATACTTTAGCAAAAGGAACAAAACTTGTAGTAGCACTATTATAATATGCTATAATATCTCCAACTTTAAATCCTCTTGCTGTTACTGGATTTGACCAAACTCTAAGAACATTAGATTGCTTAAATCTAGTAGTAACATCAGTATTATCAAAAAACGCACTAACAGGAGTATTTACTAATAAACCAGAAGTAGATATTTCAATTTGTTGTGCTCTGATATAAGGATTCATAGATACATCTGTTATGTATCCATTTGTAGTTTGGTAACTATTACCTAAACTTTCCCACATACCCCAAACATCTGTTTTTGATGTTGTTGATGTTGTGGTTGTAGTTACTTTTGTTAAATCATTAATACCAATACCTGACCATTGCCCAGTCACTGCATATTTTCTATAAATAAACACATTTATAGCAGATCTTAAAGTTGATAGATACGCAGCAGATAAAGGAGAATTTAATGGAGCAGTTTTTGCAACTGATAATTCAACATCCTTCCCATTTACTGTATAATATTTTTCTCCACCATAAACATTCATGAAATCAATTATCTGTTGCTCAGTCATATTTGCTGGAACAACCCCAGTACTAGCAGTACTAGGAACAGCATATACAGATTTATCTAAAGTTTTACTTTCAGCTTGAGATGATGATATTGTTTGATAATCTGCAAGATAGTTAACAGTATTAGATTGTAAATATAATGTGGTATTAGGATTTACAATTAACAAATCAGGTAATTTTGTTGTACTAATCCAATTGTCCATATGAGGACTTAGTTCACAAACACCTTCTTTAGTAATAAACATAAATGGATTTATATTTACAGTAGAAGTTGCATATGGTTGTCTAGCAACACTAACTTTTGTATAAGGTAAACTAACATAAGTTGTGTTATTGTTATTGTGTAATGCGTATTGTTTTCCAGATAATGTTGTTGCATCCAATCTACTGAAACTTAGTAGAGAGTCCTTAACAAATAATGGGAAATTCTGAACATTAGTTCTAGCAAAAAGTCTCTTTTTAACCTGTGAGATAGAACATGCTAAATCTGAATTAGTAGTATCAGCTATATTATAACTACTAAAATCATCTGTCATAATACCATTTTTGAATCTGTTATTTCCAAATTCATCACTGATTTGAATATTAGTAGCACTTTGCTCTAATAAATTTAGAGATGCATAATATTCTAGTCTGTTGATTCTATCTTCTAGAGTTGTTATATCTTCCATTCTCCATCTTTTATGATTAACATATTCTAGAGAAACACTAGAAGCTCCTCCAAATAGATTATCTGAAGGTAGATATGCAGTATAAGGTTCCAATGTTAATTTACCAAGTAACATAGCTCCTTCAGGAACATTAGGTTCTTTTGGGTTTAAATCAGAAATACCTTGAATTAAAGATATATTTTTATCTTTACTGATAACAATAACATCTTTTCTTCCTAAGAAATATGAAGATTGTAGAGTGAATTTTGTTTCATCAATAGGAATTCCTATAGGATTAGATATGTTAGAATCTATTATAAATTCAGAATTAGCATTTTTTCTTCTAGATCTAAAATCAATACAATCTCTTAAATTATATAAAGTTCCGCTGCTTTTTCCAACATATGATGGAAGATCTTCATATCTAACATCAGTATATGATCCTGCGGTAAAGAATCCATCACCACCAGTATGATCATAATATGATAATAATACTAAGATATTTCCAACTGGAGGAGGAGATCCTGGAATTAATTTAATTGAAGCATGATCATAGAAATTATCTCCTTGACCATTACTAAATGTATAATATCTTGTTACATCATATGTAGGATCAGGAATCATATCAGAAGTTGCAGTTCTAGGATCACCAAATTCATCGACCCCAGTATCAATTATTTTTAATATTTTGGTTACATCTGAAATATATAAAGATTGAGATGCTGTGTTAAATGAATTATTTGCAATATAAACTTGTGAATTTACAGTATCTACAAATACTTCTCCTGGTACAACTTGAGTACCACTAATAGCAACAGATGTTAAATTTGCTGAATTTAATACTTTACTTTTTCTGATATAAGCAGTATTGTCAGCATTATTAATATAAACTTTAGCAAATATATCAACATAAACATCAGAATATCCAGTTACTGTTATTGTTGCTAGAGCACCACTATAACCACCAGAAGCAGCTAATTTAATACCATTAGATGATATTCCTTGAAATACGAATATATCTCCGACTTTTAACCCATGTCCTGTTCCAGGATTACGAACCACACATATAAAGTTTTCATTAATTTTATCTACACTAAGCTCAACTCCATCGCTTCCTCCTTGGAATTCCATAACTCCTGAACCTGAAACTGATAAAGTTACATTGATAGGTTGGTTAGTATATCTAATCCATGAATAATAAGATGTTCCTGTTATAGAATCAGGAACAATATAATTATTTTCTAATCTATAGATTAGTTCTTGATTTCCTGCGTTTCTTAATATAGTATCACCTGATGGTAATCCATCAACTTTACTTGTTGGATAGATTTGAGCTTTTATATTTTTACTAACATCATCAACATTATATAATGATTCAAAATCTTTTGTTCCAAATAAAATTGAAAATTGACAATTTGTTTCTGGAAGATATTTAAAGTTTCCGTTTGTTGATCCAAGTAAATAAGCTTTTCTACTAGATCCATCATATGATACTATTTGAGCTATATCTCCATTATTTTCACCAGATATTATTTTTACATAAGTTCCAACATATGCATTATTTACATCTGAAAAATAACTAGGGAAAGTTATAGTATTTGCTGAAGTATTGGCAGCAGAATCACTTAATACATTATTTTGTATTTCTGTAAGGAACATTTCATACACAAATGTATTTGCTTTGTTGTAATTTTCAGCAAATACAAATTGCATTCCTCTAACTTTAGCTGTCGCTGCAATAGTAGAAGAATATGTTTGGGATGTTGTGTTATTGGTATTAGCAACTGGAGTGCAATGAATATCTACAGAAGTATAAGATTTAAAATCAAAAAATCCTGTTACATTATTACAATATACATGATTTCCATAATTTAAATAGATAGATTTATTTGCTACAGAAGCAGTATCTCTAGCTCTGTTAACTACTAAATTATAATCTCCAGTGTTTTCAACAGAATATCCTCTAATATAAGCTTTACCTTTCCCTACAGTAACAATAAATGTACTGTCTGCATTTGCTGTATCTGGATTTGCTTTAGGAGTTAATTTAAATTTATTAGATACATAATCACCATTAGTATCAAAAGATCTTTTAGCAAAGTAATCATCAATAACTGAATATTGAGTATCTACAACATTTTTAGCAAGAACTCCATTTTCAATTCTAATTAGTTCTATGAAATTAGAATCTTGATCTAATGTTAAAGGTTTTGTTGTTAGTACTAAATTAATAGCATATCTATCAGCACCAGGAGCTTGGAAATTTGATGAACCAAGAGCAGGATCTAGTAATGTAGGATCATCTGATGAATTTACAATACTTTCAACTATAGATATACCTATTCTTGCTGAAGGTGTGTTTGAATATTCATTTATATTTACTGTTTGTTGTTGTATTGATGCAAAAATTCCATTAATATAGAAAACACCATCAGTTATAGATGCAATAGAAGATGGTCCAACTGCTGGTTGATATATAGAACCTTCAGAAATTACTGTTGCTGTTAACTCTGATCCTGATACAACAATAGAACTTCCACTAGTAAAATTATCTCCAGACATATATGACACTATTAATGTCGGTGGCTCTAATAGATTTCCTAAATTATCTATTTGTTTTTCTGAAGTATTTAATACTTTTGCTACAACAGAACCATCTGAACTATTAATGATAGCATTTAAAAAATCTTTTGCTATTATTTCAAATCCATTAGGATCTAAATCGTTCAATTTAATATAATTAACATTTATATTAACTGTGCATTTTGCGCCAGAAACCACAGAATGGTTTTTAAAAATATGATCACCTAATTTTGTGACTTGACTTTGTGCTATAGTTTGTAGTTGAGTCAATTCTCTAGCTTGGACAGCATATCCTGGCTTAAACAAAACTCTATAGAAATTTTTGTTGGTATTGAAATCATCCCAATAAGGAGAATTTGAAAAATTTAGCGACATATTTTTTACCTTAATATTTTATTATCAAATTGAATTGTTCTGTATCTGATGGATTTCTTATTGCTGTTGGGATATTTTCTATATAAGTTATATACCCAGTATATGGAGAAATAGTTGGACTAGTAAAACCAGACACAATAGAATATCCTCCTGAACTCAAACCACGAACAGCATAATTAGGAGTTGCAGTTCCTTGAGTATTAACAACATATAATACATTATTAATAGCATCATATGATAAACACTCAGCTTTAAATATATAATTATTTATACTTTCTCCTTGTATCAATATTTCTCCTTGAGTAAATGGTGAGATAGTAGCTGATACTGATAATATAGTAGAAGTTAAGAATATAGTAGAATTAGCATGATTATCTGGATCTTTTTTAGCATAAGGATTAATTAACAATCCTATTTGATTATAATAAACATCAGTTGGAATTGTACCACCCTCACTTCCAAAGAATTGAGCAGATACCATTATAGAATTACATCCAAATTCTGCTATAGGATCGAACCCATGACCTCCTATTGGAGAAGGATAAAGTTCTAAAATAGCTCCAGATCCACCTTGACCAAAACTTGGTACTATAACAGCATTTGCTGTAGTGTAATTAGATCCTGCATTTGTTATAATAACATCATATACTGAACCACCAACAACATAAGCAACAGCATTAGCTCCTTGACCATCGCCTGTTATATTAACTGTAGTTGTAGTTGTTCCATCAGAATATGCATTTCCTCCATAAGAAACTCCTATTATATCTAAAGAACCAGCCCCTGATTCTGTTATATATGAATTTGGAGGTGTGTCTACTGATATAGGAACAGGAATATAATCCTTAGTATAAAATCTTTCTTTTTGTCCTTTATCCACAGTATAGATATATTTCCATTTATAACCATCTGCTGTATAAAGAGTAACAGAATTATCAAAAGTACCAACATCTAATTGAGGTTCTTCAGTAGATAATGAAGCATAATATATAATTCCGTTTGAAGTATAATTTGAATTTGCAGAAACTGAATATGAAGTATTTAACGCATACGATACATTTGCAATACCATAACTACCATCAACTACAACATAAGTTCCATTGTATTCAGAAGGATTAACATTATCTAAAGTTATATAATCTCCAATTTGAAATACATCAGGTCCAGAGTGATATATAGAAACTACATTATTTGATTTTGAAATTGAACTTACATCATAATGTTCATCTGAATTTTTAGCATTCCATAAACATTTAAACACTTGATCGTATTTATTAATAATATAGAAATTTTTTATTAATTTTCCATCAGAGTCTCTATGAAACATAAACTCATTATCTTTATAGATATCATAATAAGTATCTGTTTTCCAATTTATTCTTTGAATTACTGGAGAAATATCACTATCTAATATTCTTTTAACTGCAAATATATTTTTATGATATTCTTTTATTGATTTTGCAGTTTCAACAGGAGTTGTTGTTGTGTTTCCTGATATATCAAATTCTGCTATAGAACTATCATATGATAAGAAACAATATAAATTAGATATTATATTTCTTGTATCTGCATAATAAGATATAGGAGCATAGTAAAATTTTTCTATTTCATGTACAGAAGAACTAGATGTTAAAATTCCTATGTTATTGGATGTTTGTGTCATAATTTTATTTAAAACTCTATGTAAATTTCGTCTGAATTAAAGTTTCTTGTAATATTTATTTCAACTGGACTAGTCTCATCACCATCAGAATTAACAGTTCCTGAAGCAAAATATATAACGTTGTTTGAATAATCTACTTCAGTAACAACTAAATCTGTATTGTTTGAAGTATTAATTAGATCTCCAACAAAAACCATGTCTCTTAGTTTTTCTGAAGAACTATATTTTCCATTATTTATCAAATTAAATTTATTGTTTATGTCTGTTAGAATAATGCTATCGTTATATGAATATCCATTAGCAACTCCATCAAATTTAATAATATTATAAGATTCTAACTCTATGCTGGTATTTACCACTTTAGTTATTGTTGAATAGAAAATTTCTCTATTGTTATATGAAGTAATACCTTTCATATATGGATAATAACTATCCAGATAAATAGGGAATGTATAATATTTATCATTATTTGTAGATTTATCACAATATATTTGAGCACCTTTGGAAGTATCTATAGTTCCATGATAATCTTTTAACACAATCTCATATAAATTTTCAGATACTAAACCATAATCATACAAACTTCCATAGAATGTTGGTGATGTAGAACTTCCTTGATATATTGTATTACCTATTGGTGGGAATTCTGGAATTAACATACTATTAACTAAAATGTTCATCTGAGAAACACTCTGAGAATTATTAATAATAGTTAATTTAACTTCATCAACATCAGGATCAATATATGAAGCTAATGTGTTTGCAGACACTCCATACAATTGAATGATATTACTTCCTATACTATCAGAAAGAACCATCACACCATTTGCATTTGATCCAAATAAAGTTTTTATATTTTGTTTTTTTGTATATACAAAAGGATTGTATTCATTATTAAATTTATCATTATTTAAAATAATATTTTTTCCAATTACCTTAACCCCAGCAGGATTTAAAACATTATATAAAATTTCTTTATATTTGTTGAATTCAATGTTAACATCTAAAAAGTATGTAAAATTATTATATACTTCACTTTCTAATTTGCAATATGCACTTAAATGTCCATCAGCATTTAAATATTTTCCATCATATGCAGTTGTTCCTGTTAATAATTTTGCATTAGCTCTAGCAGAACCATTTCCATAATAAATAATACCATTATTATATCTACCAAATATATAATCAGTTAATATTGTATATGAAAAGTATTGATCATTAATAGTATCTTTATCAATATATAAAGGTTCATTTTTTATAACTCCAGAATAATCATATACTCTTAAAACAAATTTATTTTCTGGTGCTGATATAGGATTTACGGAATATAAAATTGCTTTATATGTTGATGAATTTGCAGTTCCCTGATATATTTTTGATCCTTGTGATGGTATTTCTAATAATGAAACGTTAGCAACTGCAATATCCATTATTCTTAAAGATACTGCTGGGGTTGTTATATAATCTTCACCAGGTTCAATAATTTTTATTGATTTTACTTGACCTATAGAATCTGTTGCTGCTGTTGCTATTTCACCATCACCGAGAACATGATTAACTCTTAATTCAGCATCACTTCCGGTTAAAGATTTTACTGATAATGTTGGAAGAACATTATAACCTAATCCACCTATAGGATAAATTTGTCCATTATTAGTATAATTAGAAACATAATCTACAGATACTATACCACCAGATCCATCTACAGAAGTTACATTAGCAAATGCTCCTGCTCCTGTTCCTCCAGAAAAGATTATAGTATCATTTACCGAATAGTTACTTCCGTTTGATACAACAGATATTGGTCCTAATATTTTTAATGCTGCTAAATTTGCTTTAGTTTGAATATCAGTTGCATAGTTAGAAACTACATTAATATCAGGTATTCTAACATATCTACTACCTTTATTAACAACTGATATTGCTTTTAATGGGTATGTGGTAAATGTTGGGGTTGTTAATGCATTTATTAATCTGGTATTTGCATTAGCAACCATATTATTAGAAAATCCATAAGCAGAATCATTCAAATGAATATTTCTGTACTTATATACGGTGTCCATAGAAACGCCTGTTGTCAAGAAAGGATCAGTATAATCAACACCGATAACTTGAGCAGATGCTCCAAATCCACCACCACCTCCAGTAATTTCAACATCACTATATGGATGTAATCTAAATCCTTGTGATCCATCTAATACTAATATATTACCAAGTCCACCTTCAGCAACAGATTCAACTTCAGCTAAAGCTCCAATAGGATTTTCTACATCTGGATTTAGTCCATTATGAATAATAACAGGATCACCAGGTAAATAATTCAATCCTGTGAAATTTGGGTTTACTAAAATTGTTTTAACTGAACCAGAAATTTTAGCTCTTAAATTACTACCATCGATTATAACATCTTGAAAATTAGAATCAACTATTCTTATGAATTCTCCAGAGGTAAAATCTCTGTTTATATCACTTAAAAATATTTCTATTTTTGTTCCAGTTATTTTAGATTTTTCTATTCTACCTACAGCTTTAGAAATTTCACCTATTATTAAATAATTTCTTACTTTTAAAAACCTACTATCAATAGTTTTTATCTGTACTGTTTTACTTGTAGCCCATTTACCATCAGAGGCTTTTAATATATAATCTTTAGCTTCAAAAACTTCACAGTCTGAATTATATAAAGCCCTAAATAAAAATTTAAAAGAGGCTGGAGTAGATTTTCTTTGATATAACTCTTTTGAGAATTTTACAAGTTTTCTTTTATCTACTAAAGTTTCTTCAGGAAAATATTGAAGGAATTGATTAAAGAAATATTTTTCAAATTCTTCTATAGTTTCATCAATATCCATATAATATTGAAGATTGTTTATTTTATCTTCAACATTATCTTTTTCAGATAACCATTCGTAATATGCTTGTAGGAAATTTATAAAATTTACATACGAGTCTTCATCTTTAATATACTGAGGTATATTATTTAAAATATTTAAATAGGTTTTGTGATTATTTGGTATCATTGTTGTGATAATGTAACTTTTACTGCTGTATAATCGTATGGATCTATTGTAATAATTCTATTATTAATAGATTTTATTAGTGTAGTATCAGGAACAACATTTATACTTAATATTGATAATGAATTATTAATTTCTTCTGGATTAAATGAATTTAATGTTATTATGCCATTTAAATAATCAACAACACCAAAGTTAGAATCTAAAATTATTTTATTTCCATCTAAATAATAAAAACTTCTTAACAATCCAATTTGAGAATCTATAGTAGGAAGAGCGTATGCATTAAGCCCACCACCTCCAGATATTTGAACTGCTGCTTGAGTATATCCTGATCCTTTATTTGTTACATTTATTTTTGATATCTGTCCATTTAATATTTCAGCTACTGCGGTTGCTCCACTACCATCTCCAACTATAGTAACAGTAGGAACTGAAGTATAGTTAAATCCTTGAGACATTACCTGAATGCTAATTATAGAAGATCCTGATGATGGTGTTTCTTCAACAAAAACTTCATTTCTTAAAACTGAATTGAAATTATCAATAACTTTAAATGTTGGACTAACAGATACTGATTTTCTTAAAACATCTCTCTTAATAGCAACTCCAAAATCTATAGTATATTTATTTGATGTTCCTAATGCTGGTATAATTCTTTTTTCTAAAACAACATCAATTTCATTTGCAATTATAGAATCATCAATATTATTAATCCTTTCAGATAATTCAGAAATAGCTAATGTTGAATAAAAAGTATTTAATGTGTTAGAAGAAAAATCACTTACTGTTGACTTAATAAAATCTTGTAATTGATTTAAACTAGTTAATGTTTTATTTTTATTATATATAGCACTAATGTCTAATCTAACGTAAGTATATTCAGGATCTACTATTATTGGTTCTATAGTAACAACACTAATTGGTTTTATTATATTTTCTTTTATATAATTTTTTTGAGATATTGTTAATGAATATCCACCTTTTGGTTTTAGTGATATGAATATCTTTCCATATATAGGAGGAACATTAGATTCTCCAGACCAAACATTAACAGAATCTATAGGAAATTGTTGTGAGTTTTTTGTTATTAGTGCTATATAATCATTTAAAGTAACAGCTCTTTCTTGTGCTGAATATACTTTAGGAGCAAGCCATTTAATAGAATCAATAGACTGTTTAACAGAACCAGATCTTGAAGATTCTACAATATCAATATTATATGAACTATAGTCTCCTAGATCATCAACTAAAGCAAAGGAAGATATATCAACAGATATATTTTCTGAAGATGATATGTATGTTATATAAACTATATTTCCATCATTTAACTTCTTTCCTAAATAGCCATCTCCAAAATAAATTTCATAATATCCATCCAAAGATTCTTGAATAAAATACACCAATGAATTGCTATCTAAAGCTAATAAATCTTTTGGTGGAGAGTATACCTCCAACCTAACATCTGTTGTGGAATTTTGCACTAATACTTTTATAGTGCTAGTATCTACTGTAGGATCTGGAATTTTAAATATAGATTTTGGATTATTAGTGCTACTATATAAAAATTGATGTGCTATAGGAACACCTTGAATGATAATAACATCATTAGCAGTAGCAGACTTTGTTGAATTATTTGATTTTACAGTTATTTCTTCATTTGTTATAAAGTTATAAGTTTGTCCATTAACAACACTACTCATAAACTTAGTATATTTTGGAATAGTTATAAAATCTGTTTTAACATTATTAAATACTAAATTAATTTTAGCTGAAGATGGTATATAAGATTGTGGAGTATATCCTAATAACTTAGCATGTGATATTACTGAAGTTCTTTTAGTTGAAGTATCCAAAAACATTTCATTAGCCATCATATTTAAATAATATGCTTGATAATGAGTGTTATATGCTAAAATATCTAACAAAGTAGATAAAACACTTCCTTCGTAATTAGCATCTTTTAATACATCTTGACTTTTTAAAAAAAGTTTTAAATTATTTTTAATATCATCAAAATCTAATCCTGTCAATTGAATGTTTGAGTTTGCTCCACTCATAGGGTTTCCTCTTTATACCTTTGGTTTAGTATATGCATGTCTATTATCTTAATTTTTCTAAAAATACTGTTATTGATACAGGAGTAGTTTGACCAACTATATAATACTCTATTTGTATGTCATATATATGGTTATCATAATCAGGTTTAACTATTATTCCAGATAAAGTTATTCTTGGTTCATATTTAGTTAATACGCTATTAATTTCCGCTTCAATAATACTAGCGGTAGCTACTGTCATTTGTTCAAATAATAAAGAATATATACTAGATCCTATATTAGAATGAAAAGGTTTTTCATAATGTCTGGTTAATATAAGATTTTTTACTGATTGTTTTATAGCATCATCATTATAGTTTATATCTAAATTTTTACTAGATTTAAGGATATTAAAATTAAGATCCAAATCCGAAAAAGCTATTCTATTTTGTTGTTGTGTATATACTGTTTTCATGTTACTATTTATGGTTTTTATTAATGCCTATTAATTCATTACAACATTACCAATCAGTGTTATCAAAGGAGATACTACAGTTACACTTGTTGAAGAAGTTATAATTATATTTGATGCTGAAGATATATTAATATCTTTATTAGCATTCATATTATAATTACCACCAACTTCTAAATTATAATTATTTTTTGCATATTCATTTCTTGTTCCGTGAACAACATGCCAATAATCTTTACAATTTTTTTGATGTCTTGTTCCATCAGGCCCAACTTCATCAAAAGTTCCAGTTCTATGCATTAAGAAAATTCTTTCATTATCTTTAGTATCATCTATATCAAAATAATGTCCTGATTCTGATTCTTTTGAATTATTATATGGATATACTGGATTAAAAGCTAATTGGGGTTCTGTTCCAAAAACAGTACTTCCTTTTGTCATATTATCATTAACAAAGGTTACAGCAGTTCTAGTAATATCCTCATTTCTTGCTAATCTACTTGTAGTTGGCTGATTTAATTTATGCTTTGCTGGATATCTTTCAGGACTTCTGTTTTCATATCTAACACCAGTAGAAGTCATTGTCCATTTATTAATTTCTACTGGTCTTTCGTTTAAATTTAAACCAGGATCTGAAAATCCTTTATTTTCTGGATATAAAACTTCAGGAATGTCAGGAAATCTTCCAAAGAAGAATGGTGCTTGTGCTGAATCTCCATCTAAATAAAAACCAAAAACAGCATCTCCTTCTCGTAATGTACATGTATCATTTGCTGCATTAGTTGCAAATATAGGATGCGCCCATAATAAATTTTCAGTTGGAACCATTTCTTTATTATCATTGTTCCATAAAAATGTTCTAATTTGAAGTCTTCCTAATTTTAAAGGATCTTTTCTATTTTCTACAATACCTGTCCACCAAACAAAACCATCTAATCCAGGTACATTCTTTTTATTTAACATTATTAAAAAACTCCAGAAGTTTTAACTGTATTCATGTAAGAATTATTAGTAGCTGTATCTAATCCTGAAGTGTTATATCCCTCAACAGATGATATAAAACTATCTTTACATAGTTCTATTGTAGTATCAAAATCATTATCTTGATTAAATCTATGTCTTATTGCGGTTACTAGATATATTCCAGAATATATTTTATCTTCTTTTTTCTTTAAATCAGATCCAATGGATTCTGGTCCTGGAGCTTTCAGATACAAATAAATAACATCCCCAACAGTAATATAAGGATCTCCAGGAATAGCTATCTTAACCCTAATAGAAGATATTAATTTCATTTGAGCAAATCTATATTGAACACACTGTTCTAAATAATTATTCTTAATAGCTGGAGTATTTTTCTTAATATATGCATTTTTCTCTAAGTCTGTAGTCGAGTAAATACATTTTACAAAACTATCAACAGTATCGCTATATTTGTGATTAAATCTATTCGTAAATCCATTGGTTAGTCCATAGGGCTGTTGTTTATATAAACTTAATTGTTTTAGTTTATTAAAATATGAATCATATTCAAATGTTGCTACTCCATGCTTTCTTGTTATATAATTAACAGTTATTGCTTTATTAGCAAAAGTTCCATCAGTAACATAATCACAACTATCATAAGAATTTAAAACTTGATATGAAATTATTGATTTAAAATCTACAGTATCTCCAGTTTGGCTTCCATCGTTTTTTGTACCATACCAATAGGTATTATATATTTTTCCTCTCTTATTATATACTTCATAATCTCCATATATAGCTAACAATGGTTTAAAATTCCATCCAAATCTATCTTGAAAGAATAGAAAAGTAGATCCTATTATTTTTGGATCTGATGAAATTGCGAAAGTACATAACCAATTAATAGCCTCTAAAGGCATTAAATTAGGTATAACTATGTCATATGTACCTCTAGTATCAAAAGCATTTGAATTAGTAAATTCTTTTTTTGGTATTTTTAAATAATTAAAAGCAATATCTTTTACCATATCAACAATCTTCATATTTTTATAAGATTTATTGATTTTATATTGTTGAGATATTAAAAACTCTTCACTACAAAAATTTAATATTAAATTTTCATTAGTATCTTTTGTTAATCTCTTACCATCCATATTATATATTCTAAATATTTTATTCAAATGTTCCGTACTAAATATATTATATTCTCCTTTACTTAAAGATAATATTAAATATTCACTACCATTCCAAGTATAATTAACATCTAAATTCAAAGAATTACTCAAAATAACACTACCAGAAGTGCTATTGCCAAATATATCTTCAAAATAGTTAAATTCAACTACCATAGATCTTATATCTATATTAGCTCCAGAAGAAGTAACTAAATTTAATTTTTCTATACTAAAATTTTGAGGATTAAAATCACTCATAACGATCCCATAATAGTATTAAATTGTTTAACAACATAATGTACATATTCCTCTTTCAATATTTTTATTAATCGTTTTTCCTCATTCTTATCAAGTTCAATATCATATATAGATTTAATATATTTATTTGAGTTATATCCAATAGAAGAACCATCTGGAAAATTTATTATTTTTGAAGTTGGAGCTAATAATAGATATGATTCTTTACCAACAGTATAAGTTTCTTCAGATATTTTCTGAAGGGATATTGGATCATAAGCTATTATTGAATTATTATATCCTAATAATGGGTCTGTATGTAATTTTGAATATTCATATCCATTCATAAATGAATTAATAGAAAAACTACAAACATTACCTGTTGTTGATAATTGAGAAGAATCTACAGTTAATCTAGTATTTGCATCGTAACCATCACCATTATAAACACTAATTGAAGTTACTCTATTACTAGAAATTATTATTTTTGCAGAAAGGTCAGTTCCTAATTTTGTTAATTCATTTGGATTTGTAATAACTAAAGGAATACCTTCATAAGTTCCATTAGTATAATTACTACCAGCATCCAATATTCTTAAACTTTTTGGACTTTCTTTTCCTAAATCTTTATATTTGTCTTCAATATAATTATTAAAAGTTTCATATCCCATAGGAAAATCAAAAGTAGCATTAAATATGTTATTTGTCATCATTATAATCCAATGATATTCTGATACTCCATAATATTTTTCTGCTATTATTTCTGGAGTATCTCCATCTTGTACGAGATATTCATAATATAAATCCATATTATTTAAGTATTCCTCAATCATAGCTACTCTAGTTACAATATCTGTTAATAAAACATTATTGTAAAAAGTTTTTGGTAATTTAGAAAAATATAATGGCATTAATTTATCCTATAAATTTTAAATATGATTTCATTTTAATAACCTTCATTAACTTTAGATTTAGTAATAATTTCAGTTTCTTGGAAGGACATTGATAATATTGTTTGAACAGGCATACCATCATTAAATGTAGCCCATCCATAAGGAGCATAATCCACAGAAAGTCTATTAAGAACACAAGTGGTCATTTGGAAAATATTTTGATTGATTTTATCCTTATACATGAATTCTATATTAAAAGTAGAAGGAGCAACATAATATCTAGAAAAATCTGATCTTATTTCTGGAGCAGCATGAAACCTAAAAGCTTTTATTATATTCCTAACATTTTTTGCTTCTTGAGGACTTTTAGGAGTAAATATAAAATCGAATTGAAATCTTCTTAAATCAATACCTCTGAATAGAACAAATATCTGAGGATTTACTGCCATTCCAGCCATTCCAATAACAGCATCTCCGAAAGTATTACCTCCTGTAGGATTTAATAATATATCCGAGGCTGCTTGTCCTATTGTTTTTGCTGCTTCTGATCCATTATCTCTAACTTTATCAAGAACTGCGCTTAATACACCACCAATATCTTGACCACCTTTAAGATATTTTCCACCCATTTCTGTTAAACTGGCATCCTGCCAATCGTATGAAGTTGTAAAACTCATGGAATCTGGAATATATAAAGATATTGCTTGAGATATTCTTGTTTGAAATACAGCTTGAGAAGCCTTACTAGGACTTCCTCCAAATAAAGATCCAAGAAAATCACTAATAATACCTTGTCCACCTGGTTCTGATGGAATTCCTCCTAAAGTTGGACCAGGTTTTAAATTATATGGATCTGCAAACTTTGATCCAAAAGCAGGATAGAATACTTTATTCCATTCAGGTTTTTCTCCACCACCAGCAACAGCAGTTGAATTGTCTCCAAAATTATCTTTATAAGTTGGATTTGTATTATATCTGCCTGAATCGGATGATAAATAATCAGAAAAGCTTTGAACATTTATATAAAAATTCATATAATGTCCAAAAGATAATTTATCATCAAACTCTAAAGGATAAGTAAGATAACTAAAATTATAATTTTTAGTATCTAACCCTGTTCCTCCCTGTAATCTATCTAAGGGGTTTTTTCCTGTGTATAATGGCATAGTTTTTTTAATTTAAATTTATGATAAAAAATAGAAGATATCCTGAACCTAAACCTTGGTATCCAAAAAATAAAAATAAATATAAAGGAGATCCTTATAAAATAATATCTAGATCTTCTTGGGAAACCAAAGTGTTTTCTTGGATGGATACTAACCCTAATGTGTTAGAATGGCATTCAGAAGAACTCTTCATATACTATTTATCACCAGTTGATAGTAAATATCACAGATATTTTGTTGATATTTATGCGAAAATAAAAATAAGTGAAAATGTTGTGAAAACTTATTTAATAGAAATTAAACCAGAGGCTCAAACAAAACCTCCAAAACTCAAGAAAAATCTTAATAAAACGTATATAAATGAAGTATGCACTTGGGGAATAAATTCCTCTAAATGGCAAGCTGCTGAAAAATATTGTAGGGATAGAGGTTGGGAATTCAAAATACTAACAGAAAAAGAAATATTTGGTAAAAAATAATGGTAGAAATTAATTCATCTCAAGATTATAGTAAATGGTATACTACCGTATATAACGGTAAAGTATATATGTATAATCCAAAAGCTATAGATGAGAATATTGGATGGCAGTTAATGTCTAAAAATGGATTACCTACAAAGGTTGCCCCAAAAGACTTACAAATTATTCTCAATAAGCAATTTTTTAAAAGTAAAGAAGCACCTACGATACAAAGTAGACTTAAAAAAGCTTCTCCATCAGAAAGAAAGCTATTAGAAAAAGAAGCAATATCTTGGTTAGTTTTAAAAATAAAAGGATTAAAAGCTGGAGCTAGTGGAATTCCAGGAACAACAACTGCACAAAAAAGATCAGAAACTTTTATGGAAGGTGGAATGTATTTCTTTGCTTATGATGCCAAGTATAAAAAAGAACTTCCATATTGGGATAAATTTCCATTGATAATATTATTAGAACCTCCACAAGGAGGATTAGCAAAAACTCATTTTCTTGGACTAAATCTTCATTATCTTCCAATTGAACAAAGAGCTATGTTTTTAGCACAATTAAGTATGGCTGGATCTAAACTTAATAAAGATAAAGAAATAAGAAGATTACTAACAACATACCAAAAAACATTAAAAGGAAATGTTAATTTATCAGCATATAAACCATGTATTAAATTATATATAATTAAAAACTTACAAAGTAGAGTGTTGCAAGTACAACCTCACGAATGGATGTATGCTATACATCTACCTTATGAAAATTTCCAAAATGAAACTAAAGAAAATGTTTGGAAAAACTCTTTATCTGAAATTAATAAAAAACCTAATAAAAAATCTTCTAATAGAAGTAAATAAAATTATAAATATATATAAATAAACAACTTTTTAAAAATATGTCATCAGGAACTATTACACAATTCATATCAAGTTTTAGTAGCGAATTATCTAGACCTTGTGATTTTTCCGTGGATATCATTAAGCCTAAGACTGTTGGTAAAAATGATGATGTCGAAAGAATAATTTCACTCAGATGTGAAAGTGCGGAACTTCCAGGAAGAACTTTTTCTCTTGTTGATCAAAAGACATATGGACCAATAGAACAATACCCTATACAAAATGCGTATAATAAATGTGCTTTGACTTTTATTTGTTCTGGATCAATGGACGAGAAAGTATATTTTGATGATTGGATGGATGTTATATCATATTCAAAACCATCTTATTCTGAGACTCCTCCTAATGCAAATATTGTAAAGTTTGATTTTTCTTATAAAACAAATTACGTTGTTGATGTTTTCATAAATCAATATGATCTTACTGGACATATTGTATATAGAGCAGTTTTAGTAGATGCTTTTCCTGTTGATTGTCATGCAATTCCTCTAAATTGGGCGCAAACTAATGATTATAGTAAACTTATGGTTACTTTTGCTTATAGATATACATATGGAGAAACAGATAAAACTAAATTAAATTCAAAATGACAATAAGAGGATTTAAATTTAATATAGCTTTTAATTTTAATAAATAGCTATATCATTATATTTTTTTAACAAAATAACATATAGGAAACATAAAATGGCAGCAGCATACAATCCACCTACACTAGCAGAAATACAATACGAAATTGATAGACTTAAAGGACTTATTACAACTTATCAAACTCAGATTAAAGGATTTCAAGATAATCAAAAAACTTATAAAGCTAATACAGTAGCACAACAAGCAATTATTGATAGAATAACAAAGAGCACTGGAAACACCAAAACAGTTTCAACTTGGACAGGTGTTACTTCATACACAGCAGATGTTGGTTTTCTAACACATTTAGTTAGTCCTCCTACTGACAATTCTACAAGATTCTACATTCCTGCTGGAGCAGATGTTAATTTCTCCTATTATGTTGGCACTAGTGATGTATCAAGAATTGGTCGTCCTATCTATAAAATAAATAATTGGATAAATCCTTCTTACACATATCATCCAGCAAAAACTCTTGTTTCTGGTGAATGGTATAGAAATCAAACTATTGATATTCAATGGAATTTATCTGATGTTGTTATAAGCATGGAACATGATTATGATATAGATCGTAATTCAAAACCAACAGGAAAAGTTCTTTTATTTAATAGAAAAACTAAAAATTATGTAAGAATTCAATTAATGTTACCTCAAAAAAGCGCTTTCTGTGGCGTGAATGTATTTTTTGCTTCTGGTCAAACTCTTGGTTTTGTGGCAAGAAGATCACCTAATCCAACTTACACTCAAAGTTGTACTTATAGAGTTACTGCAGGAGATATTGGATATACTGGTACTGCAGATGCATCAGAAAACAGAGGAGCAGGAACTTATTATTGGTGGAATGCAAAAGTACCTACTAGTAGTTTTAATATTCCTCTAAGAGATACTAGAAATACTTTCTTCAACGCCATGCCTTATGATAATAAAGAAACTTATATTAGTTTTGGAACTACTACATCAAGCATTTATGCTAAATTACCAAGTATAGATAAAAATGCTTATTATTTTAAAAATACAGGTGTAGTTCAAAGTCCTTTAGTAACAGCACTACAACCTTATAAAAATATTATAGTTGCAAATGATAAAGCTATTAATGCTCTTGAAACAAGAATAAAGGATACTACTAAATTATTAAATGATTCTAAGATAAAATTAGTAGCTGAACAAAATAAGGCTGATACATATGTAGCACCACCTGTTATTACTCCTGTTATTCCTAATACTGTAATTAATAATAATACAACAACAACAAATATTACTAATATTACCAATGTTACTAATGTTACTAATATTAATACAACTTCTACAGTAACAAATAATATAAATCAAACTTTTTATAATGTTAATACTGGGGTAACAACTAAACCAACTACGCCAACTATTCAATTACCACCACCAATTGACGTAGCAGCTTTACTTGCTTCGTTATTTGGTAAAAGATAATATTATAGATACATATATTTAATTTAGGATTATTATTATGAGTTTACCAAAAATTAGTGTTCCAACATATGACTTGAAATTACCTTTAACTAAAAAGAATGTAAAATTTAGACCATTCTTAGTTAAAGAACAAAAAATATTGTTAATGGCAGTATCTGCTGAAGATTCAGCATTTACTGCCGACAATATAAAAGAAATATTAAAAAATTGTTGTTTAAGTGAAATTAATATCGACAAGCTTCCTATTGTAGATATTGAATATTTTTTCATAAATCTTCGTGCTAGATCTGTAGGAGAAATTGTATCTTTAAAATACAGATGTCAAAATTCTATAGATCCAGATGATAATATTTGTGGGAATTTATTAGATGTTAATATTGATTTATTAGATATAAACATAAATGATACTGATATAAAAAATGATATTGAATTAACTGATTCTGTAGGAATTAAAATGAAATTCCCTACATATAATTTAATTAATTCTATTTCAAAAATCAATAACGATGCTGAATTAGCTTTTGATTTAATTGTAAATTGTATTGAACATATTTACGAAAACGATAATATTTACAATGCTAAAGATTCTTCTAAAGAAGAGCTTACTGAATTTTTAGAAAGTTTAAATATTGATCAATTTAATAAAATCAAAAACTTTTTCGATACTCTTCCAAAATTACAAAAGAATATAGAAACTACTTGTAATAAATGTGGATTTGAACATAAAATAAAAATTGAGGGTCTTGAAAATTTTTTAGGATAACTTTACATCATGAAGATTTGAAAAACTACTATGTAGTTAACTTTATATTAATGCAACACCACAAGTATAGTCTGAGTGAATTAGAAGAGATGCTTCCGTGGGAAAGACAAATTTATATATCTCAACTTGAATCATATATTCAAGAAGAGAACGAAAGAATAAGAGAATTACAAAATAGAAATAAAAATAGGTTTTAAAAATGGCAGATGAAATTAGCAAATTAGGTAGTGTAATAAAAGACATCAGTTCATCACCAAATATAAAAAATCTAAACTCTTTTTTATCTGATTTTGGAAAAGATATAAAAGATAAATTTAAGACTATTAACGAAGATAAAACCTCTGAAGTAGAATCTTCAGAGGTATCTTCAAAAAAAGATAAATCTAAATCTAATACTGCTGAAAAAGTATCTCAAAGATATACTCTTCCAAAAATAGCAACTCCAAATCTTGGAGCAAATGATTCACAATCTGATATATTACAAGCAATATATAAACTCCTTTCAAATAAAATAAGATATGATCAAATAAAAGATGAAAGAGAGAAATCTGAAACCGCATCTAAAATAAAAGATTATGAATTCGATTATGATACTTCAAAAGAATCAGGAAAATCAATAGATAATTTGGATGATTTTCTAAAAAATCCATTTAAAGGAATTAAAGATTCAGCAAAAGATATTATTGAGGTTTTTGGTTCCTTTAAAAATATCCTAACTAAATTTATACCATCTTTAGTAAAGATAATTTCAAATATAATGAAATTTATTCCTCTATTATCAGGAGCTTTAGTTGAACTTGGTCCTATTTTATTAGGTATTGGTGCTGTTGGAGTTGGATTAAAAAAAGCTTTTGATGTTGAAAGTGCACCAAGTCTTAAAGATACAGGACAATATGCTGTCGATTCTGAAGGTAATAAAAGATCAGGAAAACAAGTAGGAGAAATGGGTAAATCTGGTTCTGGAACAATCAGAAGATGGGATGATTTAGGAAAAGATACTACTGAAATACAAACTTCTGTTGATGAAGGTACAAAAACTCTGTTAAGTAGAATTACCAAAGGGGAAGGAACAGATGATGCTAAAGCTAGAAAAGCTGGATTTGAATCTGGATATGATGTGCCTTATGGATTTGGTAAATATGTAAAACCTGATAAGCCTTTAAGTCAAATGACTGTTGGAGAAGTAAAAGAATTCCAGAAAAAACAAATTGCAGCAACTAGTGGAAAAGTACCAGGAACAAAGCTTGGAACAGGAGCAGTTGGGAAATATCAAGTAGTACAAGGAACATTATCAGCACAACAAAAATTATTAGGATTTTCTGATGAGGATATTTTCACTCCTGAACTACAAGATAAGATAGGTAGAAGTCTTTTAGAAGGTAGAGGATATAAGAAATATAGAGAAGGAAAAATAAGTGAAGAACAATTTCAAAAGAATTTGTCTAAAGAATGGGCATCTATAGCTGATCCAACTACTGGACGTTCAGCATATGGACAATCAACAGGAACTTCAGATTCTGCAATAAAGGAAGCCATTAGATATTCTAAAGAACATAGAGAAGATCAGAAAAAAATAGAATTAGCAGAAAACCAAAAGGAAGAATCTAATAAAATTGAAGGTGCTGTTCCTGTTAAATCAGGAGGAACAGAATTAGGAACAGGTATTGTTGTTCCTTATAAAGAATCTAATAAAACTGAAGGTGCTGTTCCTGTTAAATCAGGAGGAACAGAATTAGGAACAGGTATTGTTGTTCCTTATAAAGAATCAAAACTTCCTAAAGAAGATCAAAAAATGATGATAACATCTTCTAAAAAAATAATGCCTGAAGATATAGAAGAAGAGGAAGAGCAAGAAGAAACCTCAGAAAAACTTATAAAAGAACCTACTACAAATAAAGAAATATATAGAGACTCTATAACTCCAGTATCAGAAACAAAAGATTCTACTACACAAGCAGAATCTTCCTCTAATTTTGATAATACGATAGGTCTACTTGAAAATATAGCAAGTGATATAGGTGCAATACAATCTAAAAAAACAGAAGCAGATAAATCTGCTTCTACTATGAAAGATAGTATTAGTTCTATGTTTGGTGTTACTCCAATGCAACCAGAATTAATAACAAAAAATCCATTATCTAATATAACAGATAGTATTAGTTCTATGTTTGGTGGAAATTCTTCTGGTGGATTAGAAACTGTAGGTAAAGTTGGAAGTATGATTCCAGGTATAGCTAGGTCTTTAGGCGGATTATTTGGTGGAAATTCTAGAGGTAGAAATTCTTCTGGTCAGTTAGGTGGAATATTACAAACTGTAGGTAAAGTTGGAAGTATGATTCCAACTATATCTAAGACTTTAGGCGGATTATTTGGTGGACTTTTTGAAGAACCTTCAGATAATAAAAATACTAATGTAGAAGGAAATATTAGCACTACCTCTGATGGTAGCATTAAAGGAAATCCATCGTCAAAAGTAGGAGATTTTTCAACTGGAAATATAGGAGGAAATTTTGACATTTCTTCTATTGGTAAATCAAGTTCATTATTAGATGTAGTTTCAAATGTTAAAGACATAGCAAATTTACAAGGAATGAAATCAGGAGAAAGATTACCATCATTACAAGCACAAAATACAAGTAATTTAGGTGAATTAGGAGTAACTACATTTAATGGTGGATCTTCTGTAACACCAATATCTTCTGGTGGAGGTGGTGGAAATTCTGGAGGTTCTTCTGCACCTATATTATCTTCTTCTGGTGGAGGTGGATCTTCCAAAAATGGTGATAGAAGAGCAGGATCAAGTTCTACTGCTATGGGTATTAATATTGGAGTAAGAAATGAAGAAAGTGTATTCCAAAAAGCTCAATATGGAATTGTAAGAATAGTATAAAAAAAGGGGGCTAATGCCCCCTTTATAGTTTTTAATCTTCTTCAATAAGATTTCTAAAGTAATTCAGATCATCATCTTCTTCATCTACAAAAGATGATTCAACCTCAGACAAAGTAGGTTTAACTGGTTTTGATTCAGAACGCAATTGCTCTACAGTTGTTGGTTTATATCCAACTGAACTATTACGAAGAACACGATCCAATCTTTTCTTTAGTTCATCATAAGATTTAAAATTCTTTGGATCTATAACTTCTAAAAGAGAATGTTGTGATTTCCAGATTGCTTCAAGTTTACTATCATCTTCAAACAAAGGGCTTGGTGATTCAAATTCTGAAAGATCATAATTCTGATAATTATCTATCTTTCTAATCTTTAGTTTAAAGTTGGCTCCTTCTTCCCAAAGGTTAAATGGATCAATCTTAGTTTCATCTTCAAACTGTGGTTGCATAGATCCGATAATTTTATCAAAGATCTTTTTACCAAACTTGAAAAGTTTAACTTTACCTTCATTTTCTGGATTTTTAGAATCCTTTATAATATATACATTTGCTACAAAATGTAATCTTCTCTTCTGCTTCCTTGCTTGTTCTTTATCAGATTCAAGTCCAGTTCTCCATAAATGAGAATTATATTCTGAAAGAGGATCAGCTTGTCCTATACTAGTAAGAGAGTTTTCAATATACCAACCACCTGGTCCTTGGAATCCATGATCGTAATATTTAACGAAAGGAGCACCTCCTGGTGTCTTAGAATTTCCATTCTCATCCGAATCCTGTGGGCTTATTGGAAGGAATCTAATAATAGCATATCCATTACCAGCCTTATCAAGCTCGCATTTCCAATAATTTTTATCTTTATCTTCAGAACCATATGTTGTAGATGAATTCATCGACTCAACAGCTTTAGTTAGATTATCATAATTATTACTGGAATTTCTTTTCAAATTTAAAAATGATGACATATATATTTCCTCGTGTATACAATGTGTTAACAACTAGTCCACTAAATTACATAATATAAATTTTTAAGTATTCATCCTTAAACAATTAACCAAGATTTCCTTTATCTTGGATTTATCATATCTAATAAAAGGATAATATTTTTTAGATTTAAATGATATAGGTTTCCATATCAAATTATCTTTAAACTTACTATCCCAATTATTAGAAAGTCTTAAATGATGATTTAAGACTACAAATGACTCAAACATTATCTCATATTGCAATGTCTTTGTCAATAACTTTGGATAATCTCCTTTGAAAATATCTTCAAAGGTATAATTATCAATTAAATTAACAAGATCTTCCTTGAATCTAAACGTAAAAGCTTGATTACGTTTTTTCCATTCTATAAAAACATCTTCTGCTTCTTTATTAATTAATTGATAAATGCTAATTTTTGGATTTTCTAAAAAATTAGATACATAAAAATCAATTAATTCAGAATCATATTTTTTTCCTAGTTTTTCAAAATGATTGAATTGTGTTTTAGACAATACTTTAGGTCTGTAAATACTACCATTTCTTTGGAAAAAATCATATTTTTCACAATTAAAATGAACTTTTATAGCACTATAAAATCTATATGATTCATTAACATTCATTATATTGGAAGGACTGGGTATTTTTGAATTAATCTATTTTGCATAGCTTCAAATTCAATTTTTTGTCTTATTGCTGGAGTAATAAGTTTAGCAGCAATTTCAACTTCAATTCCTGATTCTTCACAAAAATGAACTATAGCATCTATATATTCTAGCTTATCATCTTGAACTATCTTATTTATCCTATCAGAAAACTTTTCCATGTCAGACAAAGACACTTTCATTAATATTACCTCTAATTTAAATAGTTTATTTAACTCTCATTTTAAAATAGTTAAAGAAACTTTTCCTGTTCCTCTAATACCAACGGCATTAGCTGCTGCTTTAGACAAATCAATCACTCGACCTCTGATAAATGGTCCTCTATCATTAATTGTTACTATTATAGATCTTTTATTTACTAGATTAGTCACTCTAACAGAAGTTCCGAATTTCAAGTTTTTGTGTGCTGCTGTATATGAATTAGTATTAAATCTTTCACCAGAAGCAGTTTTTCTTCCGTTAAGTCCATATCCATACCAACTAGCTATTCCGACTTGATGTACAACCTCTTTCGACATTGTGACACTTGACATAAAAAGAGTCAAGCATAAAATGAATAATTTCATCTTCTTTTTTCTCCTATAACGATTGAATTACAATAATTCAATTTTCTATTTGATGATTTAAGATTACTTTACTTTTAAAGTTATCTTGTTATTGCCCCATTTTTTGGGGCAATATATTATTTATACGAAAATAATTGCCACCCTAAAGTCCATATTCGACTAGCAAAATTATGGATTGCATTATCTTCAATAGAATCTTTAAAATTAGAATATACTATTTCATTAGGCAGAAGACTAAAAAAATTATCCAACTGACTCTTCGTCAATCTGATTCTATATTGATAGTCTGTTCCACCTCCTTCTTCAATTTCAAAATTTGGAAAATAAAAAGACAAATGTTCTTTGACTCTAGATCTAACCACATAACTTCCTTCCTTGTTAACAATAGAAAGAAATCCTTTATTCAAAACTAACCACATACACATTCTCCATAACAAAAATACAGTATATCAACCTATGATCTATTTGTCAACTGTTGATTGGAAATGATCTAGGAAATTATTTCTTCTCTCATGAAAAGTTCTGTGTAGATCTTCCCAATTATGAAGTCCAGAATTTTTAAAAGCATCATAAACTTTTCCTTGATCAATATTTCGTACAGCTTCTATTCCGTGATGCAAAGCTTCTGGAGTCATCGAAAACGCAGTATTAAATACATGAGCAGATTCATGATTAACATTAGGATCTCGTAAAGATCTGATCTCTGATATATCAGAAGTGTAAGGTTTATGTCCACCTCTTGCTCTAAACTCGAAAGAACCACCAGGATCTATTCCATGAAGAACTCCTTTTCTATCCGATGATATATTACCTTGACCATAATCAAGACCTGTTCCAACACCATCCCAATTTTTTGTTAAAACTGAATGTGCAAATATCTTCCCTATAGTATGATGTTGATCTGGAGTCATATCTTTAACATCATTTAATTTTATTGGAGTCAATCCTTCTTTCCATTTAGTGGAAACACCTTCTTTTCCTTCTATATTAGCTATTTCTGGATTTAATGTTTTAATACCCATCAAATCCTGAAGTTTTCCAGATAAAACTTCTGATTTTGCTTGATCTGAATGTTCTGGAAATTTAATATAATGTTTTTTACCTGTTTCATTATGTTGATATATCCCTCCTGGATTTGAACCTAATGCTCCAGATGTCTTTATAAATTCTTCTGATATAAATTCTTTGAATGTTTTCATAGTTTTTCTACTATCTCTTTATCTAGTGGTGAGTTTAAATGATCTTTTAATTTTTCTTTTGGAACTAAATGAACTGCCTGAGATTCCCATCCCATTTCTGATGGGGTTCCTCCTACTCTTTTAGCATGATAATACCTAGTCAAACTAGTAGATCTATTAGAATCATATGCATGTCCTAATAATTCTATTTTTAGACCTGTTTCCTCGTGTGCTTCTTTTATAGCATTTGCTCTATGATTCAACCCTGAATCTAATTTACCTTTAGGTCCAATAGTTGTATCATATCCACCAAATCCATTTGTTGGGGATAATGTCCACACTCTACCATCTTTTTCATGTATTATTGCTCCAGTTGCAATTCTTTTATTATTTGTATTAATTAAAGGAGGTTCTTCAAAATCACCTTGTCCTTCGACAGAATTCCATTCTTCTTTATTTTTTGGAGAATTTTTCCAAGATTCAAATTTAACTCCATTTAATTCTTGTGGGAGTTCTCCTTTTGGAACTACTGTTGCGTGTTTGGTTGAATCATGCCAATGTTCTATTGGAGATGGATTTGATGGATTTTCAATATAAACAGATTCTCCATGTTCTCCTAATTTAGGATGAACAATTGATTCTTTTATGAATTTCTTGAATGATAACATTTAACTTTACCTATTAAAATTTTAATATAACTATTTATATCTTTTATAAAAATTTGAGGGTTATCATCTTCAACAGCTATTATTATAATTATTTGATTTATTTTTATCCCAGTTAATTCATAATAAGCCATAGCATAAAATGTTGCTTGTAGAAAATAATCTTGTATATCTTCTTCAGTCTTTAATCTAGTTGATGTTTTATAGTCTATTATTGATAATACTCCATCATATTCAGCAATAGCATCACATCTTCCAGCAACTTTTAACCTATCAGAATATAAAGCACATTCTAAATAATGTATATTATTAATATTATCTAAAAATGGTTTAATTGAAATAAAACAATCTAATGCTATTGTATTAGCAAAATCAGAATAATCAATAGCTTTATTATTCAAATATTGTTCACATAAAGAATGTGTTTTGGTTCCTCTAGAAGAAGCTCTAGTGGAAATTCTAGTAGCTTCTTCCTCCCCAACTTTTTTTCTCCAATCAAAAAGCCTTTGTTTATTAAAAGATCCTAATATTGTGGTTATTGACGCATACTTTCCATTAGGAGTAACGTAATGACGTTTATTATTAATGATTTCAGTTTTTAAATCATATATTTCTTTTGGAGGGCAATATAAAAACATAATTTATTTTTCAACTAAACTTTCGTAAAAAATTGCAGTACACTTTTTCCAAGTCCAATTATAAGACTCATCCTCTACATATTTTCTGGATAATGTTAAACAAGCATCTAATTCACCAACTCCGAATTCTTCTACTAGAAATCCACTTCTACCTTCTCTAATTATCTCATCAGAAACAGTACCTCTATATGCTAATACAGGAGTACCTGAAGCAATTGCTTCTAATTGTGTTAACCCGAAGGTATCATTTTTAGAAGGAAAAACGAAAACATCTGCATTAGCATAGATGGTGGAAAGATTCTTTCCTGTTAATTTTCCAACAAATGATACTTCGCTATGATACTTAGTCATAAGTTCTTTTAAATAAGGACCATCACCAACTAAAACTTTTAAATACCCATCTGGTACAGGAATATTACAAAAATCATCTAAACCTTTTTCCTTAGAAACTCTACTAACACATAAAATAAATTTTAAATGTGAATCAAATGGCCTATTCCTATGAGAAGAATTAAATACTTTTCTATCGACTCCTCTTTTCCAAACAACAAGATTGTCAAATCCTTTAGATATTAATAGATTTTTTACTATATTAGTAGGAACTAATATATTTTTAGACTTTGAATGGAACCATTTGAAATATGGATATGTTAAATTTTCAGAAATCCCAAAAATGTTTTTAATAAACTCAGGAAACATAGAATGATAAGATGTTGTATAATTATAGGTTTTCCTATCACAATATAACTTTCCTGCTAATCCAACTGGACCTTCTGTAGCAATATGAATAAAATCAGGACTAATATCCTCAATCATTTTACCAATTTTCCATATATTCAATGAAATGTCAATTTCTTTATAGAATGGTAGAGAAATAGTTTTAAATCTTTCTGGATTGATGAAAGAGATTTCATTTTTTTCAGAAAGAATTTCCATTGTTTTGTTTAGAGTTCTAACAACACCATTAGTTTGTTTAAGGGTTGTGTCAGTTATTATCAATATTTTCTTCACATCTATCCTCTTTAGTTTCTTTAATTTCGTTCCAATTTACTATTTCAAAAGTACCATCAAAATGTTCAACTAATGCGGTACAACTTTCTACCCAATCTCCATCATTCATATAGACTATGCCTTCGATTTCTTTTATCTCTGCATGGTGAATATGTCCACAGATAACACCATCATAGAATTTTCTTCTGCAATAGTCAACTAAATTTTTTTCATAGTCAAAAATAAAATCAACAGCACCTTTAACTTTATGTTTTAGATATTTACTAAATGACCAATATCCAAATCCAAATTTATGTCTGAACCAATTATATTTAGAATTTAGATATAATAATAAATCATATGATTTATCTCCTAAAAATCCTAACCAAGGTGCTAATTTAGAAATACCATCAAATAAATCTCCGTGTATTACTAAATATCTTTTACCATTAACTCCTATATGATCAATTCTATTAACTATTTCTATTTTACCTAAAGAAAAATCATATATTAATAAAGGTCTCAAAAACTCGTCATGATTCCCTGTAATATACACTATTTTTGAACCTTTTTTTGAATGATTCAAAATTTGACGAATTACATTTGTATGAGATTTTTTCCATTTCCATTTATTTTGTTGCATTTTCCAACCATCAATAATATCTCCAATAAGATATATTGTATTAGCTGAATTATATTTTAAGAAATTGCAAAGCAATTCTGCTTTGCAATCTCTAGTTCCAAGATGAATGTCTGAAATGAAAATACTTCTATATTTTCTTTTATTAATCATATCCTTGTTCTACTCTATGTTTAGCAACAATATAGTCGTATACAAATTGACTTCTTACTATATCAGTTACCTCAAACTCTACAACATTAAATCTATCCATAATGTTTGCGATTTTTAAAAATTTAGCAAACCCACTACATTCTCTAGTATTGATTAAATCAGATTGATGTATATCTCCAGAAAAAATTATTCTACAATTTTTACCTATTCTACCACAAACAGTATCAATTTCATGGAAATTGAAATTTTGAGCTTCATCAATAATAATTAATGCATTATTAAAAGATAATCCTCTTAAAAATGAAGTATTTTCAAACTGAATTATATCCTTTTTAGATAATATTGAATATGCATCACCTCTACTAAACAATTCATTACATATAGAAATATAAGGTGCTTCAAAAGGTTGAGCTTTTTCATCAACAGAACCAGGTAAATGTCCTATTTCCCTAGATTTAACTAAACTTCTACATATAATAATTCTTTCATAATCATTTTCTGAATAGAATAAATCATTTAATGCAAGATACATAGCTAAAAAAGTTTTTCCAGTTCCAGGAAATCCACTTAGAATTAATTCTCTACCAGAATAATATGAATCAAAAGCTAATTTTTGATTATCTGTTAATGGTTGAATTTCCTTTAATACTAATTGTCCTGTATTAGAATTTTGTGGTTTTCTTTTTCTGCCTTTTATCGAAGTTACATTATCCATCTCTCTATCTATCTCTGAAGATTTTAAGAATTTGCTGTTTAGTTTTCTTATTTTTGACATAAACATCCTTGAAAAGAAAAAAGGGCAATATCTGCCCTTTGTAGTTAATAGAAGTCAAAAAAACATTAATATACATAACAAAATTGTATTTAGTCCCATCTGCTTTGAATATTATGACCTGGGGTATTTCTTTTAATTCTTTCGATAACTCCCTCTTGAAATTCTCTTGGTGGTTTTTTAATTCCTAAAGAAACAGAATCTGCAAAATTCATTGTTGTGAAAACTTGTTCTTCATTGGGATGATCAATTTTATATTGTTCATATTCAGAAATAGTCATAAATTTTTCTTCTATTTCTCCAGTGTCTTTATTCTTTATATCATAAATTGGCATTTAATACCCCATATTTAATTTTTGAGCCTGTTCTGTTAATAAATCCAGAATTCCTTGAGAATACCAATTTGGTACTTCTCTACTATTTATCTTTCCTGACCATTGTGCGATATGTTGTTTGCTGTTTATATAGTAATTTCTATAAGACTTTATGGAATCATTTTTGATAACATATTCTTCAGGCATAGCTGGAGTAGGTTGCGTGAATAGACCTATCTTGATATTTTTTGGATACTCAGACAGTTTCTTAACCAAACCAATTTGCTCACACTTATGAACTTTACCATAACGGTAGGTATACTCACTACATAGTTCTACTAGCAATGAGTATAGCCAATCGTAGTTAGCTTTTGAAGCACGACACCAAATAGCACTAGGATGATTGATGTGAGTAGCTGCATATAAAATATTGTCACGATCATCAGAAAGTTTCCATTTTTTTACATTACGCCAACGAACAGGAAATGATCCAGCAACTGCACGTTTTTCTACTGAATCAACACCATCAAGAACACGATGAGCAGTAGATAAAAGTTGACAATACTCAAGAATCATCTTGATGCAGTGTTTGTCGTTGTGCATTTGAGCGCAAACTTTATAATTGTGGTCAAGATAAAATATATTCACAAAAACTCCACTTGTCGATTGTAAGAGCATATAGTATACGAGTTTTTCTACATCAAGTCAACACTTTTAATCTAAAATTTAAAAATAAATGTCAATAAAATTTTATCTTTCTAGATATAGCTTGTGCGTATTGTTCAGCAACCTCAGACCCTTTAGATTTTTCATCAAACTTAAACATCTTAGCATATCCAAATTTTTGAATTGTTGGAAGTTGTTTATTAAGTCTATCTCCAATATCAGTTCTATATTGTGGAGAATTTCCAACTTCAATATTTTTTAAAATTTTATAAACTTTTTCTTTAGCTTCTGAAACAGTATCTCCACATGCAGTAGCAGTTAGAATATAATTTCCAGCAGTAACCCAACCATCAACTTCCTTTATTTTACCATCTGAAATTTTTAAAGTCTTTCCTATCTTAACTTCTGAAGGGTGAATATCATTCATATTAACCTTATCTAACTTAATAGGATAATCTTGTTCTTCGTAATAATCATCTGCTTTTTTAGGGTAAGATCCATTAGAAAGAACAACACCTATACATACTTTATTATCCTTAACTTTTAAAGTATCCTTTCCTTTAATAAGATCTAACATCCATTCTGCAGGATCTCCTATATGTAATGCTTGTTGTATTTGCCATAATGGATATCCAAATCTTGAAGTAAATTCTAATGGATAAGGAGTTCCTGTTTTTTCGTCAATAATACAAGCAACATCAATATAACCACAATAATTTTTTGATTTTAAATAAGGAATCAAAGGAGTTAGTAATTCTTCAGCTAGTTTAGATTTTTGAACATATCCTATTACAGTTCCTTGTTCTCCTGTATTTACTCCTAAATCTCCATTTAAATATTTTTTAAATTCAAAATTCTCTAAGTAGTATTTAGAAAATCCTCCTGGTCCATAAAAACCACCAACAGCCATTTCAATACCAGGTTTAAATTCTTGTAAAATAAATGATTGTTTCTTTCCTTTTTCTTTCCATTTTTGTAGCATGAATATCATATCTTCAGCAGATTTAGAAACATATGATAATGATTTATCTGTTTCCTCTCCACAAGGTTTTGAAACCCAACGTTTATCTAGATTCTTTTTAACAAAGTTTATTCCAGAATCATAATCATTAAATGGACCTTCATAGGGCATAGTTTCTATACCATATTTTTTAAATAAATCTTGCCCATAATTTCTATCTAATTCACATTTAGAAATATCATCATCAATACCAAATATTGGATATCCTTTGTTTCTATAATTCTTCATTTCTTCCATTAAAATTATATTATCACAAAGAACAATTAAATCAGCCCAATCCATATATGGTTTATATTCATTTACTTTAGAAACAATACCATCTCCATATGTTGATATTATTCCTTTTTTTGGATTCATTGCTATGTGATATTTAACATCATGTTTGTTTAATTTACATCTCCATGCAAAATCCAAACAAAATCCTTCCGAATCTATTACTAGAATTTTCATCTAAATTCCTTTATAAAATAATAGTATTTATCTTTATACAGATTTTAATAAGTTTAAAATAATTCTTATAATCTAAGTCTATATCTAATAAAAAAGTTCTTGACTTTTTTTCTATCCTGTGTTACTATTACTCTGTAGTCGGATGATAATTAAATATAAATTACTTCTGATCCTTGATTAATCATAACTATATTAGATACAACAAAATTAGTTAAATCTTTATTTGATCTAATATAAGATAAAATATCATTTAAATTATCAGATACAAAAAATATAGTCTTTGATTGAACATCATTTGGTTCATTGAAATTTGTTAAAACAATTTCATAAATATTTTTCATAAACACCTCTTTTGAAATAAAATATATAGATACTTATATGGTGAAAATAAAACAAATTATAAATAATTATTTTAAGGATGACATAAATGGCTAACGAATATATACCTGATGAAAATGATAAAAAACGTTATGAAGAGGAAATTAAAAAAACTGCTGAATTTTTCAATAGAAAACCAGCAAGACAAGGATCTAATCAAGATCTTGATAAAATTAATGTAATTAAAACTGATAATAAAGATAACTGAGTATGGCTAAAACATATCGTAAAGAACCTTCTGATAAATTCAAAAAACCAAAAGTAAAAATTTCACAAAAAGATTCTTATAAGAAAAATAAGAAATCATTCGTAGAGAATTATGAAAAATTTGATGATTTATCTACTAGAAAAGTTGCTTAAATAGTATAAGATTATATTATAAAGGGAGCTTTTTCACTCCCTTTATAGTATTTTTAATAATTTCTTGATGCTCTTTGTCTTCTTTGCCAATAATGATTGGCAACATCATCTGTAAATCCATAATCTGACATTACTGGATATTGTTTACCTGTATGTGGATGAGTCCAAATTCCCATATTTCTAATTGAAATATCTCCTGGATGAAATCCATTAGTAAACATCATATCAGCAACTTTATTAACGAATGGATGTTGCATAGTTTTTTCATGCAAACTATCAGTATGAGAGCGTGGAGTAAATCCATCTAAGCCATTAGCATCTTTATGTTCTTTATTTAATGCATTATACATATCATCAAATTTAAGTCCTTTTGGATGAGATTCTGATACTGTTAATTTTTGAAAATCAGATTTTTTCATTGGAGATACATGACCCATTTCTAAATGATGATGGTCAGGATGTCTGTTAAAAACAGGTGCTAATACTCCATCTGGATTTGTTGAATATGATCCATCATGATTTTCTGATAACATACCAAAATTGTTAGATATAACATGATCTGACTCTGTTGAGTTTTGATGTTCACCTAATAATCTTTCATCATTTCTTCTGAATTTATCTAATCTACCAGGAAATGCTATTTTTACAACTGTTTTAGCTTTAGTAGGAATTCCATCTAAAGTAATATTTTTAGGATCTTTTGGGAAGAAAACTGCTCTAGAAGAACCTTTTTTAGGTTTACTATTTTCTAATCCAGTATCTTCTCCCCTAGATAATAATTCTCTAGCTTTTTTAGTAAAATTATTTAGTTTAGTAACAGCAGGATCAAATTTAGATGCAGTCCAAGGATTTTTTTCTAATCTTTTAGTTCTTTCTTCTTCACTTTCACTTGGCACATCTAATATAGATTGAAGTTCATTATGAATTTCTTCATCTATTATATAATAATTATTTTTATAAAATTCTTTAAATGATTTCATTTTAATACTCTATTACAGATGCTTTTATTTTTTTTCTTTTTTGAATTCCATATGTGGCTCTAGTATTTCCAGCTAACAAATGTTCATGACCAGTTTCTCTATGCTTTAGAATAATTGGAGTTTCTACCGATCTTGATTTTTTAAATATGTTTGAAACTCTTTTTTGTTTCTGTTTATTCAATTGTTTAAAAGCTCCTTTATCCGCAGCATCAGTATTATCCACATTTTTAATTTTGTTTTGATTATAATTTATAACTTTTGCTTTGGATAACGAAGATTTAAACTTTTTTGGATCAGATAAACGTTTCAGTTGTTTGTTTACATGAGCATGTGAACTACTACCAACTTGAAATCCAATCTCACTTTGTTCTTTGTTCGGTTTTGGTTTTACCCAATAAATTTCTGATATATACTCTTTAAATGTTTTCATCAGCAATTCCATTTTCTCAAAGATTTATTAATTCTAGAATTTGGATCTCTCGCAGTTTCAGCAGAAGTTAATTTCTTCTTCATACCCCTCATTCTTTTACAAAATGATAATCTTCTCTTTGCTGCTTTACTTCCTTTTTTTAATTTAGATGGAGGAGTAGTTACAGCAGTTTGTAAGTTAGAACCTGGATTCTCTCTACGATAAGATTCTACACCTTTTTTATTAAGACCACCTTCAGGATTTTTTCCTTCTTTTCTTTGCCATGCGGCAGTTTCATCTAAATCAACTTCTTCTGGAACACAATTAGGAACCATCTTTCCGTTTTTCTTTTTTAATCCTATTGCAGTATATCCTTTCCAACAAGATTTTTTTAATTCCCCTGTTGGTTCTTTTATCTCAGACATAAATTTTGTGAATGTTTTCATTTTCTTTTCTCTTATTTAAAATTTGCTTGCCATTGAGTGTTATTTGAAAAAAATCTTAAAACTTTTAATTCTTCCCCACCATAATAGTTAAAAGAATGAGGAGTATTTGAATATATCTCAATATAATCCCCTCTATTACATATTATTTTTATATTATTTATAATAAATTCTGCTTCTCCAGATAAAAATAATCTAGTTTCAAAATCATCATGAGTATGTGTATTAATAGTTATTGGTTCAATAGAATTAAATATATCATTATTTGGATATATTGTTTTTAATTTTGATAAAAATAAAGAAAAACTTTCTTCGTTTTCTATATCTATTTTTTGTTTTTTAAAAAGATTATTCATTATTTTATATAAGGAACAACATTTTTTTCCCAATAACTTTTAGTTCCAATTTTATTCATAACTTTTTCTTCTGGACGTTCTTGTTTAATTTTATCGGTAACTTTTCCCCAATCTTTAGATCTTTGTTTTGATTTTTCTACATCAAATCCTTTATAGTCATCACCAACCCATTGCCATTTATGATGCCAAATTTGGGGGTCTTTTTTCTGTTTAGTTATAGTTATTGATCCATCAGGTTTAACTTTATGTGACTCTCCAGAAATAGGTTCATCAGATTCATCGAAATCAGGAGAATGTATAAATGAAAATGTTCCTTCTTTCTTATTATGTTTTACTACATTATATCTATTTCTATGTTCTGAATTTAATTTAGATTTTGCTTTTTCTAATCCTTCTTGATCTGATATTAAATTTTCATAATCTCTATGAATATAATGTTCTCCACCAATAACTTTACCTATTTTTCTTTCTTCATATATAAATTCTTTAAAAGATTTCATTTTTGTCTCACTATAATATTTTGTCCTTTAACTTCTATATGATGACTATCTTCAGGGAAAACTTTTTTAACTTCTTCAATATAAGAAGATGTTGGTCTATGTTCTTGCCAAGAACTTCCTCTTCCTTTATCGGCTTTAGTTATTCTTCCATTACCTTTTTTATCTCCTTCATATACTGTAAAATGTACTATACCAGATTTTGGTTTCATGAAAAATTTTGCAGCTTTCATAGCTTCAATTCTATGTTCTGGTTCTTTTATTACATTTAATACATTATGCATTCCAACATAGTCAGAGTTCCCTTTAGCTTTTTTATGAACTTCTTTATTATGTTCTTCTGATCTATTAAAAGGATCATGAACATGAAGCTCAGACCCTTCTACTGAATTTTCTACATGAGATTTTCCAGCATCATATCTTCCACCACCATGATCTACATTTGTACTATTTGGTTTGATTAATCCTTTAGAAACTGCATATTTTAACCCAGCAGAAACTTGATTTAATGATGTGTCTGCACTGGTATGTTCTTGAGTTTCATCTAAAAATTCTTTAAAAGTTAACATTTTATCTCCAACAATAGTTTTTTAATATTTATATAAAAAAATAGTTGACAAGAACATTTTTTTGTGGTATAAATATAGTTGTGAAATGAATTGAATGGACTCTTTCGTAGAAAAGGACTTTGTTTATAAAACACAAGAGGTAATGATATGGCTACTTTAGCTAAAGATGTTAAAATTGTTGCAGATGCACCACTACTCAATAAGTCTTGGTTGACATTTGCATTCGGTATCTATACTGTATTTTACATATGGGTACGTTGGTATGAAGGTGTATATGGTTGGTCTGCTGGACTAGATTCATTTGCACCAGAGTTTGAAACTTACTGGATGAATTTCCTATATACTGAAATTGTTTTAGAAGTTTCTACGGCTTCTATTCTTTGGGGTTATATTTGGAAATCAAGGGATCGTAACCTTGCTGCAATTACTCCAAGGGAAGAACTTCGTCGTAATATGACTCACTTAGTCTGGTTATTTGCTTATGCAAATGCTATTTATTGGGGAGCCTCTTATTTCACCGAACAAGACGGAACTTGGCATCAAACTATTGTTCGTGATACTGACTTTACACCAAGTCATATTATTGAATTTTACTTGACTTACCCAATCTACATCATCACTGGATTTGCTGCATTCCTATATGCTAAGACAAGACTTCCTTATTTTGCTGAAGGTCTAAGTCTTCCTTATCTAGTAACTGTTGTAGGTCCATTTATGATTCTACCAAACGTAGGTCTAAATGAATGGGGTCATACCTTCTGGTTCATGGAGGAACTTTTTGTTGCCCCTTTGCACTATGGGTTCGTGTTCTTTGGTTGGCTTGCTTTGGCTATTGCTGGTGTATTGCTACAGGTGTTCTCATCTTTTGCTGGTCTGATTGGAGATCAAATTGTTGAGTCTGTAGACAAAGGATTGGTAGCTAAGTAAAAAGTTACTTTAAAGTAACGAAAGGGGGCTTCGGTCCCCTTTTTTATTGCTTTACTTTTGGTAAAAAATGATGTATACTAAATACAAGTAAGAAGGATAGACCTTCTTATGTCAATAAAACATAGGAGTTATGTTATGAATAAAAAATACGATATCATCGTCTTTATTGGACGATTCCAACCCGTTCACAATGCCCACTTAGAAATTATTAAAAAAGCCTCTGAAATTGCTGAAAAAGTAGTTTTGATTGTTGGATCAGCTTTTCAGCCAAGAACTTATAAAAATCCTTTTACTGAACATGATAGGATTGTTATGGTTGATATGGTTTGTACAGAAAATAATATAAGAAAAAATGTTTGTATTGATTATATCTCCGATTCAATTTATAATGATCAAGCTTGGGCAATCAAAGTTCAACAAATTGTTGATGGTTATATAACAAAAAGTAATCCAAAAATTGGTATTATTGGTCATGATAAAGATGAAAGCACTTTTTATCTTAGTATGTTTCCTCAATGGGAACGAGTTCATGTTGATCTAATTGAATCCCTTCATTCTACGGATATTAGAGATCTTTATTTCCGTAAAGATGCTAATATGAATTTCATTAAAGGAGTAGTTCCTAGTTCAATCTTTAAGTTCCTAGAACATTTCAAGACTGAAGAGGAATACAATCAAATCATAAAAGAAAGAGAATTTATTAAAACTTATAAGAAACAATATGAATGCTTACCTTATCCTCCTGTATTTGTTACAACTGATACAATAGTAGTTCAATCTGGTCATGTTCTTATGATTAAACGTAAATCAGAACCAGGAAAAGGACTTTGGGCTTTACCTGGAGGATTTCTAGATGCAAATAAAGATAAAAGTATGGTTTCTTGTGCTATTAGGGAATTAAAAGAAGAAACTGGAATTAAGGTTCCTATTCCAGTTTTGCTAGGTAGTATTAAATCTAATAAAGTATTTGATGCTATTAATAGATCAGCAAGAGGAAGAACTATTACTCATGCATATTATATTCAACTTCCTGATGGAGAACTTCCTAAAGTAAAAGGTCAAGATGATGCAGAAAAGGCTTCTTGGATTCCTATTGCACGTTTAGATTCTAGTGAAGTTTTTGAAGATCATTACGAAATAATTTCCAATTTTGTAGGAGCATAAAGAGGAACAATATGAGTCGCACAAATAGAGATAGTAATCGTCGTTCTGGGCAACGCGCTAAACGTGAATATCAGTTTGCTTGTCGGAATAATGCTTCAAAAGAAGAGATTTATAATGCTCTTGTTAATTGGA